GCGTGATTCCCCACCGCCCTGAAGGACGGTGTACCCTCACGCCAAAACGATGGCAATAGCCGAAAACGAAGCTTCCAGCGACAATGAGGCCCAAATGGCGTTCGAGCGGGCACAGAAACTCATCAACGAATATCGTATCGAAGACTGGAAACGCGACCGCACCCGCACGAACAAGCCAATCATCGAACGTGGCGTGAACGTAAGCAAAACCACCATCTACCATCAGCAAGGCTACCTTGCGACCATCATCGCCCAAGCTAACGAATGCCGCGCCTACATTCACGAAAGCCGGTGTGGCGGAAGGATTGAGGAACGTGCCGTCATGTTCGTAGGCGAGGAGGACGATGTGAACGCCGCAGTCCTTCTCTTCCAAAGCATCGACCTATACTGCTCAGTCCACGCCCGCACTAGCTACGCGGACATGATTGACCAGCACGCCAAAGCGTACTATGAGGACAACAAGGAATACGTCGAAACGCATTACGGACGTGAATCCTATCCGACGCTGACGGAATGCAAACAGTACATGCGTCGTGATTATCCACGCGCGAAGTTCTACTATGGTTATCGCAACGGGTTCAATGTTCGTTTGAGCGAACGTTTCGAGGAGCTTCGCAAGCAGAGTCTCGCCATTCCTTCCGGTCGTGAGCTGGTGTCATGCAAGAGTCAGCGTCTGAACGAGTATTTTGACAATCTTGAGCTGGTGTCGGGTCGTGCGGCCACTGCTCGTGGTAGCAAGGATGGTTTTGCCCGTGGTGTGAGTGACGCGAACAATGTGGGTTTGGGTTTGTCTGAAATGGGTGTTTCGTCCCATGCTTTGCTGAATGCCTGACTTTTCGGCCCGCTTCCTTGTTTTGGGGAGTGGGCTGTTTTTGTTTTTCCGCCAGATATAGTATACTGGGATTGTTCACACAAAAGATAGATTCCAACAAGGAGTAACAAAAAATGATTAACACAATCGTCAACCTCAAAATCACCAAGCTACGCGAACTCTCCACACTGTCAGTGGATAGGGAATATCTCACGGTAGACTACTTGGACGAGAACGGCGAAGAACAGCGAATCGAAAAACTCACCCACGAGGAAGACCTTGGCGAATACAATGTCAAGACCGACCTTTGGGTGGACATTCTCGAAGATTGGCGGCTTACCAAGCCGATTCCAGTACCCTCTGCCGAAAAGGAGGACTGGAAACTGCTGGAAGACTATCTTTGGAACCTCTCCGACTCGCGATATCAGGAACTTTTGGACAATCGCAACAAATTATACGAAGCCGACGACGTGGCGAACATCCTCCGCAACATCAGCCGTCTCAGCGACGTAGGACGAGCCACGTTGAACGAACTGCTGGACAATGGTTCCAAGGATGTGGAGGACAAGTATGAGGAACAGTGGAACCGTATCGTTCCGCTCCGTCAGGCGGACGGCGACGAAGAATAGGAAGTGAGAAAAATGAAGGCACGAGACGTTAGCTTCTTCAAGAAGAACGCTTGGAAGGGCACGTATTCCAGCATCCTCACCATTCCGGTTGAATCGTTGGCCGACAAGTGTTTCGGCGCTTGGCTGGATATAGAGGACACGAATTTTGCGGAAGCGACACTACCGAACGAGAAGCTTGCCGGACGGTTCCGCGAGCTGGTCGATTCCGACGTCGAACAGGCGGAATGGGATAGATTCTACGCTTCCGTTGGCAAGGCTTTTCCGCCATGTCGGTAGATGAACTGGCGTCCAAGTTCATTGAGCTGAACGACCCTGCGACTATCCGTCGTGTTCTTTGGGGTTACGGGGACAAATGGTATCTCGATTCCGATTGCGATTATGAGTTCTGACCGTCGGGTTTTAGCGCCTCTCCCTTGGGTGGGTGGGGGCGCTTTTTGTTTGGCGTGTCGTGCCCCACTATGATATATACTGGAATTATTCACACAAACAAGGGTTCGCCCCATACAGAACAAGGAAAAAGAATGTACTCGAAAATCAGCGAAGACACCTACCGGAAACTCATTGACAAGCTTGTCAAAATCCCATACGTGACCGGCGCACACGCCACCCACGCCATCTTCGGAGACGGAATCGAAGTCGCATTCCAATGCCCATACATGGGCAAGATGTTCGAATACTATCTTGTGGCAGACTCGCAACATAACGGCAGACGTTCCTACCGTTGGAGTGGAGGAGTATACACGGTTTCGGTCGAGCATTGGACTTTCGACGACGGGGAATACACTCCCGTGGATTTGCCGTCGCACAAGCTGGAATCGTTGGATGTTGACGGACTGTATGACGCGATTGTGTCCGATTTAGACAAGGCCATGAGGGAATTGTAGAAAAACGAAAATGCGATTCACGGACGGCAAGGAAAAGCTGGAAATTGAAATCCACGAAGGTCAGCATTCTTGGGATACGACGGTAGGATTCTTCGACCATTTGACGGCTCCCATTCTGAATGGGACTCGTCAGGTGGGAAACGTTCGCACTCTACTGACGAACGTGTACAACAGGATTCTAGGCATGTCCGGCTATCCCGCACCGGAAGCCGACACTCGGGCAATCTACACCATCACCGACTTGGCTGGTAACATTGTCAGGGAAGGTTCTTTCGCTTCGTCCGACAATCCGGACAACATGTATTGCAGCGGTTGCGGTTGTCTGCTAACCGACGAAAACGAGAATCCGTGCGGGGACACCGGTTGGTGCGATGACTGCTACTGAAAGTAGAAAAAAAATGAGCAACCACGACTGGATTAACACCGGCAATGCCAACAAGAACAACACTCACAGGGAAAACCGTTCCACTCACATCGAATGGGATGCAGGTAGCGCTTGGAATCCGCAAGCCAAGAAACGAAACGAATATGGCAGACGCAACACCGACTTGTGCGACGAATAAAAGTCGGTAAAAAAGTCTATTATTGAGCGCGATTGCGCTGGTGTTTCAGACAAAGTTCTGAAGCCTCGCGAAATCGAATAATAAGCTAAGAATGCCTGTGGAAAATCGTTGCCCACAGGCTTTTTCTTTTCAATTTTTGGAAGGAGCACGAATGCCCCACTATCTTTTGGATGCAGCCAATAATGCGACGGAACTTCCCTTCGCAGACTTAGACTCCGTCCAGTCGATTCTGAACACCATGCCTACTCTGGCTCCGGAAGCACCCGTATTGGCTTGCGAAATTTTGGACGCGTGGGCAGAGGATTGCAGGATTCTGCGCCGCCGTCCGAAACTGGTGTTGTTGAATGTTGAGGAGCCGGAATTCTAAGTGTGGGAAGGTGGTTTTTCGTTCTTTGCATTACCCCTGTTGTGTTAGAGTGAGATAGCCCACACCAAAAAAGGAAAACCAATGGCCTTAAAAGAACTTCCCTATCAAGACGGAATCAACTGGAAAGAATTCGAAGGCAAGTCCGCGATATTCAAATGGAACGGCAAACCCATGGCCGGAACCCTCTACTTGGACGGTTTCAGCAATCTCGCAGTTCGTGAACTGTCCGGTTACATGCCGGTCTTATATATTTGGCCGGATGATACGAGTCATGTCAACGTCGAGCGTGTGACGGATTTTCATGTGTTCGAGTTCGTTGAGGATTAGTGTAGTTCGGGACGCTGGCACTGCGGCTTCTATTCCCATTCCGGGGACAATCCGAACGTATTATCCCGGCTTCGATATTTGGTTCGACCGCACGGTTCTCCCCTCATTGGGGGAAGACCGTGTGATTCTTTTAGCCTATATAGACGGTGAGTTGGCGGGGTTTTGCGTTCTCAAGAGAAATCCGTCTGAACGGAAGATTTGCACTTTGTATGTCTACGAGGGTTTTCGGAGTCGAGGGGTTGGTTCCACGCTGGTCGAATATGCATTGAAATCGCTGGATGAACGGTTCCCTCTGGTGACAGTGCCGGAAGAGTTGTTGCCGATGTATGAGGGTTTCTTCCGTCGTTTTGATTTTCGTCTGTCCGGCTCTCGTGTGGGTTTGTATCGGGTTGGGAAGAGGGAGTTCTTTTTTAACGGGACGCTGGCTTAGGTTTGCGTGTTGCGTTTTTCTACCCCCTTGTGTTATAGTGGGATTGTTCACAACAAAAACAAAGACAAAACCCAAAAAGGAGGACGCATTGAATCAAGCAACTAAATTCGGCAAACGAATCCTCTTCGATGACCACCCAACTCGCGCGGTATTCGACACCAAGGAACTGCCAACATATGACTCCTATGCGCTCTACCGCGTATGCCTTCGTTCTTGGCAACGGCATTCCTGCCGACCGGGAACCGAGGATACTCCCATGTTCGACGTGATATGCCCGGCAAGATGGTGCCGTTGGATTGCTCACGTCAGCATTCTGAACTATTTGGACGGCATAAGCTGGTTGGCTTGGCCGGTGGAAGGTGGTGTCAGTTGGCGGCATAGGACAATCGACCCTTATTCCGTCCACTATTCCGCCGATACCCATATTCCGGTAATCGACTTGCGCGAAAGCGAAGAATAGGAGAGAACATGTCCGACAATCAGAACACGCCTCGATTCTCGACCATAGGCGTCACCTACACGAAGCATCAGAACAATGCGGCGCTTAGCATGAGTTCCGCCGAAGATTCGACCATGCACCGACTGGGGTTCACCGACCACCGTGAGGGGTATTGGTACCTCTGCCGTTCAGTCTCCCCCGACCATGACATGACATTGAATGTCGAGATTGCCAAGGACGGTAGCGACTGGCAGATTGACGTGTTGGACGAGAACTTCTGCCAACCCTACGACTACCAGTATTTACTCAACGTGAACCCGACGTTGGATTATCCCAACAAGGTGGCTGACGAATGCGAGAAATGGTTCCGGAAACTATCCGAATGGGGTTTGCTACACGGCTGGCATGAGGGAATGTACGTCTGAAAAAACAGAAAGGAAAAACAAAAAAATGAGCATTCTCGACGAAGAACTGGAAGAACGGTATCCCATCGAGGAAGGAGACTTCATCACGCTCACACGGGAGCAGTTGGCGTTGCAGTTGCGTCGCGCATACAAGGCGGGTGCGACCCGCGACTATAAGCGCACTCCGCACGGGCATACGGAACTGTTGAAGATTATCGGAACCCTCCAAGACTCCCACCTATTGCCTGACGGCACGGACTTCGAGGATGTCGTGAGAACGGTTCTGGACGGGCGTGTCAAGGCCATCACCAAATAGGCGTTATACTAGAAACGTCCACACATTCACTTACCCGAGGAGACCACACTATGAGCTGGGACAGATACCAGAGTCGAGACCCCAGAAGAATCGACCCAATGAAGACACCACTCTACGATTACGTGGTCTTGGATACCGAAACCACCGGTTTCAAACCTGAAAACGGGGCTAAACTCATTGAAATCGGAGCCGTGAAAATCCATGACGGAAAACTCGTGGACCGATACGAGCAACTGATTGACCCACACCAGCCAATCCCCGAATACATCACCTCGCTCACCGGAATCAACGACAGCATGGTCGTCGGACAACCCGACGTAAGCCAAGCCATCATCCGATTCGACAAGTGGCTTGGCCCGCGAACCATCATCATGGCGCATAACGCGTCATTCGATTTGAGTTTCTTGGACGCGGCCATGCAAACCGTGAACGGCGGCATGTTCTTCTTCCCCCACCGGTTTGTGGACACGTTGGAAATGAGCCGGAAAATCCATCCCGAAAAGCCAAGCCATAAGGTGTCCGTGCTTATCCGCGATTATGGTATCGGTGACGTGGAAGAGCATCGTGCCTTGTCCGACGCAACTCAGGAGAACATGCTGTATGAAGCCATGCGCAGAGAGGAATTTGGCCACTAAATGGGATACGAGGACATGTTCAGTCCCGAATGCAGGGACTATCTGAAATCACGCAAGCCGTCGCAACGGGAGCGGGAAATAGTGAAGCTTGAGAAACAAGCCGACAATAAGCACGACATATACGGAAACAAAAGCCTCTATGAGGTTTCCGGAGAGGTTGCTGCCATCTACGAAAGCCAGAAGGCGTTGCGATTGCGGCTGGACAGCATCGAGGAAAAACTGGACAGACTGTTGGAAACCAGAGAGGAACGGCTGTGAAAAATCTGCTCACCTGCCCCTGTTGCGGTGGAACCCCGAAATTCAGATATCAGGCCAAAACCGAAATACACGGAATGTGGGACGGGTCTCCGGTCTACCGGCCTAAAGGCTGGGAATACTCCCATCTATGTCCAGCTGAACGCGATTTGCAGACGGCTGGAGGAAACGGATTCGCAACACTGCACGAGGCGGAACGCGACTGGCAGTACAAGGTGGGAAGCTTCCTGCGGAACCCGATGAACAGTTTCCAACCATTCATCGAAACCGGCGCTGAACTACTGACCGAATTGGATGATTGTCTCGTCGGAGAACGATTGCACCTTGGAGACAAAGTAACATTAAGTCGGCGCTCTACGACTGTTCGTGGTGTAGTGCAGTTCATCCAGCGGACTGCCGTCGGGGAAATCAGTATCATTCTCCGCGATACAGATACCATTAAGTTCGTGATTTACACTCCGGTCAGGGAGCGCCGAAAGTACATGTTCTCTTATCATGTCGAAAGGCGGTTTCATTGGACAAAAAAGCCGAAAGGCTTCTCTGTGACGCGTACCATCGTGGGCGCTTAGCGGAGGTTGACGAAAACAATCAAGACTCGGCTGTGTTCCTCATCGACGGTGGGTATGCAGACCATTGGCGTACTCTGTTGGGACACGAGGCCATCAGGCTGACCGACCATGGGCTTGGTGCCGCACGGAGATTGGAGTCGGATTACTGAGTTCTTAGCGTTTTCCAAATCTCTATTGTTATAGTGGAACAGTGGGCATAATACCGTGCTCGCTGTTTTTCTTTTTTAGGAGAAGTCGGAATGTCCCAGCACGACGATAAGCACCGCAAGAGCAAGAAAATCGTGGTTATCGAGAAGGTGCGCGACAAATATGGTTCCGTCATCGCTTTGAAGGTCGTATTGTATCGTCGGCATGATACTGAGAATGGGAAGGTTTGGGATATGAAGCGTTCTCATACGTTCAGTGCGGCTTTCAGCCGTCGTGCTTGTAGGGAACAAGCGAAGACGTTGGCTCGTCAGTGGGCTGATAAGTATGGTGCGAAGGTTGTGAAGAGGGGGTAGTTGTCCTCTTTGATAGTTTATGTTATACTGGGGGCGTTCACATAAAGCCCAGTTGAAAAAGGAGAACACCATGCAGAACATCAACCTCTACAGACTGATGTCCGAACTGTACGCCCGTCCCGAAGTCGAGGACGCTGACATCGTGAGCTGCATGTACGAGGACGATACCCTTAAAACGGTCATGCGCAACGGCTTGGTCGTCGCCATCGGCGTGCAAGACGAATATCCAGCGGTCGCACTGTACACCATATACGCCAACGACGAGGACTGCCGAAACAAGGAGCCTCTGACCGAAGGCTTGAACTACGACTTCGAAGACGACCACGACTACAAGGACGGCGTGGAAGCCATCATCAAGGAGGCGTGCTGACCCATGGACACCATCATCTTCGTCAAAGACCGCAACTGGCCCGGCACGGACAGCCGCATCTATGAGATTTCCACGGCTGATTTGGGCGCAATCTGCGTGGCCGATTGGTCGTCGCTGACGGACGGACAGTTCTCAGGCGACGTGCTCCCCGACGAGGGGCTGCGCGAACGGTATTTCACATTGTACGAACGCGAGGACGACGACCAAGCCGACTGGGACGCGTTCATCGACGACCTCTGGCAGACCGCCGATGACATGGGCTTGGAGGGGCTGGCTGACTGGTTTGTCGAACTGAACGACCCCACCACCATCAAGGCCCGCTACTGGATTCACGACGGCATCGAATACTTGGACGCCGCGCACACCATGCCAAGGGACGAAATGTGACCGGTTTGGCGGCGCAAGCCCCGTCTTTTAAGACTGGGGTGAGCCGCTTTTTTAGTTGATTAATCACCGTTTTTGTGTTAAGGTTTATAGTATGAGCCAGAAGGTACGAATCATCAAAGTCAGGCATGCGGGCGCGTCCGTGTACCTTGGCGACGATTCATGCCGCAACCACTGCTGGACGCGCAATCCCGAACGCATCATGGACTGGCTGTGCGATGGTTGGCGTACCCGTTTCAACCAGCATCGGGAGCATCGGACAATCCGCCGTTACATGGAGGACATGGAATCCCATGAGCGCATGTGGGTGGACGTCCCGTTGGGTGGAGCGACCGCCGGGGAGCCTTTCAAGGACAGTGAGGCTCGAATCCGGTGTTCTTGGCTCGCATGCATCCCCTCCGCTATTCTCGCCAGTCCTATGCGCGTGGAGAATTCGGAATGGTATGCCGCGTTGAAGCGCAAGAAGATTAATGGCGGTCGTGTTCCGGGGTTCAAGTCCCGCAAACGAGACCCCCAGTATTTCGTATGCTGGCGCAACCAGAACAAGACCGGCAACGCCATCTACCATCAGGTGTCACGTAAGCGCGGCGTGGTCGTCACACCGGAACCGTGAAAAAGGAATTCCGCAAGCCGGACGAAACGGGATGCCGTTGGACGCTCTCCATCCACGTGCGCGTCAGCCAACCCGTCAGGGATTACACGAGCGTGGCGGTGAATTGGACAGAACGCACTCTGGCGTTCACCAACGAACCATCGCCCATCCGACGGAATACCACCGGCAAGCAGACCGGTATCGACCGTGGCTGCGTACACACATTGGCCTTGTCGAATGGAACCATGCTGGACATGCCGCAACCGTCCGAACGGGAGAAGCGAGAGTATCTACGTCTGCAACGCAAGCTCGCCCGACAAGACACGACCAACAGCCGACGTGGCGGGAAAACCGCGAAGTTCCAGTCGAAACGACGCAAACTCACATTGAAGCGCATGAGTTCGATACGCCGTCACATCAACAACCGCAAGGACGATTGGGTTGCGAAGACCACGACCCGACTGGTCGAAGACTACGACCTTATCGCCTTGGAAGCGTTGAGTCCCCGGCAAATGACCCGCAAGCCGAAACCGAAACAGGACACCAGCCATAAGGGACGCTACCTGCGCAACGGCTCGGCGGCCAAAGCGGGATTGAACCGCAGTATCCTCAGCAACCGTTGGACGGACATCCTGAACAAACTCGAATACAAGACCCGTCTCGCCGGAACCCAGCTCATACTGGTCAACCCGGCGTACACGTCCCAGACCTGCAACCGTTGCGGACATGTCGCAAAGGAGAACCGTGAGAGCCAAGCGGTCTTCCAATGCGTCAACTGCGGTTTCAAGGACAATGCGGACATCAACGCGGCCAAGAACATCCTCGACCGCGCGATACACACAACCGGCATGGACGATGCCGAGGGCGTGGAGGGACACGCTTCCCGCGAAACCTGTGTTTCACGGGAAGGTTCCATTGAAACGCCAACCCCTGCCACACATGTGGGAAGACTCTCCGAATAGGGGATTGTCTCACATGCGACAGGAATCCCCCGACTTCAGCCGAGGGGAGGAAGTCAACATTGACATATATGAGCCGTGTCGTTGTTTCGCGTGGGGTCAGCATGGATGGCGTGGTTCACATGAGATGGAATTCGTATCCCAATGCCTCCGCATGGTTTCGGATGAACCTGCTTTTAGACCTCGCTCGCGGCTACATGCTGAAAGCGGACAACATCACGAAATCGTGGACACATCTTCGCAGGAATCTCGACGGTCGGAATGTCGAAATGCCCCTCCCCGACAAACTGGCCGGAAGGAAAGCGGAATACGAGGATGCAGCCAACCGGCTACGCGACCTTATCAAAGCCGACCCGATTGCAATGGATTTATCCCCTTACGAATGCGAACGTCTTAAAAGGTTCCTCCGCGACCCGCAGAAGGAACGTCTTCTGGAGTATGACCCAGACGACCCGTTTTATCGGGATATGTTCAACAGGAGCTTGATTGACTGCGAGGGACTGACCGAACTGGGACGGAAGGCCATGGAACACTACGTTGCGTCGGCCTGACCGTCACGTCCATGGTCGGACAATCCGCGCGAATACGCGGCCTCCCGTTCGCTGAGAACCTGTTCTCGTTAACGCGAAGCGCGGGACGCATTCGATGGACGAAAAATACATCAACCAAACAACAAGGAAAGGAAGCATACCATGCTGTTCAAGCTCGAAATAGGAGACTACTCCGAAGACGGTTACGGAGTCCACGAGCCGGTAATCTACGAGACGAACTACGATGTCGCCGCCATCGCGGAAGGATACAAGAAGAGTTGCAAGAAATACGGCATCCAGTTCAACCGTGGCGACAACGACTTCACGGGACTGGGGTTGAAATGCTGGGACAAACGCGCCCTCTGGTCGAACCCCAGCATGGGCGCGAACTGGCTCGACGAAAAGATGCACGACCTGCTGACGCATACCGGCGTCGTGCCCGAGGAAGACATGATGCCGTCCTTGTTGTCCGAAAGCAAATACCTCGCCAATTACGATAGCGAGTCCGACGAGTACGCCAACGCCATCATGCGGTTCATCGCCCTCTCCATGCCCGATGACTTCACTTACAGGATTCAGGAGCCTGAGAACATTCCATGCCTGAACGACACGCTGGGAGTCAACCTCGGCTACGGGCTGCTGGTGCCGTAACCGTCAAGGTTGGGCAGGACAGGCGGAAAGGAGTAAGGAATGACTAAAAGACCCCTCATCGTCATTGACTGCTGGCTTACGAGGGGGTTGGTTTGTCTTCTTAACCAACTGTGTTATACTGGGGGTGTTCACATAAAAAACAGTCGGAAAAGAGACCACCATCTCGATTCGGAGCAACAACAATGCATAGCCTATACAAGACCGCAGGTAAATGCACTCTCAACCGAAACAAAGTGCGTTACCCCAACCAAAAGGAAGCCCAACTCGCGTTGGCCGTCATCAAAGGACGAGGCAATCCGAAACACACAGAGAAACGCGCATACCATTGCCCCGTCTGCCACGGATGGCATCTGACCAGCGCCGAAACCGTTAATGATACAGTCCTGTCCGGGAGCGTACTCCAGCATACAAATCCAAACGCGTTCAACACCGGCATGGAAGCGTTCAAATCCGGTTCCAGACAAGGCAGATACTCCATCAGCAAAGCAAGCCTGACCCGACGTGTGCGACACCTGCTCCACCTATTCGCAGCCAACGACATTCCGGAGGATTCGTGGGACAACCCATGGTTGTGGGCCACCCTCCGATTCCAAATCATGTGGCATGGCGGCGATGAAAAGGCGGAACAACTGCTGTCCACTTCGAAAAAGACGGTCAAAATGGCGGGCGACATGCTCGCGGAAGACAAGGAGCCGTTCCTTCGCGTGGCTGAAACCCGGAAGGAAGCACAGAAATTACAGAATACACCACTACCGGCATGGTTGGCCGTCGCACTGATGTCCGACAAGGGAAAGGGGCAGAAAGTTTGAACGAAAACGAACTGAAAGAAAGGGCCGTACACTCATTGCTCCAATCGAAGCTTGGTAAAGTCGCCCCGGCGGAAGCGTTTGTCATCGGATGGCGGAAAGGCTGGGACGAGGCTATCGACATGGCTTTGGAAATCCTTCGCAATGAACTCGATAAAGATGGCGAGAACGAATCGTGATTTGTTCCAAATACACATGCATGTTGTGTGGAAGAGTCACCGACTTGGACACCGGCTACAAGTACATCATCTCCATCGTCCAAACAGGCGGTCACGGTCGATGCTCATACGCTCGAACATTGGTCATCTGCCAGCATTGCATGCGCACGCATAAAACCGTCATGACCTTGCAACGCAAATCCTTGAATGAGGAAAACGTTCTTGAATTCCACAGGCCACCGAAAACCCGAAAAACGTCCACCAAGAAAACCAGCGGGAAGAAAGGCTGAACCGTTATGGGCACCAATGAAAAGCAGATTATCGGAGAGAACGCCAAATACGTTTCCGACACCATCCCACAGGAAACCAAGGAGGGGCTTCGCACCCATTTGAAGCCCGGATACGCCATGCCGGACGGAACCCATTATGCGACAGGCAAGGATTACACGAAGTTGATGCGCAATCTGCGCAACATCCAATACTGCGGGTGTCCGCTCTGCCACGACACGCAGTCCGGATTGGAAACCATTCTCGCCACCAGCGGCATGACCGTCCGTGAGATTGCCGAGGAAATCGCATGCGATGAATACGATTCGTATTCCGTTGACGAAATCCGCGACCTCGACCCGGAACAGTTGAAGCCAGTGGACGAGATTATCGAGGATATCAACCGTTGGAGCCACGACCAGCATGCGCTCGAACACGCTTCCTTCGGCACTGTCAGGCTTCTGTCCGTCTACTTGAACGTCAGCCTCGACCAGATGTACGATGAATTGGATTATCAGACGCTCATCTACACGCCATGGGAGGAGGACTCCCACATTCACGGCTATGTGACGGTCATCCGTTACAAGGACGGAAAGTATGAGGTGGATGTTCCGGAATGCCGCTACCAGTGCGACGAAACGTATTGGAACGCGCGTCGCAAGATGGAAGAATCCAACACTCCCCTCACGTTGGATGTTCTGCGGAGCGAACCGTGGAGCAAGGAGCATCGCACTCCCGTGGCATTGCCGGAACAGTATCGTGGCAAACAGTATCATCTGGGAGGTCATTCCAGCCTGTCAACTTTGCTGGACAAGCTGGCCTCACATGATGTTCCGGTGGACGAGAGAGTTCTTATCGCCCTCGAACTGGAGGAACAGTTCCCGTTGCGGCTGACTCCACTGTCCGAAAAGGACTGACATTTTCTAGGGAGAAGCCGATAGCAGCCTCTCCCTCTCTTAGTCAAGAAAGGAAACCCGATGGTTAGAAAAATGGTGAGCGTTCAAAAGATTGAGGGAGTGTATCCCATTGAGAACGCAGACCGTATCGAGAAGGTTCGCATTGGCGGTTGGATTGTCGTAGTAGGCAAGGACATGGGATTGAAACCCGGCGACCATGTGGCCTATTGCGAAATCGACTCCATGCTGCCCGCCGACGACCCACGCTATACGGAATTGCAGAAGCGTGGTCAGCGTACCGTTCCCGTGTCCAACACGATTACCGGCGAAGAGAAGGAAATCACCGGACACGTGCTACGTACCGCGCGACTGCGCGGAGTGTACAGTCAAGGACTAGTCATGCCGCTTTCAACGATTGGCGTACCGGAGGACACTCCCATCGGCACTGATATCACCTTACAGGCGGACGTGTGGAAGTATGAGGAACTGCCACCAGTGAAAGGCGGTGACATGGTTGGCGCTTTCAACGCGCCATGCTCCAAGTCCGACGCCACACGAGTGCAGAATCTCACCACGTATTGGGATGAAATCAGGCGGATTGCGTGGACGCCAACCGTGAAAGTGGACGGCACCAGCACCACAATCTACCGTGACATGGATGATACGGTTCACGTCTACTCTCGCAATTGGGAGTTGAAGCCGGAATGCACGAACATGCAGGTGGCGGTGAAAACCGGATTGGTTGACGCGTTGGAGAAAGGCATGGTCTGCCAGTTCGAGCTGTGCGGCCCAAGTGTCAACGGCAACAGGTTGAAGCTGGCGTCCTATCGTCCATTCGTGTTCGCCGTATGGCGTGACAACATGAAACTCGACCGTAGGGATTGGCCGAAAGCCATGCTTGACAACGCCGTCCCACTGTTAGACGAGACCGAGTGGAAGCCGACCGGCGATGTGATGGACATGATTGCCAAAGTGGATGGTCTGAGAGGCAACGTGACCCGCGACTTGTTGGACGAAGGAATCGTCTGGCATGCGAAAGCGGGCGAACGGTTGAGCGACGACCTGTACAACGAGCTTGGCAGCAACCGTTGCTTTAAAATCATCAACAACAAGTATCTGACCAAGCACGGTCTTTGATGTCGAATAGGGGTCTGGGCTTACTTTTGTGTGCAGACCCCTGTTTCGTCTTTCATATCATTCATGTCTTGTTATACTGGGGATGTTTACAAACGCCGGATGAAACAAAGAAGTGGCGAATTGAATATCTCCAACATGTCGGAAGAGACGATAGAAGAAAACCTACCCGACCTGTCCCCGCATTTGGAGGATGGGTTCAGTCTCAGACAGCTTGAAATACTCCACGACTACGCGGTGGAAGCTTTCAAGGCTGGAATCGAATACGCCAACAATACTCGAAAAGGAGCTATAGATTGACCGATAGGAAACCGTGGGTCATTTCCATTCTACCCGTCAAATGCCCCGATGACATGACCGGCATCCCTAACTATTACATTCAAATATGGGAAAAGTACGTCGGCAAGGTCAAGCCGGAAGGTGGAGACCGTGAGGATTGGATTGAAACCTGTTCCCGACTCTACTGGGGCGTCCGCAATCTAGGTGAGGACGCCATAGTCCGAGTGCATGGGAAAACCGACCTCGACTCGAAGAGGCTAATCGGATTACCGCACTTCGGACAAGTGTTGAACATGCCGCCAATCGACCAGTATGCAGACCCATCTCATGCCGACCGTTACGCCATCAATCCCAACGTGCGCATGCTCATGCATCGGAAGACGAAACTCAGTTCCATCTACGAGGATGACATCAAACATGCGTTCGCTTCTCTTATTAAGGACGGTGTCTCGTCGTTCTTCATCAAATTCATGAACCAAGCCAAACTGCTACCGAATTTGAAAATCTCCGGAACTAATCTTGACGAGCTTGAACAGCAGGTGCAGGAGTGGGGAGGTTGGGCGTTTGTTCGTGCGGATGATGACCCGAATGCTCTGCTTATTCAGGAGAATGTCGATATCCAATACGAGTATCGCATGTTCATGGTCGGCAACCAGCCTGTCTGCGGCGCTGGCAATATCGGATTGAAAACACCAATCGACAACATGCATACGAGATTCGACCCTCAAATGCAGAAGCATCGTGACGACACCACCGTTAAGAATGTTGAACTCAGACCGGAATTGGCGGAACGATACCGTGAGTTCGCCACGCGAGCCGGACGCATGTTCGCCCACTGCGGTTACGGCGCGTACACGCTCGACCTGTGTCTTATCAACGGTGAAGTGTCAATCGTGGAATTGAACGGTTTGATGAATTCCGGACTGTTCGCATTGAACATGAACGATTTGACGAGCGCGTTGCGAGTCAATTGGAAAGAGTGCCTTCCCCCGGTTCTACTCGAACCGGCTATCTAAAAAGAGAGGAATAATATTGGAAAACGGAGAAAAAGAATGCCCCTCATGTGCCAGACGTGAGGTGTCGTTATCGGATTATCCAGATTGGAGTCAATGCAACAGTTCAGCACTCCGCGATTGCGTCAATCGGCTCAACAATTACGATGCTGGAATCGTATTCGGAATGCATTTCGGAAACCCGGACTTCGTACTGGAAGGCGACCCTAATCCAGCAAAAAAGAACATTCTGTTCTTCAAAGCGGATAAAAAGTACGTTTATCTGGAAGTTGTCACTATGGAAGATGGGAACGTGCCGAAAGAGCATATTCCAATAGTCCGAATGTGCAAACCTTGCATGGCTCTTATGGGGGAATATTTTTGGAGCGAATATCTTCCGAAAGAGTTTTGGGAAGGATACGAGCAAAATGTGTTGCACACTCTGAAAAGACTGGTGGACGACCCCAGTGTCGAATCAGACGCTGACCTGATTAAGTATGCGAGAGAAATCGTCCACGGCGACATGCTCATCGACTGGTAGTGTCTGTTGGCTTGTTTTTAAACAGAGAGGGAGTATTTTTGCGACCACAATCAGAAGACACCGGGGAACTCACCACCGTCATCGACCCCGCGTCCATCACACGCATGGCGTCCAGCCGTCCGGACAACAGGGAAACCACCATGTATGGCAGACACGGCAAGCATGACAGCAAGCCGCCAAAAATCAAAAAGTCACAGGCTGATAAACTCAAACATCCCATAGAACAGGTCATGCCATTCGTCATGCTCGCCGTAAGTATTGTTTTCTTGGCTGGAACGGTACCGCTTCTCTGGTTTATGCCGGTTTCAGAACCGGAGAATATGATTGTCCGTCCTATTCTGACTGGCTTGATTGGTGTGGCGGCGGTTTCCGCCAACATTCCGGCTTGGGTGTATTTCTCCCGTTGGCGTCGAGATTCATAGAAAAGCTAAATCCGAAACATTTCCTTGTTATACTGGAAACAACCACATTCAAGCAAAAGCAAGGGAAACACATGCCTAGAACCACACTAGCCGATGTCGCATCCGACTACGTGCGCAAACACCAACACGAGCGACAATGCCGACAACTCGACTCCAACAGCCGGGTCACGCTCACGGTAATCCAAAACCAGTGGGCGAAACTCGCCGGACAGGAACCCATGACTATTTTCGACGCGCCGGAGGTCGTAATCAGAAGCATCGAAAACACGCAACGCGGACATGAACTGTTCGACCGCACAAAAGAAACAAACGGGGTCGTCTACTACGGCCTGAAAAATTGAAAGGAAACAAAAACATAATGTCGGGACTCGCAGAGGACACCAGAAGGGTAACGCTTCTACTGGGAGACAATCCGGAAGGAAATCAATGGCATACATGCTTGGACTTGTCCCACAACGAGTATGCCATCCAAAAACTGCGTGAGACCGGAAGACTGGAAGCGGGGAAGGCCACTTCGCTGACCGTCGGACAGTTGCAGAACCTTCTCACCAAGGCGCAGAAGGACGCCCACGGGTTCCAAGACACTCCCACCGGCAAATGCTTGCGAGGCAGTGAGCCTGAATGGAGACTACAGGCATACAAGTTCGCTGAAAACCTCAACCGTGCCCTCTGTGAAGGCTCTCCCGTGTATTGTTCGGAGTCTGAGCCGAGGCTGGACTTATCTTTCCCGAGTTTCAAGGACTGACCATAATTGGGAAGGCATTCAAACAGACAAGCCCGACCGACGACGATAGGCGAGACTCCTTCTTTCGATAGTCTTATCGCCGCCGGAGTAAGGGATGGCAAGGAATGGGCGAGACAGCGTGTGCAGAAAAGGATAGCCGCCGTGCTGTCCGTTCTTGTCGCCCTGTCCTTGTGTTGTGGCGGCGGATACTATTGGTGGGATACCCAAGGCAAGGCGAAGCGTGCCCATGCCGAGGCGGAGGACGCCTGTTTCCAACAAGTCAGCAGGATGACGGAATCGTATAATAAGTCGCTCCGGCTGTATGCTCAGGTGTCTTCCAAGTTCAGCGAGTTGGACGAATCATATGATTTGGACACGTTGGCTGCTTTGCAAGGCAAGAAGCCGAAGGAGTATGAGAATCTGCATTGCTCCACGGATTTGGATGGCGACAAGCGGAAGGCGATGTCTTTGAAGCGTTCGTATGATGAGCTTTCCAAGGAGTATCGCAAGGCTCTTACCCCCGTTAGAAAATAGTATGCTATACTGGAAACGTTCACATACAGCCTATCGTTTAGGAGAAAAACTTGCACAACGATAACGTCAACCACCCCAGCCACTACACGTCAGGCCCCTTCGAATGCATCGAACTGACATCACGATACCCGTTCCTAGGAGGCAACGCAATTAAATACGTGTACCGCTGGCAAGACAAGAACGGTCTGGAAGACTTAAGGAAAGCCCTCTGGTATCTGAACCGAGCGAAAGCGGAAAGCCCCTACGAACCCATCGGACTTTACCCGCTCGACTCGCTTGTTCCACCTTACGGTCACTTCCACATCGATGACGAATCAGTTCATATGCTGAGGAAGCTCGCCCGGCTCAACTGGCAGAATATGCGAGGATTTTGGAAGGGCATGGCCGAACTCGCTTGCAACCACCAGTCCGGTTACACCCGCGCCAAGAAGACATTGGAACGTCGAATCCGACTATTGGAGTCCATGCCGACCGACGAAGAGCAAACTATTCTGTCCGCTGTCTGGCAGGATAAGGAGCTGACCGAATCGCAGAATCAAATCGCCTACCGTCTGCAAGCCCGGGGACTTGTGAAGCTGGACAAGTCCGATGGTGTTTGGAATCCGACCGGAAAGGAGCGCTGACATGAAGGAGGAGAACGAAACGTTCCTTAAGCGAGTGTCCTATGCTATGTTCCGGTATGGTCTGGGTCTGTACTCGCTGTCCGGAATGGTGTCCCTGTTGGGGCTTGTCGGTTCTTTTCTGCTGAAACGATTTTCTTGGTATTGGGGTTTGCCCTTCGTTGTGTGCGGCATACTGTTTCTAGTCGTGTTTCCACTGGCGTTGTTTCTCCTGTCGGTGGACGATTGGAGGCAAGAAAAGCATGTCGAAGAAAACGAGATTAAGGTTTCGTAGAATCGAAGCCGAATTGTTGAAAGCCTTCCATCGGGGTTTCAGCCTGTTGCTGGCGGTGTTCGTATTCACGTTGCTGGCGATTGTGTTGCTTCATCTCATATTTGGAACGTATGCGGTCGGGCTTCTGGTCATTCCGTCCGTCGTGGTGATTATCGAAGCCCTGCTGGCAGCTTTGGATTTTCTGTTTGAGTTCCTTGCAGGGGATGTCACGTATGAGCAAGCTGGCATAGAACCCCCCGAAGGAACTTTTTCTAAAAATTCTGAGGATTCTTCCATGATGGACGATGCTCGTATGTTTGCCGCCGTTTTGAAGGCTCCTCGCAAGTCCGGCAAGTCGAAGAAGGGTAACGCGCACTGAGTTTAGGTTACCCCCTAGCATGCTACACGTTATATTGGAATTGTCCACATATGGTAATATGGGGGCATGACTGGTACAACACACTCAAAAGAAATCCTGATGATACGAATCGGATACGCACCCCGACAAGGCCGCGTATACTTCCAACCACACACCGTGATGCAGGAATATCTCCGGTTCAGCAAAGAACACGACAACCACGTCCTATGGAAATGCGGAATCATAGGCGTCATGAAAAACGTGGAACAGGTAATCCTGTACGCGCACGACGAAGACCTCATGCTCATAGGCGAAGTGACTGGCTTCGGAAGTCCATACAATCCAAGGACATGGGACGAAGGAAGCTTCTACCAATGTCCCAAACCATGGTCTAAAGAACCAGCTAAATACTGGATAGCGTTGGACAACCTGAGACCATTGGAAGGTTTCAACCCAGACTTGTATGAACTCGCCGCAGGTAAAGACAAGGGCAAACCGTTGTCCTTGGTGTTCGAACGCAAGGTACCCATGCTGACCATGGCCGACGCCGATGGCAAACGCAAGTCCGCTACCACTTCCCGACGTTCGGGACTTACCCGTATTCGACTACGTGAGGTGTGACTGATTCCAGTATTGGACACATTCGCAAAAACACCCTATACTGGAAGTAGTCACATAAGAGTAAGGATAACACCATGACCGAAACACTCATGGACAGACGCGCAGTATTCATGCGCATCAGTTCGGAATCAGACCTCATTGGAAAAGCCAGCGTCAAACCCGACGAAGACACCATCATCCGCTACAACTGGCGACAGGCGGAAAGCATGATGGATGAAATCATCAACCATGCGGAACAGAACGATGGCAAAGCCATCATCCCGTTCGACAGCATCGTTTCAGTCCGCTCGCTCGACACCTGCTCCCAGTTCATCCTCTGGCGCACCGACGGCAGATATCTCATCGGCAAACTGTACGAGTCCGGAGAGGACTACAAGTACGGTATGGACGACCGTGACGGCTACACCGCCCCGACCGCACTGCGGGCGAAAACCGCGTCTCGCTGGGTGAAGGTCAAGAACATCAAAAGCGGAGACGACTTCCCGTTTGAAAAATGGTATATCGAAGCGTACCGTCATCGCGCTCGTAGCAAGACACCGTTGGATGCAGCCTTGAAGAACAGTCACATGAACGTCATGTTCGTATATAAGGAGGAGGGTAAGGAAGATGCCTAAAATCATCGTGCCGGGCAAACGTCTCACGGCGGATGTCACCCATAAGATTCAACCTATGATTACAGTCAAGGATACGACCGGCAGGGAATGGTTCGCCCGAGCCATGTTCCTTAGTCTGAACCGTGGGACAGGCGACAATTGGAAGGTTGAGGATTTCAGCCTTTCCATCGCTGCCAAGGAAAATTACGCGTTCTACAAGAACACCAAGCTTGGAGTGGAAATCCGTCTCGACCAGAATCCTGAACTCAAGAAACTGGTAAACGAATACGTGTCCATAGTCAAAAAAGACACCACTCAAGCCGGAGCCTGATTTTTACCAAAACAGCAAGAATAGAACCTCCCTTTCGCGTAAGGTTGTTTACAGCGAAACGGAGGTTTTCTTTTATGGTTTATAATCCGTCAGAACCGCGTGACCCGCTGGGCAAGTGGATGAAAGCGCATGGTGGCAATCCGAAGGCGAGTCTTGCCGATAATGTCAAAAATCTCAACTATGCGGAAGAGCATGGGGCGGCTGTCGATACCAAAAACACGCCGACAGCGGTAATTGACCAGATAGCCAAGACCGGCAAAGACGAGGACAACCGGCTGGAGGCGCTGATGAACCCGAACATCAGCGACGAGACGCTTGACTCGTTCAAGTACAGCGACGACGTGAGGGAGCGCACGGCAGTCGCGTCCAATCCGAAACTGGACGGCAAGACGCTCGACATGATGGCGGACGATGACAACTTCTATGTGAAACGTGCCGTGGCCCTCAACCGCAACACCCCGACCAACACTCTGGAACGGCTCGAAGGTGATGCCGACAAGGACATTGCCGACTACGCTCTCATGGCATGGTGTCGGAACCGTTCGCTGGAATACTGTAAGGAAGGCGATTACGGTAATCCCAGTGTCCTGCTCGGGCAGAACAGATACCATCAAACACTGAGGCTCGAAGAGCTTATGGACTACGACGATGTGAGAGACCCCATGCCGCTACCGGGGCAGGACGGTTACAACGACTATATCGAGACCAACGAGAAACTGCATGTCTGCGACGCGTACACGTCGGAGATAGCCACGGAGGCGGCTAGGAACGGCGACTACGACGCAGCCTTGCAAATCTTCGAGGCCGGTCACAGCGAATGGACAGACGACAGGGCGGGAACCACCTTCCCCCTTAGCAAAGGCAGGATGAAATGCCCCGCCATGGCTATCGACGCGGAGACGAAATTGGCTGACCAGTTCCTCTACCACGCCTCGTCCGAGCAGTGCGAAAAACTCCATGAGCTAGGCTACGATTCGTCGGCGCAGGGCATACTGAACCGTTTCGACATGACCAACACCATCAGCACCCGCCCCATGGCGGAACACTGCACGGTGCCGGACAGGCTCGACAGGCTCTCCCAGTCGAAGGACTCAGAGACGAGACTTCATGTGGCGGGCAATCCGAACACCAGCCTTCACACGTTGGAGACGCTAAGCGAAGACAAGGACGAGAAAGTCAGCCGTAGGGCCGTCATGAATCTTGAACATTGCCGTGAGAATCAAAGGCTTTCGGACGAATACGCGGGAGTCGATTTCAACGATGACAGCGGATACGACGATATCCAATTCGAATACTAAAAGAAATTGGAGGAGGAATGTACAATCCTTTACAAGCAAGAGACCCGCTGGGCAAATGGGTCAAGGAGCATGGCGGCGCTTCAAGATTTGTTAGGTGAGGATTCCCCGCCTCTTGTGGGCGGGGAGGAATCGCCGTTCTAGGCTCGTTCCTTTTGGGTTTGTATGTATCGTCTGACGGTGTCCTCGCTGATGTGTCCGACGCTTCCGAAGTAGGTCGATGGCGACCATAGGCCACTTCCCCAGAATTTTCTTCCTTTGAGTGCGGGGAATTGGGTGAATATGCGGACGGCGCTGATTGATTTGACCGTTCTGGCGATTTCGGCAGGGGCGGTCTGCGGGTTGGCGGTGACGAACATGTGGACGTGGTCGGGCATGACCTCTATCTCCTCCAACGTCCATCCGTATGCGGCGCAGGTCTCGGCTATGGCGTTGCGGCATGCGATTTCGACTTCTCCGGTGAGTATCTTGTGCCTGTATTTGGTGCAGAAGATAATGTGGTAGCCGAGTTCATAGACTTGGTGACTATTTCGTTGCATGCTCATAAAACCTATGGTATCATAAGAGGCATGACCATTGGGAAAAGCAAGACGGCGCAACATAGGGAAAGCATGGTGAATGCCACACCCCAACGCACCCTCGTACTCCCATTGGACATCTCACCTGAACAGTACGGAATCTTCGAGGGATTGGCCGACTCCTACAACCGCATGTGGGGTTCGCTTGTCTCATGGTGCGACAGCAACCGTTCGGTCAACCGCACCAGAATGCAGAAGGACAATTACGCGAGACTCCGCGCCGAATATCCGGAACTGCCATCCCAGTTCGTCTGCATAGCCATGCGCGACGCCGCCGGAGCGGTGCGCTCGTGGAACTCGAACCATCCGAAACGCCGGTGGAACCTCAAGGCGTCACGCAGGAAAAAGACCATCAACTACGATTTGAGGGTCATGTCCCTGCGTGGCAACCTGCTGTCGTTGAGCGTCACGCACGGCGAGAAAAGACAGCGGATACTGTTGCCGGACATTCCCGAATGGTTCGACCGCAGATACCCCGAACGCAAATTGAACGCGGCCAAACTCGTCCTCGACCCGGACGGGCGAAACGCGAGCGTCATGCTCGTATACCGCCTACCCCAGTCCACTCCAATCGAACATGGGGACGTACTGGGCGTTGACTTGGGACAGCACTCCCTCACCATGGATTCGAGAGGAGGTGAGACCTCCTATTCCCGCATGCAGGGAATCAGACGCCGTTACGCGCACAACAGGAAGACATTGCAGGAAAAAGGCACCCGAAGCGCCCGCCGCCGGTTGAAGGCGATGAGACATCGGGAAGAGCGGTTCATCCGTGACGTCAACCATCGCGCGTCCAAAAGATTGGCGAACACTCCGAACGTGAGTGTCATAGCATTCGAGGACTTGGCGTACATCCGCCGTCAGGCGAGGAAAGGAACCAAGACCGGCAGAAGACGCCGCAACATGCTCAACCAGTGGCCGTTCGCCCAACTGCAAGAGTTCACCGCCTACAAGGCCGCAAGGAACGGCGTCAGAATCCTAATGGTAGACCCCGCCTACACGAGTCAGAAATGCAACCGTTGCGGATACGTGGACGCGAGAAACCGCAATCACGCGAGATTCGACTGCCTCCGTTGCGGGCACAGCGACAACGCCGACCATAACGCCGCGTTGAACATCCGAGACAGAGCCATACAAAACCTTGGATAAACCCAAGGTCAGGGTGCCGTCAACCACCCATGATGGATGGGGTGCCCGCGACGACCTCCCTTACGAGAGTCGCGGGGGTCACGCCCACGTCCAAGCCGCGACGCTCGTCATCGCGGTAGTTGACCCCCCATGCCTCGCCGGAAACATTGAACGTTCTGGCCGATGACGGTTGGACTCAGACCCGCATCAACGTCGCCGGTAATCCGAATACTTCGACGGAAACATTGGACTATATGTCCGACCAGTGGAGTCCCCATGTGAAGCGTGCTATCGCGACGAACTCGAACACGTCCGTTGAAACGTTGAAGAAACTGTCCCACGATTCGGATAAGTCCGTGAGACAGTTGGCTTATTCCGGATTGAAGCAGAAAGGTGAGAAACCTATCGACAAGCCATTCAAACCGGCCAAGCCGGTCGAAGACGACAATCCCGGAAAATACATGAGCGCCGATTTCGACCCGATGGAATACTTCGGTCTGAACGACTGATTCAATCCGCCGATTCTGAATCCCTCCCCTATTGGAATATCCGTTGGGGGAGGGATTTTTCCGTTTTCCGAAGGTTGACAACAGTCGAAACCATTAGAGTCGAAACCAGTGATACAGGAAAGATTCCACAGAATCGAAAGTGGTTGACCCGAAATGGCAAGAGACGGTTTCTATCGTCCGGAAAGCTTCATCAGCCCCGGTAGCGAATACGGTCTGCTCCGAGCGGCGACACCGGACAGAACGGTATGGCTGTATGCGAAGATTCCTTGGACGAGCGCACTATTGGATGGTGCGGGCGACTCCAAAAGGAAGGAAGCCGAGCAAAGCTTCATGGCTTTCTTCGACGGGCTGGCCGGTGAGGTCAGCGTGGCGGGCATGCGCTACAGGGATTTGCTGAAAAGCGAATACCGTGAATTCCATCTGCTTACGGGTTCCATGCCTATCCCCTACCGTCCGCCGGTAATGCAACAGGATGATTTGAAAAGCTATCAGGCTTACTATTACCGTAATCTGAACGTGTGCAAGCAGTTCGCTGTCATCGGAGTCCCGTTGAAACTGGGTGGCGAAGCCGGTAGGAAAGGCCGTAAACAGTCGCTTCTTCGGAAAGTCACCACGAAGTTCAATCAGCTTAGCTTCTCCATGGCGAACGGTTACGCCATGTTTGAGGAGTATCTGCCGGACGCGCATCGTATCGAACGCATCATGTTGAACGCCGGTCTTATCCCGTTCACCATCATGGAGGAAAGCGAACGCGAGCAGATGGTTGCGATGATGGAGACTTGGTGGGTGAGTCGAGCGTCCGCGTCCGCCCTTCCCATCATTGCCGAGAACGACCACCTGCATTTCTTCCCGAACAGTAAGGTCTGCCAGAACGCGAAACGACTATACGATGAGGGAATCGATTGCGACCAGTGGAACATCGACAGCGAGTATCCGGCGTCCATCTGCTTCGCCCGAACAACCCAGTTCGCACAATCGGACATCACCGACCCGTCTAACCTGTGGATTGCGAAACTGATGGAAGTCGCCACAGCCGGTGGCGCGAACGCCGTCGGAACGTCCATTCGCGGCAAGGTCGAACCCGGCAAGGTGACGGCTGACACGATTCGCCGTAACGCCCGCACGATTGACGAGAACATCAAGGAACGTTATCAGCATGGCCGTGAGGCTTCCGCCGATATGACCGATTTGAAATATCGTCTGGACTATAAGAAGGCCATTTACAATTCTCCCGAAATGCCTCCGAGCATCATCGATTTGAGTGTCGCCACCTGCGTGGCAGGTAACGCTCAGATTGCCGTAGACTCGTTGCAGAACATCCAGAATTTCGAGTTCACCAATCTGACCACGGCCAACGAACAGTTGATGGCGTTCAAAAGCATGCAAGCCTGTTCTCCGGTGCGTATGACACCATATGAGATTCACTGGTCTGCGACCTGCGTGGCTGGTGGCGGCGTGAGTAGTTTCGCCAAGGCCGGTGATGATACTGGAGCACTGGTCGGATTGACCGAAGCGAACCGGCAACCCGTTTACGTGGGCACTACCACCGTGCAGGATAAGGATACCCGACCGGGCATTCTGGTCATCGGTGAAACCGGTTCCGGAAAGTCCATGCTGTTGGTGAGCCTGTTCCTCCAGTGGATGCTGATTGACTCCCGTAGCGGCAAAGGCAAAACGCCTTGCATCCTCGTCAATCCGAAGAAAGGCAACGACTTCGAGGATGCCGTCCTGTCCCGTAACGGAACAGTGCTCCGAATGGATTCCGACATCGCTGACGGAACATTCGACCCGTACAATGTGCTCCGAAGCGAGGAAGAGGCCAAGGATATGGCCGCTATCATGATTTCCGATATTCTGAAACCTGACGGCGACACCTCCTATGAGCTTACCGTCAAGGCCATGCTGGATTACGGTTACAAGAAGGGTGGCCGCTGTTGCGGGACAATCCTGTACAAGGCGGCTACCGACTTCCGTGCTCTCCAGCAAGCGGGGAAAGACCCTTCGCAATACAACTTGTATCCGGACACGTTGGACGTGTTCAAACTGATTACGATGAGCGTCAACACGAGCCAGTCGTTGCGTCTTATCTTCGGTACGAACGATAACGTGGCCCCTTTGCGTGTCAGTCAGAACCTTACCCTTATCAACGCTGGCGACCGTTCCATGATTCCGGAACCGGGAGCCGAGAACACCGTTACCGGACGTATCCAACGTTGGGTGCTTCGTATGATTGTGTTCGGCGCGGGTGCCGCAGTAAGCGAACGAGACGGAATGGTCGGCATCGATGAGGCTTGGGCAATCCTAGGCGAGGACAAGGGTGCCGCCAAGGTGAACGAGTGGATGCGTACCGCACGTTCCCGCCGTTTCACTCCGGTGTTCGCCTCCCAGAAGGTCAAGGAGTTCATCAACGCTGGTATGACCGGCGGTATCGGCCGAGCGTTCCTGCTGGCTTTGGACGACCCGATTCAGGATTCTCCTGCCCGTGACGCTTTGCGACTGTTGCAGATTGAGGATTCCGGCAATCGTATCCGCTCCCGTATGAGCATGGGTGATACGAAGGAGAACGATGAGCCGAACTGGGCTGGCATGAGGCGTCTGCGTATCAAGGACAAGGAGACCGGCAAGGACAAGACCATTCGTGGTGCCGTCGCCTACTTCAAGGATTCCAGCAAACAGCCGGTACCCGTCGAAGTCATCATTCCGCCAGACCTGTTGAAGGAAATCTCCACGACCGCAACCGATAAGATTCGCCGTGAAGAGGAGAAGAAGAAAGCAATGCAAGCGTCAGAAACGCAGGAAGGACAAGAACAGTGAGCTATAAGGATTTCTTCGGAGAGAATCGTCCGACGCCCCATAAGACCGGGGACGAGCAGAACATCACACCATTGTCTCCGCCGACGTTCGACACCACGCCGGTCGTTGAAAAATATGATGTGATGTCTTTCCAAGGCTTCTCCAGTGGAAGACCGTTGCTGTTGGAACGGCCCACCAAGTATGTGAATCGTATCGTCAATTCGATGAAGCAGATTATCGCCATTCCGGAGAACGACCAGTATGGCGGCATCGAGGGAAGGGTCTACCTGTCCCCTATCTTCACGCTTCCGATGGCATTGCTCCATGAAGGAGACAAAATCGGCAATGAGACCGTGAACCGGTATCCATACCTGCATTTTCCCACGAACCATGATTGGGACGCGGACGAAATGAGCTTGGACGAATATCTCCTAGCCATCGAATACATGTTCGTCATTCACGACATCGCTCAGGAAGACACCGATGGAAACCTGCTCACCTATGGCGTGGACGGCGACTACACGATGGACGATGACGCGTGGAAAACCGCGTGCGAATGGTCTAAGGAAATCAGCAAACCATTGTCCGACCTTAATCGTGGCCGACTATTGGGGTTCGCAATCAACAGTCAAAGCGAGAAGGAAGTCGATACGGTCGTGAACCTGTTCGACCTTTGGGGGGAGGAGCGGGAACCGCAACAGATTCTATCCGACGCGCAGACTGCGGCGGGTGACGTGGAAGACCTTTACGATATGGTGTTCAGTATCCCGTTTGAACCATTCCACTGATTTCCCCTTACTATCTAAAAAAATTCTGTTAACTTGGAAGAGATGGCAAAAATCTCTTCCAAGTTTTTTTGTAAGGCGGGTACAGTGCAAAGTTTTGGAAAAATGGCGGCGATGGGGATGGCTGGCCTACTCCTCTTCGACCTGACGCTGGCGGTCGGCGTGACCAGTATGAGTACCGTGTCCGATACGACCATGATGTCCATTCGCTCCAACGGGTGCAAGAAAACCTCTGCTCAAAGCAGTTCGGACATTGGTGGCAGTCTCATAGACAAGTACATAGCCAAGGCCGAGGAAATGGCTAAGGATGATAAAATCGGCTACAGTCAGTCGAAACGAAAGCTCAATCCCGATGTTGACTGTTCGAGTTTCGTCTACTATGCGTTGACGAAAGGCGGTGTCAAGAATCTGGGTGACTCACCGTTCAACACGTCCAGTATGGACGGCCCGATGAGCAAGGCCGGTTTCACAAAAACCGACTTCGACGGTTCGGCGGACAAGCTCCAGAAAGGTGACGTGGTCTGGCGGGACGGTCATACGGAAATCTATATCGGTGACAGTAAGACCGTGGGCGCTCACGAGGACACCGACGGCAAGGATGGAGACAGCAAGGGGGACGAAGTGTCGGAAGTCCCATTGGATTACGGCGGGGGCAAATACACCGCCTACTATCGTCTTTCCGACTCCTCAGCTTCCGACTCCTCTGATTCTTCCTCTTCGGACTCCGGTAGCGCCAGTTCCTCTTCGGATTTCAAGACCAATGACGTGGCAATCAAAATCGCCAAGGCGTTCGCGTCAGCGGGATTCTCCAAAGCGGCCACGGCTGGAGTATTGGGCAACGTGTATTCCGAATCCGGTTTCGTGGCGGACAGAAGCAGCCCCGACAATGGATACGGTCTCGGACAATGGACTCCCCGAAGCAAAATCCGCACTTGGATGGACGCCAACGGACTGGAGGGCACGCCTGATTCGGACGAGGACGGGCAGATAAAAATGCTTGTGGCAACCGCGAAAAGCTCCTTCAACAATCATTACTTGTCGGAAGCCAAGGCCGAGATAACCGTCAAGAACGACAGTCTGTATGATACTTGGCATGACGCCAGCGACCCGGAAGTGGCCGCAGTCGCATGGATGGCCGGATGGGAAAGGCCAACTTGGGCTTCCCGTAATGAGGATAGCCGAAAACAGGTAGCCAAGGACTATTACGACAAAGGATTGAACGACATCTCCTTCAACGGCAAGAGTGGGGATTCCGATGATGACGGTTCCCAATGTTGCACACAATCCGACGATACGGACGGAACCACCGATACCGCGTCGGCCAATGTGACAGTAACCAATTCCGTTCAATCATATACGGATAAGTATGGTCAGGCCGCGTTCGATATTGGTAAGAAGTACGGTATTCCATATGAGGCGATTCTTGGACAGTCCGCAGTGGAAAGCGCTTGGGGTGCTTCCACTTTGACGACCAAATATCATAACTTCTTTGGCATTAAGGCGGTCAATGGTCAAAAGTCGGTCAAGCTTGCCACCAAGGAATGCAATCAAGGTGGATGCTATGACACGACCGGTGATTTCGCGGTCTACGATTCCGACGAGGATGGTTTCGCCGGTTATGGCAAGTTCATCACCGAGAATTCCCGTTATGCGACGGCTTTGCAGAAGCGCACCGACCCACACGCGTATATTCAGGAGTTAAAGAATGCCGGATATGCCACGGATAATAATTACGTCTCGACCGTTTGGGGTGTGACCCAACAGTTCATCGCATATATTAAGCAGACCAACAAGTTCCCACCATCCTCTGAAGTGCAGTTTGATTCCGCGCCACCGGCTGACACGGGTGGTTCCTCCAATGATTCCTCTTCCGATAACGTTGTATGTCCGACCAGTAGTGACGGTGATGGGGGTTCCGCCCAAAACGGTGAAATCGGTGGTGCGCCAACCAACACCGACAATTATGGGTGGATGTGCAGCGGCAAGGCGAAAGTCTGCAAGGATGGAGACACCGGTCCAAGCTTCCTCTGGTCTAATGGCCCTGATTACCAATGCTACTGGTATTGGCTGATGCGCTCCTATATGGTGTTCGGCAGTATGGAGAATCCCCATACTGCTACGGGCGGTGACTTGTATGCCGACCTTCAGGGTAAACAAGGTTGGACTACGTCGAAGACTCCTAAGCCCGGTGCTGGTGTCTCATTCAAGGACGGTAGTGGTGCTATAACTCACGTCGCTTTTGTGGAAAAGGTCGAAACAGACTCCTCCGGTAAATGGAAGATATTTATCAGTGAGGGAAATTCGAGGGATAGTAGTGCCTACGGTCATTGGAATGAATACAATACCCGATGGGTTACTCCCGGAGATAAATGGTATGGGTACATCCAAGGATTCTTCTGGCGTACGGAATGGAAGATGTCCTAAAAAATAAGTAGGGGCGAACGGTTAGGTTCGCCCCTACTTATTTTTTCCGTCAGCTTGCGGGACAGTTCTGACAGCCGGTATTGGAGGAGAAGGACACATCGTCCCACATGCTCCAATCAACCTTGCCGTCCAAATCACCTTTGCTTTCAGGCGCATTCAACACTCGTGTAATGCCGGTGGGATTCATACCGTTCCAGTTCAAACCGCCAGAAACCGGAATGGCGATTCTAGTTCCATACCCCAGACTGTCGGCCACTTTATCCGGAGTCCACTGTGATAGGAATGGGTTAATCCACCAATACTGGTCTCCTTCGTATTCAATATCGGAGACCTTGCCGTTTTCAATGGTGAGCAAGTCGTCGATTTGATAATCCCTCCACGCTGGGGTAAGGGCATTGTAGTCGCCCTCAGAATAAGTGTCTCCACTAGTCACGAGGATGGTACGAACTTTACCCTTCACCCGGACTTTGCCATCATCGTACACTTTGGCCGTCGGGTCTTTGACCCATCTGGTTCCAGTGCCCCACACTTCGTTCTTCCACCATGCTTGGGATGTGGGCATGGTGTCGCACAAAGACTGGTAGTCGGAGGTGTTGCACACGTAGGAGGGGGCGTTGCTTCCCCATCCTTGATTGATTTTCATGGAGGTGGGCATGTCCGCCGGAGTCTCGATATTGTCTGGTGTTCTTAATGCGGCCAATACTTGGTCGGCTGGCTGTTTGGCCCACTGGTGTGGGTCTGCGAGCGAGTCCACTCCCCAATTGCGCATGTCTTTTTCCATTTGGAGGGCAATGGTCTTGTTCTGTTCCTTTTGTTTGTCGGACAAGACTGGGGTTTTCTTTTTGGCCTTGTTGGTGGAGCTGGAGGAGCTGGTGTTGGCGCTGGCTTGGGTCTCTTTGGTGGACGTGACGTGTTTACGCCATGCGCACCATCCGATGACGAGCGCCAACACTAGGACGACTGCTGTGATTATGGTGATGGTTTTTTTGTTGTGGGACATGAGTTCAGCCTTTTGCTAGGAAGTTCGGACGGGTGTTCGAACATCTAGAAGAATCTTATCGAGCAGCCCTGCCGTCAGCCTTCTTGTACTGGGATTCCCTTCCGTCCAATCCGTTCTTTCCGAGGCGAAGCAGGATGGTGTTCATCCACATGACACCCGTGGGGATGAGGTATCCGATAAGTGCGAGCAGGAGGCAGAAATTATCTCCGGGGTTCCAGTGAACGTAGAGCATTGGAACGATTGCCATGAGCACGCAGTCGATGGGGATGTCACGCAGTTTGCCCTCATGGAATTCGATTCGGAAGCACCAGATGATGGTTTGGAGGATGGCAACGAAGATGAGGAACGTGAAGATGTCGAATGCTCCGACGGCGATTGAGGGGATGACTGTTCCGAAGAAGTTGTTGAACATCGTTTCGAACGTCTGTCCTGCACTGGTCATGGACAGTCCTCCGATTGCGAGGACGATGACGCAAATCGAGTAGACGATGAACGTGCCGATTGAGATAAGTAGCGTTGCCATTTTGTTTTCTCCTTTTTCTTTAGGTCATAATTTGTTTCCTTATGGCGACTCTTTTTTTGTGGACAATCTCAGTATAGCACGAACCTAAACTTTCCACAATAACTCGCCACCCAAGACGACGACACGCCCAAAAAACACCCCAACCAGCCCCAACCTCCCCCAAACAATTTTCCTGTTTTCAAAAGGTTTACAACAAACAGTCCATTAGTGTCATTAATAGATTTCCGACATTCAAAAACAGATAACGAATGGAGTCCTCGATGACACAGAATCGCGGTGGACGAAGCCGCAGTAGGAGCAAAGAGCCGACTCATATCTGGAGCGGCTTCTGGTGTGGACTCATAATCATCGTCGGCGTAATCCTCTGGACTTTACTGAGACTTCCGCTCATGCCGTTCATCTGGCTGGGAATCCTCGTAGGAGGAACCACGGCCACCTATCCGACGCCCGCACGTAAGACAGACCCCATAGACCCGAAGAAACTCAACGTCTACTACCGTTGGAAAGATATGTTCTCCGGGCTGAAACCTTACTCCCGTCCCGAAAAGGACGACGAGTTCGATGAGAACCCCGAGACATTCACAGACCTCATGTCCAAGTCCGACTGGCTTGCCGTGCATAGGGTCTCATGGTGGGTCGGCTGGTTCGTCGGCCTGTACGCCAGTCGTGGATGCGGATTGTGGACGATACCGTTCAACATGATATTCGGTTTCATGTCGGTCATGGGCGTCATCCATTGGCGTGACCGTCTTGTAGACCGTCGGCATATCTATCAGGGTGTGAGCGTGTTCGCCTTCCTGCAAAAAGGTAAGCCGTCGCAGAAGACCACCGCCATCGTCTCCGCTGTTGTTCTCCTTGTTATACTGGGAGCTTGCGTATATTTGGGGTTCGTGGATATTCCCACGACACTCAGTCTTCCCGCACTTCTGTTCCTGTTGCTCGTGACGAAATTTGACAAGAAGAAGCAGACCGCATATTGGCGTGAACTTGTAAAAGCGCAACGCATGCTGGACGGTTGGGTCAAAAGCGACGACTTGGCGAAGATGTGGGGAGGAGCCTACGTCACCCAAGTCAAGAAGGTCGGCCATCGCAAGAATCCGATGCACGTCATGCGCGTCCGCTTGCAAGACCAGTATGACGCCCCAAGAAGCAATGAGAAGGTATTGAAGGCCGGTGTGGAACCATTGCGCTCCTCCGCCACTTCCAGCGGATACAATTTCATAGCCCTGCTCGCCGCCAAAACCATCAAGGAGAACGGCTGGCAGTTCGACCCAAGCCTAGTGCGAATCGTATACGGCAAGGACGAGTCCTGCATTCCCGACATCACCAAGAAGAAGGTCGGGACGAAAATCGCCCAACTGGTTGCCGACATCGCCTACGATTATTGCGCTCAGAACGAATGGCACAAGCGTCCGCCGCTCGTTCAGGTCATCGACGCCGCCGCAGACGATGAGGAAGAGGCGGCATGGCTGATGCTGTTGCACAATCCTCCCAGTGGTGGTGCTCTCATCACCCAGTTGGGATTGGAATGGTTGGCGAACCCGTTCAGCCCCGCCGACATCATCAAAATGCCTATCTTCTCCGACTTGGAGAACTCGTTCATGCTCGCCGCACAACCCGAAACGAGACTGAACGACAAAGGCAACAAGTATCGTCCGGCGGGTTTGACGCAAAGCAAATCGTTCAACCGGTATATCGAACTGTCCCGCCGGTTCAAACAGGACCAGAAGGCTTGGCAGGATATCGTCGGCTCGAAGCTGAATCTTCCCGTCTGCAATTACGACGAAGAGAAGATTGTCGAAACCAGTGAGGGCTGGTCTATCTCGTTCATGCCGGAAATGCTGACGGCACCAGACCGCACGTCCGACTTCATGCGCTACGACCTATCGAGTCTCGACCCGTCCAAGGATTTCGTCGGACTCATCGAGGAAAACGGCATCACCTCGCTGGTCATGGCGGACAACGCCCCTTTGAGAATCGACCGTCTGACCGGTTCCCGTCCGGAATACCGTCGTTACGCTCAGGCGCTCATCTACAAGGCGCTCATGGACGTGATGCCATCGCGGGCGGAGGTGGTCATCGACTCCTGTCAGCAAATGGGCAAGGACACGGCCATCTGGCGTATCGGCTTCCATTTGGGTCGTGGCGGAACCGTTGCCGACGTGCGTAAGAAAAGCGCCAACATCAGCGCCGCCGTCGGTTCCGAACGAGTGTATTGGGATTGGCAATCGGCAGACCGTGCGACAGTATGGCTGTGCTCCAACCCGTATTTGGGAACAGACCCGGACAGCGTGGCCCATTGGAAGATTCGAGCCGCCCAGAAGGAACTCATTCAACTAGCCTTGTCTGACGCTTGGGGTGTTGCCGGAGTTCAGGACAGTTCCGGCAAGACGCCGACCGTCGAATCGTTGGGCGTGCTTCCGAACAACAAGGAAGTCCTGCTCGCCAAATTCCAGATTCCGGGCGGATTGGATTTGGACAAGCCGCAATACAATCTCGGCAAATTCCTCACCGAAGCGAACTATCCGTATGGTCGAATAATCCAAGCCTACGGCACGGATTTCTCCATGGTGTTGGCGAAGAAGAGTCCGTTCCCGACAAGCGTCATGGCGGATTGGGAGACCGCGAAGAAGTGCAACCGTCGCAAGTTCCCGATTGGCGTGGACGATTTGGGCAATCCCGTGTACTGGGATACGAAGACCACGCCACATCTGCTCATCAGCGGTAAGAGCGGTAGTGGCAAGTCGTCCGCTTCGCAGATTGTCATTGCGGAGGCTTTGCTGAAAGGCGAGGACATCATTCTCATCGACCCGTCGAAGGGTTGCATCGATTTCACCCAGTGGGCGAAGCCGAAGGCTCTGGCGTTCGTCGGCCTGTACCAGTTGCGTGAGACGGAGGCTGTGATTTCTTGGGCGCGTGAGGAGATGGCCGAACGCGTGCGCATCAACAACAAGTATGGCGTGGGCAACATCTTCGAACTGAACCCGGACGACGTGGAGGAAGCCGACCGCAAGCATCTGAAACCGTTGAACATCCTGTTCGATGAGTTCAACTCGTATTTGCAGGAGACCGGCAAGACCACGCAGAACCCTCAGAAGGACATGCAGATTGCCAACGACAATGCCGCCGTGTCCGCCACGAACGCTTCCATCGCCCGGACGATGAGCGCGTTGAGCAAGATTATCGTGCAGGGTCGTACCGCTGGCATCCGATGCATTTTCGGCGCTCAGCGTTTGACGATGGACGATATGAAGAAGTACAACGGCAACGCGTTCTTCCGTTCGTTGGGCCGTATCCTCTTGGGAATGGACTCCCCCGCAGGCGTGGTCAGCGCCCAGAATCTCTCCGAAGCGAACCGCACCCAGAAGTCGTTGAAGAACGAGGATGGTCTAAATCCCGGTCGGTCGTGGAATGTACGAAAGCATGCAAGGCACTCTGATGGCCGTGCAGACATGGTATTCGGGCGGTCAGGACGAACTGGCTAAGCTCGTTGCCGACATTCCGAACCCGGAACCCATCGACTACCAGCAGTACATGCCGCGAGCTGCGGAACAGTTCACAAAGCTCGACGTGGAGGATATCAAGGAAATCTTCACTTCCAACAACGGTTCGGAAAACGTCGAGGACGAGGACGTGGAGGAAGAGGAATGGTAATCATCCCGCTCTTCCGGCTCGTCTTTTCCAACAATCCCAAAGGAGGGGAATTCCAGAAAAATGTCGTTCATTCTAGGTGATGATATTCACGGCCTTCCGGTCGAATGGCGTACTGAAGAAGGCAATCAGAACATGCTGACCATCAGCGGCAATCATGGTTCGGGCAAGACCATGCTTGCGGATTCCATCATGTTGCAGGCTTTGGCCGCACAGTATGCGGTCATTCGTTTCGACTTCGAGGGCAAGCCGCTTCCCTCCCCCATTGTCAGTCAGGTTGACTATGAAGCAAAGGCCGAAACGTTGGAGGTGCTTGACCGGACGGTGGCTGAAATCAGACGGCGTGGAACATGCATCGAAAAGCATGGAGTGGAAGGAGAGCCGACCCCACGTCCGCTTCTGCTTGTCTTCGAGGACTTGGACACGCTCGTGGAGACCGAAGACCGATATTATCTGCGTGCCGTCGAGGAACGCCTACGGGAAGTCGAAACCGGAATCTCCGGACTGCGCGTGTATCTGATGCTTGTATCATCCACGTTCCCCATGGAGGAGCATTCCCTTTTGAAGAACGTCATCTCCCATAGTGGTCACGTCCACTTGGGGTACTCCCCCATCGAGGAATATGTACTCCCATCCAACAGGGAACAGGCGAGCCATCTCATCACCCGTCTCGCCTACCACAGCTTCCAACTGCTACCCGGACAAGGATTCTACGAAGACCGGTTCGGAGCGTTGAAACCAATCAGTCAACCCCACGCATTCGAAGGAGGAAACCACAATGCCTGAGACACGACCGAAAATCAAAATCGGATTGTCCAAAATGTTCCCCGAAGGGTTCGACGCGCACAATCTGGACGATATGATGCGTCTGACCCGAAAAATTCAGGAGAAGGCCGCACGCCAGCCTGAAAAATATGAAGGCTATCTCATCGACAGCATCAGCCCGGACGGACTCTACGCCTACATCGCTCCGATGGCTATGTCTACCGACGATAAGGAGATGCAGAAGCTTCTCACGGAGGGTATGGCGCACGGTGATGAAATCGACGCCGCCGACTGTATGGGCGAAGCCCGTCAGAAGGATACCGTCGCCCGTATCGAACTGAATTATGCCAACAGTACAGACCCGACCATCAAACATGTGTCGGGCATGACATGGAAGGTAATCGATTTCATTCCGCGCACCAGTTCCAAGAGCGTCGTGCTGTTGCAGTTGATGGACGATAAGACCATTTCGATTCGCCAACAGTTCGCTGAGGCGTTGGGTTTGCAGAAGTATCCGTGGCTTATCCGTCTGACGCCGACCGCTGAGGGTGGTTGGAAAATCCGTATCAAAGGCAATGCGGCCACTTACCGTCCTTCCAAGCATGATACGAAGATTCAGGAGACCGTTGAGATTATCGGCGGTGAAGGCTGGTTCTTCAAGGCTGATGCCGAGAACGGTGTCATCACCGTGTATCCGGGAGTGCCACCGACCTTCCCTGCGGTCATCAATCCGCCGAAGGAGTTCTGGAAGAAAAGCGATTTGCGCCACGCCTACTTCGGCATGAAGCTTCCCGACCGTGGACGTGAGACGGGAGACCTGCTGTACAACGATTGGAAGGACGCGTCCGGAGTGCTGGTCGCGGGCGCTTCCAATGGCGGTAAGAGTGTGGTCATCAACTGTCTGGTCTATGCGGCGGTGTCAGCCGGATGCCAACTCGCGGTATGCGATGACAAGTACAAGAGCGTCGATTTCAAATGGTGCCGTCCGTGGGTCATCGACCATGGTTGGGGTTGCGACAGCATGGAATCCTGCGCGGCCACCTTGCAACACATTCTGGACTTGAGCGCGGTTCGTGCGAATGTCATCAACCAGTATGGCAAGGAGAATTGGTGGGGTCTGCCGGAGGATGTCCGTAAACAGTATCCGCCGATTCTGTTGGTGTGCGATGAGATTGCGCAATGGGCGGCACCGTTGACCGTTCCGCCGGGATTGTCGAAGGATAATCCGACCCGTATCAAAGCCGAATACGAGAAGGGTATCCGTGCGATGAATTATATGGCGTTGCTGAAAATCTGCCAGACGGTTCGTTTCAGCGGTATCTTCTTCATGTATGCGGCCCAGTCCGCAACCAGCCAGAATGGTCTTGACCCGAGTGTCCGGACCAATCTTCCGTCGAAGATTCTGTTGGGCGACAAGGTCAACGATACCGTTCGTGGCACCGTGCTGAATGATGCGAAGAACGCTCCGACTGTGCCGAGTTATCTTATCGAGGCTGGAGTGTCCCGTGGTTGCGGCATAGCCGAGCTTGTCGGTCAGGAGGCTTGCGTTTACAAGGGCTTCTACGAGGACGACCACAAGCACGGGAAAAGCTGGAGCGACATTCTCCGCGAACACATGTTGGAGAACAATCCCCCGAAAGGCAATGATGAGGCCGGTCACTGGTCTTGGGATGACATCATCGTCGCCGTGCCCGCCGCCGCAGAAAAACCCGACGACGGTGCCATGTACGAGGATGACAGCCACTCCCCCAGCCGGTTGGAAACCGAAGGCGGATTCGGTGAAGACGGTCGTGACGTGGCAGACCGGGACGAACCGTTGAAAGGTGCCGCCGCCGCAGCTCATGCGAGCAAACTGTATGCGGCTGGAGTTGACGTGCCCCACGTGAGCGCGGTAGCCGCCGCTCGTAGTCTTGCCAAAGAGTCCGCACAGCAGGGCTTGTAAGAGTCCGACCATCATAGTCTGGAGGTGTTTCGCAGATGTCTGAGCAGGATGATTTTCTGATTGGCAACAACCGGTTGGATGAGTCTCTTTTGATGGACATGTCCGACATGCCGGCGGAGCAGTCCGCCGTTAAACCGGCGAGCAGGAAAAAGGAGTCTCCGGCGAAGCGGAACACCTCTTCGACTGTGAGGAAGAAAAACAGTGCGACGGCGAAGCAGTCGAGTGGAGAATCGTCTTCCCGGAACGATGCTGGTACGTCGAACAGGCGAAACGGTGGACAGGCGGAACGAAATGACACCGTACCGTCCGATAGTGAAAACCAATCCTCCACAACGCCGCCTCCACGTTTCAACAGTCAACCGGTGGAGCCGGTCGATGTGAAACCGGTCAGCCAGCAGAATGATGGTACGGTCGATGAGGATACCATCGATATCGACAGTCTGCTGGAAGACCCGTGGGGTTCCCCATCGTCCGATACAGGCGAAACGATTGAACAGGATTCCGGTATGCCGGTCGGACAGTCCCCCGTCGAAAACGGCGTACCGGCTGAGCAACCCTACAGTGAGCCGGTCGGACAGTCGGCTGTTGGAACGGAAGAACAGTCAGCTTTCCAGCAGGAACAACAGTTTTACGGCGAACCGGCAGAACAGCAGACCGGTGTAACGGAAAACCAGCAGTCCGAAGATGGCATAGACACGTTCTCCATGTGGAACATACAGGAACAGTCCGATGCCTCCACGGTAGGACAGAATACCGTCAATCCGGATGGGCGACAGAACAGCGAAACGGCGAACCGGCAGAACGGTGGACAGGCGGAACAGGATTCCATCTGGCGGATGGATGACATACCGCAACAGGCGGAACCGCAACAATCCGATTATCCAGCCAGCCAGCAGGACAGTCAAGCGGATATTTGGGGTGTTGATTCGCCGGAACAACAGTATGCCGACGGTCAGGCACAACAGTCGAACGGCGAAACGGCAAACCAGTCAAATGATGATTTCTGGAATACCGGCGAACCGGCGCAACAGCAGACCAGTATGCCTGAACAACAGTCCGATGACGTTCAGGCGTTCCAACAGAACGGCGAACAGGATATCTGGGGAGACAATCCCACAGGCGGACAAGTCCAACAGTCGAATGGTGAAACGGCGGACAGGCAAGCCAGCGAACAAGACTTCTGGGGAGATGAATCCGACGTTCAGCCGGTTCAACAGTCGGACAGCGGACAGGCAATCCAGTCGAACAGTGAACAGGATATTTGGGGAGACAATCCCACAGGCGGAACAGCAACCCAGTTGAACGGTATACCGGAAAACCGGCCGTCCAGCGAACCGGATATATGGGGGAGCAGTGACGACAATTCGCCGTATGGACAGAACGCCGCTCCGGTAGCCTACGATGATATTTGGGGAGATGAGATTCCAGTCCAACAGCCTGAACCGGATGACGGCGGACAGGCAAGCCCATTCGACGGCGGACAGGAAAACCAGTACGACAATACGCCGGTGAGCCAATCCGACACCGAACCGGCGAACCAGCAGAACGGCGAACAGTCCAACCAGCCGGATGATGACTTCTACCGTCGAAACAGCATCTTCAACGACCATGGTGAAGGCCAATGGTGGGAGGATGGTTCCAACGTTCAGGAACAGTCGGCACCCCAGCAACAACAATCCGCGCCACAACAGGAGGGTGACGGTTTCTGGGATGATAGTATACAGGCAAACCAGTTCGACAGTACGCCCGTAGAACAGTCCTCCGGTTTTCCGTCGCAACAATTCGACGGCGGACTGCCGGATTATGCGGATGATGCCGAAGCCGAAAGCGCCACCGACGGTGAGGGCGATGGTGGCAGAATCCGCAAAATCATTATCATGGTCGTGGTGATTCTGGCCGGTATCGCGCTTCTATGCGGTGGTGGCTATTACGCTTATTCGACATACACTCACGCCCAAGCCGAGAAGGCCCGGCAGGTTGAAATCCAAAAGAAGCAGGATTCGCTCACGAAAGCCCAAAACAATTGGGACAAGCGTGTGTCCGACGCGAAAGACCTGATTAAGGAAATCAAGAACAGTCTCGTGAAGGACGACAAGACCACGTTGGGGGAGTGCGACAAGCTCAGCAAGGCCACGGAAGGAAATCCGATGACCGAGGCGGCAATCGGCAAGAAAATGAAAGCGCTGAACGCTCAATACAAGGCGACCGACAACGCGTATCGGAAAGCGTTGCAGTCGAAGAGCGTAGACGTGTCCAACAAGTTGAAGAGTCTCATCGACCAAGCCGGAAAACTTGGTGACGCTCCGGATTCGTCGGATAAGAAGACCATGAACAGTCTCGTCAAACAGTGGAAGGGTACGCAGGTGACGGCTGACAATGTGTCCGACGCCAACAAGGCGGTATCCAGTCTGCAAGATGTGGTGGGCAAGGTCAGCAAGTCCAAGACCGACGCGGATAATGCGAGGAAGGCGGAGGAGGAGGCCAAGAGGAAGGCCGAGGAGGAAGCTCAGGCTCAGGCTCAGGCGCAACAGCAGCAGCAATCCCAGCAGACGTATACGCCGCAACGCCAATACACGTACACTTATACGCCGCAACGGCAGTATACGGCTCCGAGGCAACAGCAGTCCACGCCATCCGCTCCGACTGCTCCGTCCACACCATCCACACCGTCCCAACCGTCTACGGGTGGCGATGGCAACAGTGGCGTGATGTTCTAAAATAGGGGCTATGACATTGGACAAAGTAACGGCTGTAGTGACTTCTTCGGGAGACTGGTTCGCCGTTGAAGTGCCTGAAATCGGAGGATTGTTTACTCAAGTCAGACGACTGGACGAAGTCGAGGGAATGGTTAGGGACGCCGCCAAAATGTTTGGAGTAGAAATAGGTTCTGTTCTAATCCAACAGGCTCACTAAAAAACTGACCCAACCTACAAGAAGCTCTTGTGGGTTGGGTCAGTTATTCTCAGGGTTCGTCAATCACCATTCGGTGTCCGCACCCTCGTCAAAGTCGGAGTCGTAATCGTCTTCGACCGTTTCCTTGACAGGCTTGCGGGTCTTACGCGGTCGGGGAGCGGGAGCCTCCTCTTCCTCCTCACCGTCGTATTCCTCTTCCGGTTCGACCGGCTTGACCTTACGGGCGGGCTTGGTCTTACGACGCGGCTTCGGAGCCTCCTCCTCATACTCGTAGTCGTCCTCTTCTTCCGGTTCCGGCTTGACCGGCTTGACCTTGCGACGCGGCTTCGGAGCCTCCTCTTCCTCCACATCGTCATCCTCGGCATAATCATCAACGTCGGAACCGGAACGAAGCTTGACACGCTTATTCCACGGGTCATCACCCGACTCGTAATCCGGCACCATCTGGTCACGCCATGCGACCATTTCAGCAATCTGCTCTTCGGTGAAAGCATCCTCAAGGGACATGATGCCAGCCGGAGTACCGCCGCCGATAATGACAACGCTCTTGATTCGACCGGTCACACCCTGACCAATCTTGGCCTGATGCCAGCCGGAAAGACGAAGCACGGCACTCGCATACTGTCCCGCATACACCTTGTCTTTCCAGAAGTCGAGTCGGCGTTCGTACTCTTCAACGGAATCGGGGTCTTCCTCGTTCACGATGAAATGTTTCGGCATGGGGTGGAGGATGTTCTTGTCATCGACCCAGCCTACGCTCGGCGGTTCGGTTGCGCGAGACTTGGCGGAAAGCATGTACTTGCCCCTCAGAGAGGAATCACGTTCGGACATGATTATCAGTTCGCCGGTGTCCTTGTCCTCGACCTCCTCGCTATCGCAGTCAACGAGGGCGAAGTGGATTGCGGCACGCTTGTCGAACATGCGCTTGGCTTTCAGTTCCTTGATGTATGCGTTCTGATAGCCGGAAATCTTCTTGATGATAGCACTGTCACGACGCTTGTCGAGAATCGCGCGGAACATGTAGGACGGCTTGCTTGGAGTCTTGTCCTTGTTCTTGTCATCGTCGCTCTGCTTGAAAACGTAAGGCTCGAAGAGGGAGCAACGTCCAAGAGTGATGTGGGGGAGGAACACGTCGAGTGTGGACGGCACTGATACGGACTGCTCTTGCTCTGCCATTTTTGGCTTTCTCCTTTATTTTCGTTTTCCTCTCACACCAATATCAGGCATGAACCTTTTCCATTCGGGAAACAGTTTGAACATGCTCTGACATGAGTGGAGGAAGTCAGTTCTTTTATGTGGACATGTCCAAGTATAGGTCATATTTGAACTATTGTGAAATCAGGCGTGTCCCCTTGAATTTCAACGATTATCAGCATACTCAATCATACGATTTGGCTCAAAAGTGAACCAATGCTATAGTTGGGTTGAAACTTGTAGGAAAGGAGTTGTCTAAAAAATGGGAAACATCTCATTACGCAACCTTCGAATACAAGCGGGAAAAACACAGGCTGAAACAGCCGAAGTACTGGACGTGTCAACAAGCACATATAAACGGTGGGAGAAAAACCCGCTTGAAATGCCACACGGCATGTGGTTGGAAACCGTCCAATATTTGGAAATGTCCGCGCAAATCAGAAAGAAGACCAAAATGGCAACCGATTACGGCCACTCCGAAGTAGTATTCGACGAACCGATGACCGACGAGGAGGAGGAAAGGAACCGAGCATCATACACGGTTCCGATTCCGGACTCTCTGACCAACAGTTTCGAACCATCCCAGCCCATCACCGATAAACAATTCCTCGACTGGGAGATTCGCCACATCGAACCATATCCGGGTTATGCGGAGGAGTACGCCGCATGGCAGGACGCGTGGGAGGAAATCGACCGGGCACAGGCCGAAGCCGATGGAAACCCCTACAACTACGTTGACAACATGAAGCTCCAGCCGGAGTTCGACCCGCAGACCGGCGAACCCATCGACTATGAGGAGCCTGTTATCTTCCAGAACGCCGAAACCAACAAGGTCGAAGTGCATCTGCCCGCCGAAGACGCGGTCAAGGCCGACGCCGAAGCGCGAGGCGAAGACACTTCCATCACCGGAGACGAAGAGGAGTAATCCTCCATGAGCCAAGCGAAAATCATAGACGCGACCGACGAGGAATACTTCGCCATGGACGCGCTCGACCAGAGCCAGTTGAAAGCGTTCCTGAAAAATCCGAAGGAATGGGCTTACGACCGACTGTTGGGCGACCATACGCCGACGGACGCGATGAAGTTCGGAACCGCGTTCCACGCCTACCTGTTGAACACGAGCGAGGTCGTATGCCTTGACGAGGGGCAGACTTTTCAAAGCAAAGCCAACAAGGCATGGCGTGAAGCGCAGGAGGCGATGGGCAACATCGTCGTATCCTACAAGGATATGCAGTTGCTTAAACGCATGAAGCAGAACATCATCGACTCCCGTCCCGACATGTACGACCTTATCGGCAAAGGCACATGCGAACAGTGCATCGTGTGGACGGATGACGATACCGGTCTGGGACTGAAAGCCAAGCCGGATTTGATTCCGACCGGCGTTGACTATCTCGTGGATTTGAAGACCGCGAGCAGTGCCAGCGCCACGGACTTCCACAAGCATGTCATCGAATACGGTTATCACATTCAGGCGTCGTTCTACCGTCAGGCGGTTGCGAACTGTCCGGCGGAAGCATTCCAACGCACCAGACGCAAGCCTGTGGCTATGCAATTCTGGGTGTTCGAGAAAAGCGGCGCATGCGATTGGCAACCGTTCTCCATCAGCGCGGACAATGACGTGACGAAAATGGCCGGAATGGCTATCAGCGCGGCCTTGCATGGCATTGCCGAACTCCGTGACAAGGCGGAAGCCGACGGGCACTACGGCAAAGGCATCGACGCGGCGGCACGATACGCGCTACGAAACTGCGGATACGACAAGTCCTTGAAGGAAGTCGAATTCACAGCATGGGATATGGCCGACGCGCAAAACTTCGCCATGTACAACGACGTTATCGCATAGTCTTTCCCCTCTCGTTTTCCAACATTAGAAGCTTGGGGCATCGAAAAAAATCGGTGCCCCAAGCTTTTTGTTAGAACGGGTTTTCCGTCATGGCGGACTCCTTTGCGGAAGAGACGGCTCCCTGTCCGAAAGCCTTTTCCTTTCCTGTTCCCGAAGTGAGGGAGCTTCTGCTGGGATAGAGCGTCAATCCTTTTTCCCCAACGGAAGTCGCCAGCTCCGGCCACGCGTCCGACACCTTCTCCAACGACCGGCAAAACCTCCGTCTGAAAGAATACATAGGCGTATCCACTGAATCGAACTGACTCCGAAGATTCTCCCAAGGAACAATGACGGGCTTTTTCAGGGCATATGTCCGATAAGCAAGCCACTGGTAAATATCCAAAGCCCTAGGAGAACGTCCTAATTGGGCGGCGATTTCTCTGCTCAAAGGAACACAATTTTCAGTAAGAATCTGCCAAAGCAAGTCGGAGAACCTAATATAGGTTTTCTCGGAAGAGTCGCCATCGTGGAAATGAAATTCGCCATAATCGAAAATCCGATAGTTACCCACGGCGAGTATTTGTTCTTCCTTCGCGTCAAACCAGCCCCTAAGCTGGATAGTCGTATTCAACATACGGTTCAGCATCTCATCGACGTCTTTGGCTAAACCGCCATAATATGTCAGACCGGCGTGCTTACAGAAAGAACGGAACGACTCATCAAAGACTATAGTCTTCTTGTCGAAATCAACTTTTTCTGACTGCTCCATAATCAACGAACGTGAATAAAGAAGAATAAGCCTAGGAATTTTCCCATAAGCCCATTCCCGCCTTAACGGGGCGATATTAACAGTAACCGCGCCGTTTCTCCGCTCAAAAAATTCGACATCTGGATTGTCCACAGGAAAGATACTGACAATCGACATGAGTTTCGGACTGTAGACAACCTCCAAAAGTTTGTCTTTGCCGCTATCATTAGACACGTGACCACTCCTTTTCTAACTGATTGGTCATCCGCCCGTCCCTGTTGCCAGACAGAGGCGGGTTTCTTTTTTCTATTTTAGAGGTTGTTTGAGACACGTACAGATAGATATGAGAGCATATGCAAATCATGAACTAAAAATAGGGAAAAATGATTTTTATCGATTTTTCACCATTTTTCGGTGGGAGATACTGGTATACCGCTGGGAGATATTGGCATGCAAAGTGGGAGATATTGACATGTTTTTGGGAGATATTGACATGCGGACATGCTCTCAGCCCTACTGCCACAAGGGTTTTCAGACGCCCCATAAGTACATAAGTATACATAAGTATTACATAATATATAGGCTCAATTTTTTTATGAAAAACCATTTTTAAAAAATAAAAATGAGAAAATGCATTTTTCTCTATTTTTAGTTCATGATTTGCATATGCCTACACTCTCTTAGCCTATCTGTATAGATTCAAATTTTTGAGAAAAATTTGAAAAGCAAAAATATGAGGAAGATGCTTTTGCTGGGAAACCGTTAACAGACGTGGTTCTCTTTGCTAAGAGTGGAGACGGGTTAATCCTTAGACTGGGTTGTCGCTCACTGGCTTTTTTTCTTTTGCTTAAGAAAACCGGTAAAAATCTTAAACCTTGTGAACCGTTAACAAGCGAGAATCCTTTACCCCGGGTTCCCTAAAGAAGAAAAACCCGCCCCTCCCGTTTCGCCGGTTTTTCTCTTCGCCGTATTTCCGTGCTTTTCAGACTCTTCCAATGTTGTTTCCGTTAGACTGGATTAGTCCACATTGGCTAACGGAAAAGAGAAAACATGCTTTTGCCTATCGCGCTTCCGACTGGTTCACCGGTACGGCCTCTTGATGATGAGACCGTTCGTGGCCGGTATTGCGATGGTGCCTACGTTCAGACCGGTCTTCCCGCAGACGGAAAGGATTACGATGAGTGGCTTGCTGAACATGACCGTATCGTCGTTTTAAAGGCCCTTCACGGGGTTTCCGGCAAAATCGAGACCAACCATACCCGTAAGGACATCATCGACCTTCTAAAAGCCGATATCAGCGCATTGGAGATGGGGAGCCGAAAATGAGATTCACACTGCATTCGACCGACAAGGGAACCAGCCGTTGCGTCCGCTGCGGCGTCAGGAAAACCCCATACGACGGGGAAACCATGTGCCAGCACTGTCTGGGCGTGCATGAGTCCGGCAGCCACCGTCCGTTCGGAGAATCGTCATGGTTCGGAGGAGCGTCATGGTTCGTCAAACCGTAGCGGTGAAACGCGGCGGATACCGGTTGACCATCAACATTCCAATCGAATGGTGGAGCGGCACCGACACCGTGCAGACCGAAAAGACGCGTGCCCTACGGCGTGCGAGAATCCGTCGGTATGCGAAAGACAAGTGGCGGAATCTGAAAACGATGAAACAGGCGTGGAAGGTGGAACGGTTCCTAGCCGTGGTCACGGTGTCCGCACCCCACGGCGGGAACGTGTTCCCAGCACGAGCCGCCGAAACCGTGAAGCCGATAATCGACGCCGGTTCCGACGTGCGCCTGTGGGATGATGATGATAGTCTGCACCGGCATTCGACCATCTACCTGCAATCGCCCATCGAAGCGCCTTCCGGCTGTTATCTGCTGGACATTCTCATCATTCCGATTTCCGACGAGAACCCGCAGTATCAGATTACGGGCGGATTGGCGTCGAGCGTGGTCGGCATGTGGAGGAACATTCCCGTGGGGGAGCGTCCCGCATGGTGTGACGGCTATGAGGTGAAGTTCAGCGTGCCGGACAAAATCTGGATTACCAGCAATTACACGGATTCGGATTTGAAAGCCCGCCAGCATGGTCAACGCAAGGCGACCACGTGGGGTAGGGGCAACACGTTGGGCGTGCGTGAGAAGGTCGGCTCCCAGCTCATCGCCTACGCGGAGGAGTGTTGGAAACGCCAGCCCTACTGCGGATACGGCAAGTACATCGTCATCGCCAGCATCGCCTACCCGTATGGCGTGGCGCAAGCCGACCCGGACAATACCGCAGAAAGCGTGAACGCGATTCTGAAAGCGGGAACGAACGTCGGCGCATGGCATGGCACCACGTCGAACTATTGCAAGGGCGTGGCGTTCGTCCGGTCTAAGAATCTGAACCATGGCGGACGGCATTTGGTCAGACTGCTCGTGTTCCCCGTGCCGGACGGGTTCCAGATGTTGGAAGCGATAGCGGATTCAGCGGACGCGAGTTGGGCGGAGCACGACCGGAGGTTGAATTGAGTTGGAAAAGCGTATTGGGCAAGACCCTGCTTGGCGTGGGTATCCTGTTTGCGACCGTCATCTACATGTCGTTCGACGTTCCCGCCGACGGCAGACTGGATATTCGTGAATCCATTCTGTCCCTTTTCGGTCTGATAGTAGGCTTCTGGATATTGGGGGAGACGTGGGGACGATTGCTGTGGAAGGGTTTGAGGATTCTCGCCAAGGATGTGGGCGTGTTCGCTGAAACCGTGTTCGTCCACGTTTCCGACCATCTTTCCAAAAAGTCGAAGCATGAGAAAAACCGGTAGATTACCTTCTTCCGCCTTTTATCGACCTTGAGGATTGTAGACTGGAATCTGATATTGGAAAAACCTCCCGTTCGGGGAGGAATCAGGTCGAGGAAGGACAAGACATGGCCTACAATCCAGCACAGCCGCGAAACCCCATCGGACAGTGGACTGAATGGGGTTTGACCGTCGGCTGGCATGAGTACGTTGACCGTCGCGGCAACGTGCGCAAGTACTACAAGAACAATCTCTCCCAAATGCCCAGCGGCTATGAGATGATGCACGTCGGCGCGAGCGGACGTAATTTCAGCACGCTCAAGAACCATGATGTTCACGAACGAGTGCATATCACCGGCACCGAGGACGGCGAACAGCTCGCCATCGCGTCCACCGGCAACACCTGCTTCGGAGTCATCAACCATGACCGTGAAGCCCCGGAACACACGTTGAGCATGTGTCGTGGAAACAAGTTCCAGCCGGTCAGCGAGAACCTGCCGTTGGACGAGACCAGTTTCGGCGGTCGTGCCGCACAATTGGAGGGGCGTAAGGACGGCAAGGTGTACGACACCCTGAACGCCCGAACGAACGAGCAGGTCAACCGTGCCGCGTTCGAAGGCGAGAACGCGAAGGTGTACCACATCGACCCGAAGGATTTCGCGGAGGCGGAGGTCAAAGCCCGCCACTACTACGAGAATAAGCTTGGTTTGAACAATGCCGACGCGCGTTCCGCAGAAGTGTTCGTCTACATGGACAAGGAAGGCAAGACGCACGTCGCACCAGCCTTGAAGCGAGACTCGAAGACCGGCCTTCTGAAACGTGCCCCCCGCCCGCATAATGAGGGCGGCTCCCCAATGGCTATCGTTCCGGGCGACGATTTGACCCGAATGACCCGCGCCATGCAAGCCGAAGGACTGGACGACGTGCAATGCGCCATCAGCGCCGGTACTGGCAAACAGGCGAACGGCCATCCGCAGAACGCCCTGCACTTCCGCAAGGAGTTCTACCGCAACAAGGCCAGTGGTGACCATGTGACCTCTTGGGGCACCATCGAAATGAACAACAAAGGCACCGAGGTCGAGAAGGCCCGTGGCGAGTTCAGCAGCGACAAGGAGTACGCGGACTACAAGTCGAAAGTCGCAGACCGTCGAAACAAAGCCGCGTCCAACTACTATCATCCGGTGGACAGCGAGGACGCCGCCAAGCTCATGCGCCGTAAGACCGGCAACATGAACATTCCACAGGACAGCATCGAAATGCGCCATCAGGACAAGGAAGTGTCCTTCGCGGTTCGCGGAGAGCATACCAACACCCTTTACGACGGATACGGTTCCCGTGTCGGATACGAGGCGAACGACGCCGACGGATTCCGTAGCATGTTCAACTATTCGCACCAGAACAATCCGGTACCCGCCCAAGCCGTGCATGTCGGCACCGGCAAGCATGAGGGCCAGTACGGCATCACCCTACGCGACAAGGCCAGCGGCATGAGCGTCGTGTCTTGGTACAACAAGCGCGGACACCACACCGACACCGAACCCCTGCTTAAAGCGAATCCCCAGAAGGCATGACGTTTTCCAAAAAACGATTTTTTCGGGGTGGACAATCCGGCAAAAGTCTGGATACCGTCCACCCCGAAATTTTTTTCAAGGTAATTTCCTGCCTATACGAGGTTGACGGCATACACGTCCGCTAAGGTGGTAGACGAAATCCGCAAAGGAAACGTTTCACATCTCGGATAGGACATTGAATGAGTGATAATTGGAACAATGCCGCGAAGAAAATCGGTAGCGTGGGTCTTGCTGCCGTGATGGCAGTAGGCTCCATGGGAACGGGAGCTGTGACGGCGTTGGCCGTTGACGACGCCAATACGACGACCCCGCCATCCACTTCCGGCGGCGAGACCACCACGACAAGCCGTAAACTCCAAACCACCTACGGAAAGCAGACCGTCACCTACGAGAAGGACGGCGACGGCAACTATACGGCCACCATCGACAAGTACGACGGAGACCCGTTGGAAGCCGCCACCGCCACGCTTGACGGCGAGGACAAGCCTATCGCATTGTCTGCTGAAACCCCGACGCTCAATATCGACCACAGCAAGGTCGGCGTCAGCCATCTGACCGGCACCGTCACCTACAAGGGCACATTCGATGAGTCGGACACCGTAAGCCACAAGGTCACACTGACCGTGAACGTGGATGAAACCTACGGCAAGGAAGTCACCCTGAAGGACGGGACGAAGTTCGTCGTGCAAGGCGACACCAGCACCGCGAACGCCACACTGAACGGCGTGACCTTGGACAAGGACGGCAACCCATCCGAAAACACCGTCCGCCTGTCGGACGGCACCACAGCCGCAATCGACTGGTCGAAACCCACATACGATTACAGGAACGGCTACACCGTCACCAAAACCGGAACCGCGACCGCCAGAGTCGAAATCATGGACTTCAACTGGGACAGTGGAACCCGAATCGACGCCTACGGTTGGAACACGCACACGAGCGTGACCGCATCCAACACCGCCAGCTGGTCAACCAACTATGAGGGCAACGACATCCCATTCACCACATCCGACGAGGATGGGAAACAACTCGCGTCCATGACCGGCAACACCATTCCTCAACGATTGGAAGTTACCGGCAGCAACGGCAGCAACGTGACCCTCACAAATCCGGCCATCACGCCGGGAGCCACCACCGGCGCAGGCAAACTCGGCATGATTCACGAGACCGGCACAGCCGGATACTCCAAGAAAGCAGGAGGAATCCTCCCCGAATTCGCCGCGACCGTGAACTACACGAAGGATTACGGCAAGGAAGTCACCTTGAAGGACGGCACCCCGTTCACCGTCCAACAGGACGGCAGGACAGCCGTGTTGGACTACGCGAACAAGGACTACACCGTCAACAAGGCGGGCAAGGTCGTCGGCAAGGACGGCAGGGAAATCACCGGCCTGAAACTGTCCGACGACACCGAACTGCCTATCACATGGGCTAAGACCACTGACTCCAAAACCCATGTGACCACCGTCGTTGGAACCGTCAACCAGAAGTACAAGACCATCGACCCGGAAACCAAAGCCGAATACGAGTGGACGATTCAAGTCAACCAATCCTACTCCCGTACCGACACTTGGAGCGGTGAAGTCGAAGGGAAGACGTTCCAGTTCACGAACAATCCGGAAACCGGCGACCAATCCTATACGGCCACCGAACCATCCGGCAAGGTTCCGGGACGCATCACCGTGCATACGAACGATTCCGATGACACGTTCACATTGAAGCGTAGCGACTTGCAGGATGTGAAGCTCACAGCCAACGGCACGTTCGCCCAAGTGGATGTGACCGGCACCGCCGTCTACCATGTCGGTGCTAAGAACGGCAATCCAGCGTTCGACGTTTCCATCCCATTCAAATATTCCACAGGTGAGAACATCACTCTGGCCGACGGCACCCAGTTCACCGTATCCGGAGAAAACCCGGACGGAACCGTGGAGGCCGTAGCCAATGTGCCCGCCAACAAGTCCTATCGTGTGACCAAAGACCGCAAGGTCGTTGACAAGGACGGCAATGAGGTCAAGACCATCAAACTGTCCAACGGCAAAAGACTGAACATCGCATGGAACGTCAGCGTGGACAATGCCACTCACGTGACATCCGCAACCGGCGTCGCCACAGGCAACTACGAGTACACGGACGTTCAGACCGGACAAACCAAAATCTGGCATATGACCGTCAACTTGGGTGACTATTCACGTACCAACACTTGGTATGCGCAGGTCGGAGACGACAAGCTCCCGTTCGTGAACCTTCCCAACATGGGCGGCAGCCAGTCGCTCACCGCCCCGACCGTGAACGTCCGTCCCACCGCCGTGACCATCGGCTCCCTGAACAAGGATGACAACACCCAGTTCAAAGTGGAACCGAAGTTCACCGAACAGCACATCACTTCGGGCGATAAGCTCGGCACAGCAATCGTATCCGGCACAGCCGTCTACCATGCCGACGCGAACCCGGATAAAGGCTTGCCGCAGTTCGACATCACCGTACCATTCGAATATTCGATTGGCGAGGAAATCACGTTGAACAATGGCACCGATAAGGGGACTCCTTTCAGCAAGTACGAAGATGGTTCCTATCACGCCGGATATTCCGCAACGGGCCTGTCCGACAAGGACAACAGTCCTTCCTACCATGAGGTCACACTGTCCAACAAGGACAAAGCCACCGTCAAATGGGAATCCACTCCCAAGACCATGGTGGGTGCCGACAACGAGCATAATATCGTCGTGCTCTTCGGAACAGCAGAGGGAACCGTGACCGTCGATGACGGACACGGCAACAAGATTGAACAAGCCTACACGGTGGGAACCCGAGACGTTCGTCCCGAGGATAAGAACTTCACGAAGATGACGCTCACCCAGACTTCCTCCGACGGCAAGTCCAAGAGTTACGAAATCAATAAGACGGACTTTGATGAGAACCATCAGAAAGTCGTTGACCTTCCCGCCTCCGATGCGAAGGACTCCTTCTCCCTCTCCGCCGAACATGGTCTCGACGCGGAAGTATCCCGTCCGAAACTGAGTGTTGACGGCACCAGCCGAATCATCACAGTCAACGTGAACGGCGTGGACTACACGGTACGGGTCAACTTCCAAACCTCCGACATCCAACCGGACAGTCCCGCCAAACTCAACGGCATCTACGTGAACCTCACCGGCAAAGCCGAAAAAGGCACGCTCATCGACAATTGGAATCCGAACAGGCTCGACTATGTGGTCGCATTGAAAGACGCGAACACTAGTGCCTACCTGCTACCGGAAGCCCCGGCAGGAGTAACCGTCAAAGCCGGAAACGTGACCCAAAGCGCACAATCCAACCGACAGGAATGGATTGTCACCGACACCGCCACGGGAGCAAGCCGCACCTACAGTGTGACCGTAACCCGTCCTGTCAAAACCGCCGTCACCGAATTCCAGCCGAAGGAGCCGGTGGAACAGTCTCCGGTCAAGACACCAGACTCTCAGACTGACACGAGCCTCGCATCCGTCGGTTACGTTGGCAAGGACGGCAAGTATGTGCCCGTCACATCCGACAAATTCGACATTCCGGAAGGCGGCACCTTCTCCTATGAGACGAAGGTTGGCCAAAGCGCCGTAGTGTCCAGTTCCCACAAGGGCATGACCTACACGTATACGGTCAGCGTGCTCTCTCCGGACGGCAATACGTTCACCCAGCACGACTACACCGTCACCTACATCACCGCCGCCACCCACAAGGCGGAACTGACGGGCATCGCGGTTGACGGAAAACTCATCAACGGGTTCGCTCCGGACAAAACCTCCTACGAAGTGGCTGTGGACAATCCCGACAAGTGGACGGTCGTAGGTCAATACGACAAGGATTCGGGAATGAGCATCACCATCAACAAGAATGGTGCCGATGCGACACTCACCGTCACATCCGGAGATGGACTCGTGTCCAAGGACTACAAGATTCACGCCACCAAGAAACTGTTCGGAGGCGCTGGCACCGCTGGCGTAAACGACCTCGCGCAGACCGGCGTGAACACCGGAATCATCGGACTGGTCATCATCGTGCTCGCCGCAGTCGGCGGACTGTTGGCCGTGGCCGTCAAGAAGCTTGGCAAACGTAAGACCGCAAGTCAGGACGAAGAATCCTCCGACGGTCAATCCAATGCCGAGACCGAAACCGAATCCGACCCGGACAAGAAGAAACCGGCCCATAAAGCCGAATAACAGATAAAGCCTTGCCCTCCCCGACATGAAACCATGCTTCAACCAGTCGCCAAAGATTGGAAGAAGCATGGTCGGAGCGGGCAAAAATCGGAAGGCTGACCTTGGGAACTCTCCTGCAAACCGTACTTGAGACCAGCTTTCCATACTTATAACTGAACAATCAAAAAAACGCGCGGGGGGGGGCTTCTTTTCAGCTCTTCTCCCGTTTTCATGACACACTCTCCAGAAGGGAAGCTCAAAGTTATGAAACCCGGCCTGAGAAAGGTTGCCGCGCTTATCTTGGCTACGGCGACAATGTTTGGTGGTGGCGCATTGTCCGCGTCCACCGCTTTGGCTGACGATTTGACGGTGGATTCGTCCACGCAAGTCCAAGCTGACACCAGTAATAGTGGGAACGCCGACACTAAGAGTAGCGACACCCAGTCAGACACTACCAGCAGTAGTAATGCTGACAGTCAAACACAGTCGGACGTTCACGCCGACACTAGTGTCCGAGCGCAATCCGCTCCGGAAGACGCTAAAGACGTTACCATTCATGACATGCTCGACACGGACACCGCATACGTGTCGAAACTCAAACTAACCGACCGAGTCACTGGAACCGCACCATTCGACAATGACAATGAGCGTGGCGACGATAAGGACGCGAGCAATGATATAGTCCGCTCGTTCGATGATGTAATCTACGACTACGATTACACCGTCACCCCGGATTCGACCATGGACTATTACAAGCGTACCCGTGTCGGCTTCCGTTTCGAACTGCCTTATCCGGCGGATAAGGTCACGTTCGACACCGACCAAATGGGTTGGGTAGACCAGACTCCCGGCTATCAACCGAAACTCACGACCGAAACCATCAACGGTGTGAAGACGCAAGTGTACATCTGCTATCGCCTGTTGGAGCCGACTTCCAACAGTCCGACCGTCAACCCCGGCACGTCAGCCATCAGCCTCGCAGTCGCGGTCAAAGGCGCACCCCACGGATACAAATTCCATCCAACCGTCAAAGCATGGACAGCATGGGATGCAAGCAATCCAACCAACACCGGCACCCACAAACAAGCCGAAAACACGCCACAAGACGTAACAGTCAGCGCAAAACCTTTCTATAATCTTCGGATAACCGAAGGCGTCCGCTACAGTGGTATCGAACGCGAATATAATTTTTTCAAGAGACTCCAGTGCTTTGAACGGAAACCTTGGAAAAATCAAGGGAATCCTGACCAAAATTCCAATCGCCTTCGACATGCGTTGGTTAAACCGCACTAAAGGAATGAAAGGCTTGGAACTTCCACAAGGGGATGTCACCTTCGACGTGGAAGTCTCCAATAATTGGCGTGATGAAGGTGCCGCCTCCAATCATGAAGCTGTGGAGGAATCTCAACCATACTTCTGGAACTTCACGAGAATAAACATGGATGAAAGACTTGCCGACAGGAGTATGACAAATACCGGTAACTACGACAACTACCAGTATGCGGATAGAGGCTCAAGCAACGGCCAATGGACGATAACCCAAACACGTCAGAAAACCAAAACTACACTCCATATAACCATTCGCGGCTACGATACCAATCCAGCGAATTTCCCGACATTCGCATTTGGTAGGACCCCCGACGCGCAATGCTCCACGAGTTTCATGTCTTCCAACTGCAAGAACATGCAAGTGGCCGAAATCAGTGCTGGCTATTTGACCTTTGTCACTCCAACCACTATCCAAGGTAAAAGTGTAGCCGAATATTACAAGCATGACGTGACCTTGCAACAGGATATGAAAGACGCTAGGCTGTCAGCCAAGTCCGTTACCGGTTATCCTCTCGAAACAGCATCCGACAATTCAAACCAGTCAGTCACCCAAGATGATAATAGTGGTTTTAGTGTCAATCTAAGAAAACCCGGTGGTTTTATTCAAATGATTAATTACGCATGCGCCACTGGTAGTTACTTCGAGAATGGTACCGATTGTGCAGGATGGGGCGCGCAGGATATATGTCATGGAACTGACTCCACTTTGCAGGGGAGTAATCAGAGAATAGTCGGAGGATTCACTTACTCGTATAATTCCATCGGACAATTACCTGTAATGTCCCTCCATCTGTATAAATGGGATAATACCGTTTTTGACGTCCCCGATGATTTACGATTCAGTCATAACACTCGTGGTAAATGGTCCCGAAACAGTGGATACGCTCATGAGTATTTTGATTCAGTCGATGACATCATTCAATATGCCGTGAAGAAAGATGGCAAAGGCTGGACTGATGACGACGAACAACGTAAAGCGTCTTTCAATGACCTTGACTATTATCAGACAAAAGACGAAGCTGAAAAACACGGCATTATCGTCGGACTCCTGATTGAGGGAAGAAACGTCGCGGAAGACGGCTCTCAAAACCGATACGAAGACCCGGCCTTTATGCTCAAAGTCAAAGACAATGTGAAAATCGGCAGTGTAGCGCAATTGACCGGCGTAGCCGCCACATGGCGTAGGGACAGTCTACAAAAGCTCAGCGGACTTGACTCCGAAAACAACACCTTCGAAGAATGGCAGGATTGGACAAGCAAGCAAGACCCTCTCAGCGTCTACAAGCAAGTAAAAGCAACTGATATTTTCGATTCGGCACCATATCAAAAAGCAAAATATGATGACGAACACGGGTATCTCGGTGGAGATACAGCCGACCGTAATCGTGGTGACAGCCTCTACATTGTTGGAGAAACAGCGAAAATTAGCAAGATTACCGCACAACTTAACGATTCCGGCAATGAAGGCAAGACCATCTACGATTTGGACAAGGAACAACGTATAGCCGATTGGGATGTGACTGCCACTTCCACGACAGGAAATAATTCGACCGGCGACTCATATACGACCGACTATTACATTACGGATACCCTACCGAAAGGGTTGACGTATATAGCAGGTTCCTCCCATGTTGGAGGAGTTTATAAGTCCAATGGTTCAAGCCAAGGAACTGTATTCGGTGGAAAAAAAGATGGAACCAACAGTCACTAAGAATAATGACGGAACGACCACCTTGTACTGGCAGTTGAACGGTATGAAAGCCGACAATAGTCAGACTCATATCTATTTCAGTACCACCATCGGAGACGCTTCCGACCCCGACAATGACTCAAAGAATAATGAGTCTTATACCAATCGAGTCAGCATCAAGACGAAACGTAACGGTTCCAGCCCTAGTAAACCAAAAGGAACCATCGCTGATTATACGATTCGTGTTTCTCGTACTCATTCTTCTGCGTTGGCTACTCGTGCTCAACCGTTGTTGAATGATATTGAGAAGCCGTTAGGTTTCACGAACATGTTGGGTAACTTCTCCAAGGATGAGAAAAAGAATCCGTATGCGGTTGATATTATGCCGTATTCGGGTGCTGGCTCCCTGTCGAAGTATTCCGGCGGTTATGTGATGACCGGTTTGAACATGGGTGTGAAGAATGGTGCGTCGTTGAATAACGTGCGCGTCTACTTCACCACCGACCCGAAGTGGCGTACCGTTGACGCGACCAAGATTACTCACGAGCAGGTCGAACAGTGGACTGAGGCGAAGGTTGACCGTAACACTGGTACGGTGACTATCCCCGACGGTTGCGATAAGCCCGTCGCTTGGGCTTTCACATCCGACAAGCTTCCCGCAAACGCCCGCTATAATTTCAGTTTCGCATTCAAACCGTCCGGCAATAAGGCGGCTGACGCTTATGTGAACCGTTGGACTGACAGTGATAATAAGGTGGATGCGGTCACGCAGGTCGTGGAACGTAGAGTGAACGGCGTCGCATGGTTCGACAACAACCATAACGGTGTCCGTGAAAACACCGACCGTCTCATCGCCGGCGTGAACGTCACACTGTTGGACAAGAACGGCAAGACCGTCACCAGCATGAACGGCAAGCCTTGCACCACAGTCACCGACCAGAACGGACATTACGAACTGTCGGACATTCCGGCTGGCTCCGGTTTCAAACTTCGGTTCACCCCGAAGACCGGCACCACTTGGCATGGACAGCACGTCACCATCAAGAACGCGAAGGAAGCGTCCGAAGCGACCGACTCCGACAGTGATGAGGAGGATGATTCCAACGGCAATATGGTTGCGGGCGTAATCCCGTTGAAGGATTTCCCCGCATTGGACAAGATGACCACCGCCATCTACGAAGACCCGAACGAAGACCATGGCATTTACGGCATGGTCATGCCAACCGTTCCGGTCACGTTCAAAGCGGTCAAAGTGCTGAACGGTCGTCCGAACGGCGCTTGGACTGACAAGGACAAGTATGTCGCGGACATCACCCCGTTGAACGATGCGCCGAAGGACGCGGTGCCATCCTCCATCACGTTCACCGACAACAAGACGCAGACAGTCAGAATCAACACCGGCGCGTTCACTCAGGAAGGCACTTACCAGTATGAGGTGAAGGAGCGCAAGGGAGACAATGCTGGAGTCACGTATGATGACCGTGTTTGGATATTGACCGTCACCGTCACCGATGATTTGAACACGTTCGACCGTCATGTCACGGCCAACGTGTCCAATAATGGAGTCCAATCCGACGCCATCCAGTTCACGAACACGTATGCTCCGAAGGATACGCAAGCCCGTATCGTGGCGAGCAAACTGTTCACGAACGCGGACAAGTCTGCCACCAAGATTACCGACTTCCAATTCGACCTGTATGCGAACGACAAGGCGACCGGAACTCCTATCCAAACCGTGAACGCCAGCGCGGACGGCAAAGTGGAGTTCTCTCCGCTCCTGTTCACCAAGGCGAAACTGAACGGCAAAGACAAGGACACCTTCTCTTATTCGGTTCGTGAACGCAACACGGGTGCGGCGGGCGTCAAATATGACGACCATTACGCCGTATGGACTGTGACCGTCACCGACGATAACAGTGGACAGTTGAAAGCCTCGCTCATCAATCCGGCCATCTCCATGAAGAACGGTGAGACCATTGACAACGGCCAGTTCGTCAACTCGTACTCCAGCCAACCCGTGTCCGTCACGCCGAAAGCCAGCAAGGTAATCGACAATCCGAAGCACACGCTCCGCCTGTTGAACGCCAACGAGTTCACATTCGAATTGCAGGACAAGAATGGCAAGACCATCCAATCCAAGACCAACAATGCGGACGGAACCGTAACCTTCGACAAGCTCGCCTACAATACGGTAGGTGAACACGATTACCGTATCGTGGAAAAGACGGGACAGTTCAAAGGCATCACCTACGACCAGACCGTCCACGCCATGCACGTCAACGTCACCGACAACGGTTACGGACAGTTGAAAACCTCCACCTCTTACGACAATACGAACAAGACCCCGGTCTTCCACAACACGTATCAGCCGAAGGACGTGACCGTGAGCCTCACCGCACACAAGACGTTCGACAACAAGAACGCCAGCCATGCGAAACTCACCGACTTCCAATTCCAACTGTTCGACAACGAGCAGGCGGTAGGCAAGCCGTTGCAAACCGTGAACGCCGACCAGAACGGAAACATCAGCTTCCAACCGTTGACGTTCACCGCCCAACAGTTGAACGGTGTCAAATCCCGCACGTTCACCTACACGGTGCGTGAAGTCCGCCAATCGGCGGGCGGTGTCAACTACGATTCCCACATGGGAATGTGGCAAATCACCGTCACCGACGATTTGACCGGCCAACTGCAAGCCCAAACCCGAGTGAACACGGCCTATCCAACCACGTTCACGAACACGTATCAGGCGAAACCGGTCAGCGTGCAATTCCGTGCGCACAAGACACTCAACGACCCCGACCATACAGGCATCCAACTGCAAGCCGGACAATACGAGTTCAAATGCGTCGAGGATAAGACCGGTGGTCAGGTCGGAACGGTGAAAACCAACGACCAGCGGGGCAACATCCTGTTCGACACCATCTCCTACACGAAGACGGGAGTGTATGACTACACCATCAGCGAAGTCCACGGCGATAACGGAGGCGTCACCTATGATGCTATGAAACATCATGTGAAAGTCACCGTCACCGACAATGGCGAAGGCCAACTGTTGTCCGACATGAAATATGATGACGGAACCAACATTCCGGAATTCACCAACACGTACAAGGCCCAACCCGCCACGGACAATCCGACCGCAATGAAGAAGATGACCTCCTCCAAGGGCAACAAGTACACGCTCAAAGACGGAGACTTCAACTTCACACTCCACCAGCAGTCGGCACCCGCCAACGTGCGGAACGAAGACCAGACGAAGCGGAACGACCAGCAGGGCAACATCCGATTCGACCAACTGTCGTTCCCTCTCGTAGGCACCTACGTGTACACCATGACGGAACAGGATACGACCATTCCGGGAGTCACCAAGGATGGGACGGTAGCCACCATCACCTACGTGGTCAAGGATGTTGACCACAAGGGCAAGCTGACCGTCGTGTCCAAGACCGTCACCCCAACCACCGGCGCTAACGGCAAGAACATCACGTTCACCAACCATTACAGTCCGAAGAACGTCGGATACTCCATCAGCGGCGTGAAAAACATCGTCAACACGGATACGGCAACCAGCCGCACTCCGCAAGACGGCGAATTCAAGTTCCAACTGAACGCGGTATCCGCACATGACATGGACGGCAACACCATCAGCGTGAACGACATGCCGATGCCAGCCGGAAGCCAAAACGGAACACAAACCGTGTCCAACAAGGGAACCGGATTCACATTCGGCCAAATGGTCTACACCATGCCCGGCGCATACACGTATCATGTGAAGGAACTCGCCGGAACGGACAAGACCATCGGCTACTCCACTCAGGAATACGATGTTACCGTCACCGTCACCGACCATGACGGCGCTCTCACAGCGACCGCCGACCGTCAGACCGATGACATCCGATTCGACAACACGTACACGCCGACACCCGTCAGCGTGCAACTCGAAGCGGACAAACATCTGACGGGACGCGACCTGAACGACAACGAGTTCACCGCCGAATTGAAGGATTCCGACGGCAACCAGCTCCAAGCCAAACCGTTCACCCGTGCTCCGCGCAACACGCAATCCGACAAGGTAACTGCACGCGAAGGCGATGGAACACTCGAATTCGACAAGCTCACGTTCGACAAGACCGGCGTGTACACGTACACGGTTGACGAACAGGACGGAACCTTGGGTGGTGTCATCTATGATAAGACCATCCACACCGTCACCATCACCGTCACCGAGGACTCGAAGAGCCACAAGCTCGTCGCCAGCGTCGCCTACTCCAACGGCAAGGCCGGTGAGAAGAGCATCATCTTCCAGAACACGTACCAGCCGGAAGACGTGTTGGTCGAACTGTCGGCCAAGAAGAATCTGACCGGACGTGAACTGCAAGCGTCCGAATTCAAGTTCGAGCTTGTGGACGACAAGGGCAATGTCATCGACAGTGAGAAGAACGACAAGCAGGGCAACATCCAGTTCAAGCCGCTCACCTACAGTCGAGACAATGATGGAGTGGATGATTGCGGCGAATACCGGTATGTGATTCGCGAGAAGAACACCGGCGAGAAGAACGTCACCTACGACAAGACGGAACACCACGTGACCGTCACCGTAAGCGACAACCTGCAAGGCAACCTGACCGCCAGAGTCGAATACGACCCGACGAACGATTCGGCTAAGGATTCCAGCACCATGCTCGTCACGCCGACCGATAAGGCCGACAAGACCGACGAGAATGCTGGTGAGGATGAGAACAATCCGACCGCAACCCCCAGCATGGTCACGACCACCGGAACCCGACCCGAGTTCACCAACTCCTACATTCCACCGGCGACACCGGCCATCGTGAAGACGATTCGCCAACTCGCCCAAACCGGTGTGAACACGCCCATCATGGCGGTCATCCTGTTCACACTCATGGGAATGGGATTGATTCTCGCCCACCGTCGCGGAAACACGACCGTGACCGCACGCCACAAGAAGTAGGTTACGGCGGTAAGTGAAAAGGCTGGATAGGGAACCTTACGGCTCCCTGTCCAGCCTTTTCTCGTATTCGGCGGGATGGTTTGAAATATCTCAGTACACTGTAAGTCACTTACCGAAGAGGTCGCTGTGAGTACCAGTCCTAGTTAAAGTGAGTGTAAGCACGTCATCCTCAATGAGATAGATAAGTAGGAAATCCGGCAAGACGTGGCATTCTCTAAAACCGTCCAGTTTGCCTATAAGAGCATGGTCGTGATACCGTTCAGGCAGTGTTCCACCGTTCGCTAAGACGGATATGGTTTCCTCCAGAAGACCGGTATCCAATCCTCTCCGTTTCGCCAACTTGAAATCCCTCTTGAATCTAGAAGTGGTCTTGACTTTGTATTTGGTTTCGCTCATGCGTTCAAATCCTTGAACAGAGCTTCCAAATCACGGTAGCCTTTCACGTTCTCATCTTTTGAAATCCGTTTTGCCTCCAGCATGGCGTCCATTGTTTCTTTGTTTGGTTCGTTTAAGGAGACTGTGAACGGGATTCCTCCTTGACGTAGGGATTGCCGGACGAAGATATTGAATGCCGTGGTCAGGTTCATTCCTAGTTCCCCGAAAAGGGTTTCCGCCTGTTTTTTCAGTTCGGTGTTCATGCGAATGTTTACGTTTGTTGTTGTTCCGCTCATTTTACTCCTTTTGGAAAGATGTTCACATTGTATGTTGTTTGTAAGTGGAATGCAATGTTTTTATGTGCAGTGTTTTGCGCTGTGTGCGATTCGTTATTTTTGGTTGTTCTCGCATGTGGTATACTGGAATTGTTCACACAAGCGAAGACTGCAAACAAAAAGGAGAACCAAAATGCTCAGCCTTGAACTTTGGACTAAGAACAGCCAAGGCGAACGCACCTACCAAGGCACCTACCGTCGTACTTGGAAGACCATGCGTGGGCTTGAAAACTTCCGCCAAAAAGTCATGGATTATAACGGTTACACGCTCGAAGACTTCAAAATCAAAGGCGAAGAATCCCGCAAGGACAACACCAAGGCGGTGGGAACCCTCAAAGTGGGAGACGTGCTCCACTCCGTCTACGGCTACGACATGATTCTCAACAGCTACTACGAAGTGGTCAAGGTCAGCCCCAGTGGCAAGACCGTGCAAATCCGCCCACTCCGCAAGAATTATGATGGAAGCCCCAACGACATCGCCGGATGCACCGTCTACCCCGACGTGACCAGCGAAAACCGGTTCGCGGGCAAACCTGACAGCCATCGCGTCCTCGTAGACAATGACGGCGAACCCTACGTGAAAATCAGCACCTACGAATACGCGCACCCAATGGATATGAAAGAAGCAGTCTACGGGTCAACGGAAGACCACAACGACTAAAACAGAAAAAGCCGGAAGCCAAAGGAAAAAACCTCAAGCTTCCGGCTTTTTTGTTGTTTTGGGGAAAGCTATCTGAAAACCTTGTCTTTTTGGGTGCTACCATACATTTTTTCTGAACCACGATACCGTGGCAACCACGTCAGAACGAACGGAAACACAAACGTTTTTCCCGAAAGCATGGAAACCGTTCCCGACGGCTTTTAACAATGGCGGCAATCATGCCTTTCTATCTCTTTTGTTATGCTGGCGCGTTTTCCTTTTCTATGATGTATACTGGAATTGTTCACACAAACAAAAGGTTTGACGACCCCACCAAAAAACAAGGAGAAAAAATGCACTTCCTAGGCGCAGTCATCGGAGGCAACAACACCAGCGAAGCCGAAGCCATCATCGACCCATACAGCGAATACGAGGAAGTCGAGGAATACGTCCTCTACACGCGGGACGAATTCCTGAAGGACAATCGAGAGAACGACAGGCGTCTAATTGAACGCGAGGGCGAAAACCAGCACGACAGAACGAGCGAAGCCTTCGGGAAAGCGGAACGCCGACTGGCATTGAATGATGAAGAAGCGCTCGAAGCCTATGCCGAATACTGTGGGTACAGTCTGAACGAAGACGGCGATGTGGTATCTACTTTCAACGACGATTCGTTCTACGACTGGTATGAGTTCGGCGGTCGTTGGGAGGAAATGGTAGGCGGGCTTCAGGGAATCACCTGCGGCGAACTCAAAGAACGTTACAGCGACGGTGATTCCGAGGTCAGAGAGCTGTTGGACTGCAATGTGAGCGTTGTCTGCGACAATGACGGTTACGAAGGTGGGGTGTGGTTCCCCGTGTCAAGGGATGCTCTGTTTGAGAGGCTGGGGAATGATTCTTCCGCTCGTGTCTGGTTTGTCGATTTTCATGACTGATTGAGAGGCTTTTTAGGGTGACGGTCTTTTAGGACTGGTCGCCTTTGTTTTTCATCCAATCATGTGGTATACTGGAATTGTTCACACAAAAAGGCCGAACAAGCCAAGCAAAAAAGGAGAACCCCTATGAATATCAGCGACACCATCCAGCCGTTTGATGTCGAACTGGAATTCTGGAGCGATGATGACACCGCTCTGCTGTGTATTCGACATAATAAGCTGACGAAAGAGCACTGGAAGCACGTCTACGACGAGCATAAGGAATCGTCTCCAAAAAGCGAGCCGGATGAACGCTATATCTTCTCTGAGTACCATAAGGACAAGAACGAGGTCGTCTATTGGCTTGACCTCGACAACGACAGCTACTATGTGACCAAATCGTTGGGAGGCGAAAGTCTGGACTCCATGGTTCGTTCCATCGCCTTGGCTGGTCGGTGAGTTTTAGGCTCTGGGTCATGGTCTGCTTGGGTGGACTGTGCCCCTGTTTTTCTGGGTTGACTTTTGTTTAAACATAGCTTATACTGGAATTGTTCACACAAACAGGGGTTGAAAACCCACCACACATAAAGGAGACAAAAATGCTCAGCCTCGAAGTCCAAATCAGCAAACACACCAATCGTTGGGTGGACGTCACCAACGACTTCCTCAACATCACTAGCCGCAATTACCTCAGCGGACGCAAGCACTGGCGAACCATGAAGGGCGTCGAGAACTTCATCGACAAGGCCATCAAGACCTACCCTTGGCTCACTCGTGAGAACTTCCGCATCAACGGCACCGAAGAGGAACGCCGCAAGCCACAGACCTCCACCACCGACGTGGAAGTGCATGTGGGGGACATCTTTGTCAGCTCTTGGGGTTACAGCATGACCCTCGTGGACTTCTATCAAGTAACCAAGGTCAGCAAGACCGGCAAAAGCGTCAACGTCCGCAAGCTCGCCTACAAGGTCGTGGATGGTGCCACCTGCTCCCCGCAGGGTGGGCGTGTGGTTCCCGTCAAGAACTGCTTCGTGGGGGAGGAGTTGAAAAACAAACGCATCAGGGGTGATTATGACGTGAAGCCCCGCCCTATGTTCACCGTGAATGATTGCGCCACTGCCCATCTTGTCGATGGTATCGACCCCAATGGCTACTTCATGTGCAACTGGGATTGATTTCCTAATTGAGGGAACTTGTACAGGAAACGTACAAGTTCCCTTTTTTGTTTTCGTCATTTTCTAGGGTGGGGAACCTTGCTTGTCTTTCCGTTTGACAATCCTGTTTTTGTGGGTTATACTGGAGTTGTTCGCACAAAAAGTTAAATCCAAGGAGAAAAACATGACCATCAACCTGCACGACCTCACTGGACAGGAATCGGGAATAATCCTCGTGGAAACGGATGACGGACGACACATGAACATGGTCGCCAACTGGGGAGCCAATGACGGACTGCCGTATCTTTTCGAACCAATGCTCGAACCATTCTCGTTCCTCTTCCTCCAACAGGAGGACGTTCACGTCGAAACCGAACGCATCCACAGTGGGACGCTCAACGACGAAATCGCCCACGACGGTCTCGAAGACTGGAACCCGTTGGACGACGATTTGGAATCTGACGAACCCTGCGAAGTATACCCGCTGTCGAACGGCTGGATTGTCGTCGCGCCGAAGGAATGGAACTGACGAAATGAAAACACGCGACATCCTCAACACCGTCACTCGCACACTGCCGGACTGGCATGTGTACAACGACCACCAATTCGGACGCATCACCGCATACAACCCTCAAGCGGGATGCGAAGTCGTCGTCGGACTTCCCGACACTGACACCAACACCATTCGCATCGTCCGCACGCGATACGAGCTAGCCGAGGATAACACCGTCCTCAATACGTCCGACATGGGTGAGGAACAGGCATTGGCAGAACTGGCCCGTCTGCTGGCCGCGCCCATGCCGCGCACCGACCGGCTCATGTGGCTGAAAGACCAGTTCGACAAGACCGCTGAATGGTGGCGGAACACGATTGGCGACGAACAGATGGCGAAGGACACCGATGATATGGCCGAACGGTACATGCATGTTTGCGAGTACTTCAACAAATACCCCGAACGCGACCCGGTGTCCGTGTTCAAAGGATGGCTGCTGTGTGAGAAGCTTGGCAGTCCGTATGAGACGCGCCGTCAGACCGCATTGCACATGCTGGCCGACGTGTGGCAACTGGACAAGGACTAAGGGGTTGAGATGGAATATTTTCCGAACAAACGAGCGGTGGAACTGCTCTGTGAAGACGCTAACAATGAACGCGGCTGGCTCAGCGACGGACTATACGAGACGGCAACGGTCGATAAGGACACCGGCATCGTCCATGTGGGCGAACACGGCAGCATCGACCTGTATGCGATTGTCAGTCTGGTCGAAAAAGGCATCAAAGACGAGGGAGGAAAAATCTATGGTAACGGATGATATTAAGCTCATCGACCCAATTCGACGCGGACATCATGGAATCCTACGCAAGGAAGTGGTGAACCATGCTTGACCTTGAACAACTGCTATCCGACCTGCGCGATTTGGAACACGAACTGAATTCGATGGGTGTCGAAGCCGTATTGGACGAGCGAGATGATGGAATTCCGGCATTCCACTTCGGAGAGCTCGGCGGAGGACTCGAATACGATAAGAAAGGGTTCCGTTTCACCATTTGGGCTGGCGAGAAAGATAATGTTTTTGAGACTGTTTTCTACAAAGAGTTCCGCCACGAACTGATACGCCGTCTTGCCAACCAGTACGAGCGGAAAGCCGAGGACGTGCGCGACGGTTGGAAGAAGCTTAGCGGGGATGATACTCCCATGCCGGACAATCTGGTCAAAAGGGCTGATGGATATTCAAGTCAGGCCGAAAAACTTCGTGACGCCATCCAAAACGACGATGTGCCCATGCTGTTGAGTGAGGAGGACTTCAACACGCTTTCCCATCATCGTCCTCTCATGATTGTTCAACCGGAGGAATTGAGCAAGCGTCTGCAAGGAATGGGATTGCTGAAACGCAAATACTGGATGGACGATTTGTATGACGAGCTGACCGACGAAGGACGCGCGGCAGTCGGATATACAAGCAGAGTCAAGAACTTGGCTCTACCTAGCGACTTTAGGAGATAAGGAGAATGAGGATGGCGGGTGAATGGCATTGTTCCAAGTGCGGCAAGATATTGAATGTTCTGGACATACACTGGACTTCCGATGTGGTGGGACATGTTAACTGCGCTTGCGGCGCGAGTTATCTCATAGAAGGCCGCAAAATGACCGACAATGAGACGGTGTATTACATTTCCGACAGCAACACGGACTGAAAAACAAAAGAAGCACAAGATAATGTTGAACGTCGATTTCGAGGATAACGGTAACGACGAATACGGTCTGGTTTTCTCGCGGGACAGTGAATACGACCCGCTCCCATCCTTCCAGTTCAACGACCGTGGGGAAGTGTTCATCGGCTTGCCGGATGATGACGTGTCGGAACAGGTGAGGGATGTTCTGAACAGAAGGTATCCCGTCGATTCGCGCCGACAGTTGGGTGAGGCCGTCTACGACCGTTTGAATTTGAAACGTCAGGTGTTGGAGTCTGTGATTCGTGCCGACGAGAAGAATGGTCGAGACGCTTCGGAGAAGAAACTGGAATTGGAGTTTTTGGAGGACGTGTTCGAGTCTTTGGATGATATCATCTGATTAGGGTCACTCAACTGATTGTGGTATAGTGGGGATGTCCACACATAAAGCATTCGCATAAAAAGGAACCACTACATGAGTCAGTCAGAACCAGAAACCGACCTCATATCATGGTTGGAACAACAATGGGACAAAGCCGTCAAAGATTCCGAAACCCCGGACGGGGAACTGCTGGAAAAATACACTTTCTACGACGGCCTCACCACAGCCTACGAATTCACCATCGCCCGCGTCAAACAGTATGGAGTCCAACCGACCACAGACAGTCGGACAGCCGCACTCATGGAAATCATCGACTATGCGAACAAGAAGAAAAAAGAACTCCGCTACAACCGTATGATACGGAACCTCACCTCCCCAGACGAGTCACCGTCACCCGACGAACAAGGAGGCCACAATTCCTACGGCGACATAATTCACATCTGCGAAAAACTCTTGGAAGAAGACGAATCATGTTGAATCTTAAGGAACTCATTGACGTAGGTTGCGCCCAAACCATGGTTGACTCGGACGGTCAAATATACCCGTGCAGTAAACCCATCGTGGCAATCCGCCACTGGCCGGATTACGGTGAAGGGGACAGTTACAGTGGCGTCTGCCAACAGCACTCCCAACAGGCCGGTATAGAATTTATCCCGTTGAAGAATGTTCCCAATCCACTGCTTCTGCCGTTCTATCTCACCTATGAGGATATTGACGATAGCAGTTCATCCACCCAACCACAGGTGGGTGATTACGGTGTGGCAGTCCGCGAGAACGCTCACGGTCAGGAGGAAATACCCTTCCACATCGAACAGGAGGAGCATACCGGTCTGCCGGTCGCGGTTCTGAACACTCAACTGTACGCAAAACCGGAGGATGATATAGAAGACGGCCAATATGTGAGCCTGTTCCAGTTGTATCTCGACGGTTTCGAGTTGAGCAGGACAGGCCGGAAGTGAACGAAAATGATAGAACCGACGGTATCCTACTCTGGACACGACTGGTTTTGAGCCTAGCTCAACTGGTCGTGGCATTAAGCGTTATCGGACTAATCGTCGCACCACCATTGACAAATGGACTCAATCGGTTGAAAACCGAAATCTGGGGACGGTCAATCACCTTAGAGGCCACCGTCACCGACTGGCAGGGCAATCCCGTTCCCAACGTGACGGTCACGGTCGTCCATGACGATGGCACTCCCTACAAAGATAGTGTCGGCAATCCCGCCAGAAGCGTCACCGACAAGAACGGCAGATACAAGATTAAGGCAAACGTCAAGAGAACCTTCCGATTGGAAGTGGTTCCACCTCAACAAAACCAAAATCAGAAGGAGTAGTAAAACATGGTAGATTTCAACGAGTGGAGTCAAGACCCTTTCGCTCTTTTTGCGGCGTTTCTTACCTTGGTTATAACAGTGACCTTCATTTCCAGAATTATCTTTTTATTTAACGATAAAAAGATTAAGAAAATCGTAGGCGGACTGTTAGAAGTAGGATGCATTATCAGTGTAGTGGCGTTGATTATGACGCTGGGAGCGGAGAAGACCCAGCACCCGACCTTCGAGGAAGCATTGGCTACATCCTACGGGTACGAATCCGTACAATGCAAAGGGGTTGGTAACGTGCGGGACGGAGACACCCCGTGCGTGGCTTACTCCAATCATGGTCGTAAGAGGCAGGTCATCACCGTGGTAGGCGACTCGGAGAAGGACACCGTCAGAGTGTACGATTCTCAAGGGAATCTGGTCAAGCCGGTCTTGACGAAAGCCCCGTCCAAGAAGGACTGAATCAATGGCAGACCCAAAGTACATGCGAAAAATCCAATCCATGTGCCGTTGTCAAGACTACGGACGCATGGTCGAAAACGCCGACATTGACCCCTATCGTCAGAAAAATGAAAGTTAACGGGGTCATTTTTCAACAAAAAGTCGATTTTAGCCCCGTTAACAGAAGAAAGGAAAACAAGATGGCGGTGAACGTCACTCAGAAAGACAAAACCCTGCATGACACCATAGACTGGTGCAAGGAACAGATAGCCCGAATCAACGAGATGATTCCCACCGCTTCGGACGAGAATTTTCTTGTAGGGGAACGGTTCGCGTTGCAAGCCGTCATCGCACACTGCGAGGAACAGTTGGGATATTCGGGTTCTATGCCGTTGGAAGTGCCAAATCAGAGCGAGAAAGTAATCCGCTGATGTTGCCTGAAGATACGATTAGCCTGTTTGTTTTCCGGTTTTTGGCGTGATTGCCAGTCTTGCTTTTTTTGGTTATACTGGGGTTGTTCACACAATCTATTAAGACAAGGAGAGCAATGTCCAACATATTCAAAAAACTGAAAAACTGGACTTTTGACGTACTGGGATTCGTTTTCTTTGTCCTGCTTGAAATGTTCCTCTATCTTATCGAAGTCATCGACTTCTTTGCGAAAATTAGAAGACCACTGTCTTCTGATTTCAAGAAAAAGGAGCAACAATGCAAAACCGATATGTAAACGGATGGTACGTCACCTGCTGGTATTGCAAGAACACCGTCGATGCCAATAGGGTCAAGTGTCCCTACTGTGGAGCTTGGCTTTTCCTCACGCCGCAAGACTATGAAGAACTGAGAGAAGAAGGAATTAAACCATGAGCCGATTGAATCTAGTCGCACGAATAGACTCGTCATTCCCCGACAAGACCGCCTACAAGCGGGTATTGGAAAACGGGGAAATCGTCTGGGAGAACAGCAAAGGCCGTGAGAAATGGCGTTGGGTTCCCATGATTGTGGAAGAGCCGTCCGAGAGCGGACGATTCCTCGAAACGGAAACCGCGAGGAATCACCATCAGTACAAGCTGGACTCCCGCAATCCACTCCGACTGTTCGAGTCGATTCTTGCGTATAACAAAGTCAAGGTCACTGACCGCTGACGTTTCACCGTTCCCTCTGCTATACTGGAAACATTCACATCATACAAGAGTGAAGGACAATCGTTGACCAAAAAATACTCATACGCCTACACCAAGTCGCTATACGACCATCAGTATCCCGACGAAAAACTCATCTCCATTCACGAGCGTCCACTGGCTGACCCGACCGGCAAGCTCACCGCAATCATCGACTATGAGAAGCCGTTGAGTCGTCACGACATGGACAAGTACGATTTGGAGGAGTTCCCATTCTGGCTCGCCCAAGAACATTACCTTCCACTGTTCAGCGAGGAATGTCCACTGAAATTGGAAACCCTTGAGGAGATTCGGGACGAAGTCGCACACGCCATCAGCGTGCTCGCTGACTATCATCCGTTGGGGGATGCGCCCCACGGCATCCACGTCGGCGGCATCGTGGACAAGGATGTGAAGAAACTTGACTTGTACCGCGTATACGACACCATTCCATCTTGGGGAATCAACATGGTTGAGGAATTGATTACCGGAACCGACCCGACCGAATTCACTTTCTGGTATACGACGAGCGATATCAAACGCCAAGCGGACAAGCTTCATAATGAAGGCAGTGCCATACTGTTCGCGGACGCGAGTAATAAGTAGAGTCTTGGAGGATTATATGCATACTGACGTACACGAGACCATTTCCGATTGGATGGACAAGCCTATCGAGGAACTGGCCGGTAAAAGGGCTATCGCCATCACCGTAAGCGGAACCACCATCGACGGCGAATTGGAATACCGTATGGAAAAGACCGAGGATGGTCTACGTGTGGAAAGCCTGAATTTCGTGAACCTGCCCCAATATGTGGTGGTTTGCCTCAACGGTGGAGGCAATCATCTGGCGGACACGCTTTTCAAGTCGTTGAACATTCTCGCCTGAACGTCGGCTTTCCTTCCGAAGAAAACTCTGCTATACTGGATAAGTCCACACATAAGCAGTCTTTGGGAGGAAAGCTTGGAAAAACAAAACCCCAAAAAACCGGCAAACCCCATCCAACTACGTTCACTCGGCTGGGTGGACGAAGAACTGGCGATGGTACAAGACCAGTATTCGGCAACACTGTCTGCCATCAACTTCCCCTGCTACACGCAATCCTCCAGCAAAACTAAAGACTATCAAGTCGTGGTTGACGGTAAGGACTACGGCATGGTTCGGGAAATCAACTGCGGAAACCGATTCGAATACCGTGCCCTCATGGCAGACGGTGACTACATCGAACCAGTATCGGACATTTTCCACACTTCGGCAATCGACGCTGTCTGCGAACTGGCTCGACGCCATCATGATAAGGAATTCGCCAGCCAGCTGACCGACTATGTGATAGCGGTCTCTCAAGTGCAGGAACTCGCGTCAGCCCAATTAAGAAAAAACACGAAAGACCTGTTATCGGAACACTTCCGAACGACAAACGTCCACCACTCTGGCCGGGGAGAGCAATGATGATTTACGCGGGACAGAAACGCAAGGCCACGGAAGCTCAGATTCGACTAATTCTCAAACTCACCGACCAGTCCGACCTTAATAACGTGAAAAACCTCGAAAACTGCCCTCCCGTAGTCCGCTATAAGGAAGACTTGAATAAGAAATATTTGGACAATCGAACCGCCGCGAAAATTATCGACGGTCTGATTCAATGGAAGGAAATCTATGGTTGAGAAAGCCACGCCCGTCATTGCCGATGGGAAAAACAATCCGTTCGTCAGAATCGGTCAAGGATTCCTCGGCGTCATCCGTTTCGTCAAACAGGTTGTGGCCGAAATCCGCAAGGTAGTCACGCCCACCGTCCGCGAATGGGCGGGCTGGTGCGTCGCGTCCGGAATCTTCGTGCTGCTGCTCATGGCGCTTGTCTCAGGAATGGACTTCGGACTGGGCAAGCTGACATTGTGGGTGTTCGGCTGATGGGCGGCGAAGGCATCGTCTACAATCCCGTGGACTGGCGGCATGCCACAACGACCGAACTCGAAGGGCAACGCGTCATCGCCCGATTCGACAACGGCACCGTCGTGGACGGAACCATCATCATAGCTCCCGGTGGGGCGATAGGCGTCTACATGGGAGTCATGGTGCCCATCATCATGAAAGCCCCGTCCGGCCTATTGGAGGAAGCCGACCATGTGAGCGCATTGCAGGTGTTGGATTGCAGTAAGGAAGGAAAATTCTATGCCGGATGAACGCATCGAAAAAGCCGCAATTGCGGTCTTCGCCGCGCAAACCAACTGGGCCGACTTCAATCCGAGCGAAGAACAGATACGAGACTTGTGGGACGGGCAGATGGACGCGATACATGACTCGTTCCGCCGTCTCGCTAAAGCCGCCTTGGACTCGCAGGAAGACCAGCCCGCCGACCTCGACTGGGAGAACGTCGAACCGAAGGTTTTGGACAGCCGCATGGTCAAGGCCGTCACCGTGGACGGCACCATCGTGCGAGGACGGACGGTCGCCGTACACGGGTCACTAGACCAGCTCATCGTCGAAGGCATCCTGCAACCGTTGCTTATGCGGTTGCCGGGCGAACATTGGCGGCTTGCGAGCGGATGGAAAAGTCTGGTCTTCTACAACAAAACAAAGGAGCAGTAATTATGAAACATATCCTTCTTGGATTCATCGCCGTGTTGAGTCTCATGCTCGTTCCCCTCATTCTCATGCACAAAGGCAAGGGAGGCGGTTTCTCGAATTTCGCTGAATCGTTGACAGGTTCGGCGGGAAGCTCGGGCGTGGCGGAAAAGAACCTGAACCGTTGGACGGTAGTGGCGGCTGTCGTCTGGTTCGTTCTCATCATCGCTTACGGAATTCTGGTCAAACTCTCCTGACCTGATATTAGAAAGGGAAAGCCGATGGTTCCGGATAAAAAATATTACAAACTGTTACATGAGAAGGGCGGACTGGGCAGTGACACCGTCATCGTGTCCAGTGACACTTTCCGTGGAAAACCGTATCTGACCATCGACTTTTCCGACTGCACCGAACATAAACAATTCTCTATCGATTTGAACGAATTGGAAAAGTGGAAGGAAATGCTCGATGCAGACTGACCCGTTAACCCCCCGAGACCTGTACGACAACGTGGACTTCTACCGTAACATGAGAATGAACCTCGACAGTGATGGTGGAGGCAACGTGTGGCGTTACAAGCATGCACGGAACATCATTCACATCCAGTCGAATATGGTCGCCCAAAAGTATCGAAACGGAACCGCCGTCGGCACGCAATTCCGACTCTCCGGTACCAAACTGGACATTGCCCGACGATTGGATTGCGAGCTGGCGGTACTGAACTTAGAGGAATGAATGGAATCATGGCTGGCATACTCGTCCGACTGGTATTGAGCATAGGTTGTATAGCCGGTGTGCTCATGTCGCACACGATGGCGGTATTGTTCGACCGTTCCGTCACGCTCTTGGAAAAAGCGTTTTTGGAACACTCCTACACTTCGGGGCAGAAACGTTGGCTGGGAGTACGAATCTACGGCTGGCGGTTCCTTTATCATTTGGCCGTCGCCCTGATGGTGGCGTTCATCATCATGGCGACAATCCTTTTTATCATGTTCTGTTGGGCACTCTTTGAACGGATTTTAGGCCGCATTCCCCTTCTGTAAGGGAGGGGTCTAGGCCGTCACCCGTTTGTTTTTCTTCGGTATTTGCGATTCGGTTTCTGCTGGTCGCGTATGTATTTCCTTACGATTTCCAAGGGTGCGCCGCCGCAGCTGACGACGCAGTAGCTTGGCGACCAGAAGTGGTCTCCCCATAACGCTTGTCTGACCTCGGGCCAGTCCTGTTCCCGGACGCGTTTGCTGCCGTTGGTCTTAAGGCTCATTATGAGCGTGCTGAGTTGCGTTTTCGGCGTATAGGCGACGAGCAGGTGGGCGTGGTCATTGTCGGTCTCGAACTCCTCCAATTCGCATTCGAAACGTTCGCAGACCTCTCGGAACGTGTCCTCCAAGAGTTTTGCGACCCGTGGGGTCATCACTTTGCGCCGGTATTTCGTGACGAACACGATATGCGCATGCAATTCGTAGACCACATGTCTGCCGGTACGCCAATCATGAGTGTTTTCAGTCATAACCATAATTATAGACCATGTGATATAGTGGGGTGTATGAGACGCAGCACCAGAACACAGGACGACGAGACGTGGCGGGTCGCCGTCATACCCGTCCGCCTGTCCGGTGCCGACCATCGCAGGGCGCATGAGGCGTGCCACAAGGCCGCATTGCTATGGAACTTCCTGCTAACCGAAACCCGCGCATATTGGGGCGAACATGGGAGTGACCCATCCGACAAGGAACTTCGGCATCGCCTGTACGAGAAACGCCCCGACCTGCGTGACGGACTGCACGCGCACACCATTCAAGGCGTGTTGGACGGAATGAACGACGCGGTAGCGACTTACAGGGAGAACCGTCGCCAAGGCAATATGGACGCGCACGCCCCGCACAGGGCGAAGAACTATCGTCCATTGGACTTCACCGCAGGATACGGATGGCGTCCCGCCAACGATGGCAAACATATCGCACTAAGCTTCGGCAGAAACCATAAGCGAATACTTGTACGCATGCCGAACATCTCCGACCCGAAAACGAACGCTCCCGTACCGGTCGAACGGTGGGGAGCCATGCGCCTGTGCTGGGACCGCAACAAACGCCAATGGAGCCTTCATGTCAGCGTTCCCACAAGCCGACCGCCGCAGGGTGACCCGAGCAATGTCGCCGCCATCGACGAGGGCATCATCAATCCGATGGCTGTCGCCGTCGAAACCGACGACGCCTACGAAATACTGGTCGTCAACGGACGTCACGCGAGAGCCGTCAAACATTACCGCAACACAAGAATCGCCAGCCTTCAGGAGAAACTGTCCCGTTGCGTCAAAGGGTCGAAACGGTGGCGCAAACTCGACGCGAAACGCAGACGAATCGAATCGAAAACCTCCGACGCCCTGCGCAACGCCGACCATCAGACCACCCGCAAGGTCTCCGACTTCCTTCAGGAACACGATGCGGGGCGAATCGTAGCCGGGGATGTTCGCGGCATCGAACAAAACACCTGCAAAAACGAGACCCGCCGCGTCAGGAACCGGAAGGACCAACGCAGACGCCTGTCGCAATGGTCTCGTGGACGACAGGAGAGTCTGCTTGCCCATAAGACCGGCATGACAATCGAGCATATCGACGAATCTTGGTCGTCCAAGACCTGCCCCGCGTGCCAAACACGCAACCACCCCAATGGGCGTGGATACCACTGCCGCAACTGCGGTTTCACCTGCAACCGTGACGCGGTGGGCGCAATCAACATTCTGATTCGCGCGAAAAACGGCTCCTACCAGCCGATGGACACGAGCAAAACGGTTCATGTCAAATATCTCCGGGCCACGCCAATTTTCCAACCGGAAGAACGACGTGAGCATGGAGTAATCCCCGGAACCGGGGCGTGACCTCGTATGAGGTCATGTAGCCATGCCGGAAGCAATCATCTCTGCGGAAGGCACGGAAGCCCCGACCGTAAGGTCGGGGAGGTTCACAGAATAGGTGCGATTTGAGTTACGATATTGCGATAGTCCGTTCCGACATTCCGGACGATATGGTGTTCATGGTCGCTTGCGATTGGCAAGACCGTGGACTGGAAAATTTGGATATGGTAGGCACTTCCTGTAATCCGACCTTCAACTATTCCGATTTCTTCCAAGCGTTCCATGTGCGCCCCACCACAGACCTGCACGGCAAGTCCGCCATCGTGGTCAAGGACATTATTGACGAAGCGTTGGATGAAATCGAAAAAAATTCCATCAACGAATTGGAACAGAAATACTTCCTCGACAACACGGGGAAGGTCATCCGCTGGGGGAGTATCCCCAATGCTATCCAATGGTTGCGTGACGTGCGCGACTATTGCGAACAGAATCCCGGCTACAAGTTCATCGGGCGTGGCGTGGAAATGACTGAACACGGGTTGGCTAGTCTTGGCACCGTCAGAACATTCGCTCCGGAATATGCGGAACCATCCGACCGGCAGTGGCGGAAACTGTTGGAGGAGTCTGCTGAACTCGCCACAGTGGGAATGGATTGGGTTGCCGACGGCACTTCCGACAAGCGGATTTACAGTCGGTTGGTCGAAGAGTATTGCGACGTGGTGGAAGCGTTGGGAACGTTCGCTATCGCCTATGGCATCACCAATGAGGATATCCGCAGGGGTATGGGCGAGTGCGAGAAACGCTTCCGTGACGGTCGAGCCGGTGGGAGGAAAACCGTGGAGGAGAATAAAATCATCGACGGATTGGCGGAACTGTCCACCCGACTGGAAAAGGTTCAGAAGTGACAGCGGATTTCTCCGCTTGGCAGGAGGTTGCCGACCAAGCGAGTACGGGCGATTTTATTATCAGTTCTCTCATTATCGTTAGTGTCATTGCTCTTGTTGTCGGCGCTTTCGCTGTGAACAAGGGTCGGACACTGGTTTCGACTGTTTCCGTTCTCGTGTTCTTCCTCTCGTTCGTCACCGCGACCACGGTGAAAATGCCGAAAGCCCCGTCCCTCAACCAAAGCTTGGAATACGTGTACGGACTGTCCAGCATCAACTGCACACACAAGGAGTACTCCGATACAGACAGTAGTATCCCAACAACCAAAGGGATAATACATTCCGCGAGACGGGGCGAATACACCGTGGACTCAATGAAGGACATCGAGAACGGTGTGGACGCCGAATGCTCCGTCTACACGAAGGACAACCGGCAGGTCAACGTGGTAATCCACAAAACCGACAACGGCAACTACTGCATCTACAATCAGACGGACGGGAAACCGTTGCCGCTCAAACATAAGAAAGCGCCGACCAAGCTCAGCGAACTGGAAAAATAGTCCGCGCACAAGCCGGTCGGCGCGTGGCTTTTCGAGCACCTTTCCTTTTAGTCGATGAACCAGTCATCCTCGTCATCGTCAGTGGGGGGAGCCGGTTTCGGCTTGCTTTTCCTGACGGGTTTCGGTTGGGAAGGTGTTTGAAAGGCCACGTCCCCATCCTCCGGTTCCACGTCCATTTCGCCCAAGTCGGCTTGCCTACGGTTGGCCTCCTTGGTGGCCGTGTCATGGTCTGTTCCGGATACTGACGTTCGGGCACCAATGAACGAGAAGATTTGCAACACAATCAACAGTAGGATGAAAACAATGCCAAGAATCGTAATGATTCCAATGATTCTTCCCACCGTCTCGCCGGTCATCCAATCGAACAATGAGCCAGTCGTCTCCTCCGAAGCAAGCTCCGGATTATCCGTCGCCAACTCCTGCCTGTCCTTTGCGATGTTCAAAGCGTGCATTCCGTAACCCAGCAGGGGAATGAGCGTGGTGGGCAACATTCCAGCCAGCCACATGAGCCAACGGGCTTTGCGATATAAGCTTGTGATTTTGTATAGGAGTCTCATATTTCCAGTATTTCGCACCGGTTGATTCCTTGGCTCGGAAAACCGGAACTATAAGAAACTATGAGCATATAATATATAACCATGCCGGTTGAGCCTTACTCCCGTAACGGTTTTTCTACCATGCGAGGTGCCTGTTAATCCACGGAAAGGTGTCGGAAACCCCATAAAAAGGTGTTTGATAGGCCATGCTGATGGTGTTTGATAGTCCACGTCCGGCATGATTCATAACCGTCATGGTGTTTGAAACGCCACTAAAGGTGCCTGTTAGTCCACGGAACGTTCGACGTTCCGCCTGTGGAAATGTGGATAAGCGTGTGGAATGGTTGAAATTCCAACGAAAAACCAGTGGATAAATTAAAGCTGGAAAGGCGCGTGCAATCCGTAGCGTATACGAGGGTGCGTGAAAGGCCACGTCGAGAAACCGTTCAACCCGTTGGGAGGTGTTTGAAAAGCCATGCGAAAGGTGTCCGAAAAGCCACGCAGACACCCGCCTGTATATGGCTTTTCAAACACCAATCCCCTCCAAGGTGTTTGAAACGCCACGGTCAACTCAATCTGACGTGGCCTTTCGCGCACCTTTCCGTTGAACCGATTGCAACGAATGCAAAGCCACCTCGAACACATCCCCATTAGCACCCACCTCAACCTCACGGACAGCACGAGTAGGAACCGACGTGGGACTCGGATGCAGAATAATGTAATCCTCATACGTGGGGCACTCAACATTCAACCCCGGATACACCTTCTTGACCTTCTCCAACGATTGACGGAACATGCGCCGAAAAGACTTCTTGACCGCAATCTGGTCTCCGAACCGTTCATACAGCCAATCCCAACTCACCGGAAGGTCACGGCGAAGATTCTTCATACTACCAGTCAGCCAAATGTAAATGTCGTAAGGCATGACCGACCTGCCTTTCAACAGGTAAGTGGACACTCTCGTATCGAACGGAGCCGACTCACGACTCAACCGTTCATACACCTCATCGGTCAGACGGAACGTGGCACCGGAATAGCCCACGTTCTTCTCATCATTGATAATGCGCACGGCCTGAACGATAGGCAGATAAGCCGTATCCCTCACATTCAGACCCTTCCCCGTGCCGGACGCGCGAATACTGATACGGCAAGCCAACAACAGTTCCAACTGTTCCTGCACGCTCTTCGCTGTACGCCCGCCATGCGGCAATCCCATCTCCTCACACAACTGGTAGATGCTTGGAATGGTGATGGTCTTCGTCTCCGGGTCAACATTCCTCGTCTTATGGCCTTTCGCCGCACGAATCTGCTTAGCCATCCAAGCCATCAACAGTCTCGGATATTTGCCGAACGGGAACCGGCGTTTCCTATCATCCCCATCACCCGTCACGCCAGCTTCAAGCATGTATTCCAACCGTCCGTTCGACTTGCTGACGAAATCCACATCATCGGACGGTTGGGCTGGTGGAAACAGTGTGGCGGTGAGAATGGAATGCCCATACCATATTTCCATACTGTTCGGCTCGCGGGCTTCTATATCATCCAACAGGTTGACCCGTCGAACATCCAACTCCATGCCCGTCGAACCAAGGTCGAGAACATCCTGCTCAACTTGTATGTCACTCATTCGGCTTCTGCTCCTTGCGGCGAACCGACACCGTGTAGCCCATAGCGTCCAATATTCGGCACATGGTCTGGAAGGACGGGTTCCCGTTCTCGCACAGGCTCCGGTAGAGGGACGGTCTCGCCAACCCCGTCAACTGGGAGAGCGTGGTCATGCCGTACAGTCTGGCGAGGTTTCCGGCGGCGGACTGTATGAGCATGGGGTCTTCCGACTTGAACTGGTCTTCTATGTATGCGACGGTGGCCGCTTCTTGTATCTGCTTGGACTGCATGTAGGGGAGTGTAACCTGTGGGCGACAGTATTGTCCAAGTATCCAATGCTGTTGGTGAAGGTTGGCAATGTCCGACACGCCTTGGAAAACATTGTTTTCGTTCTGTGATTTGACATGTTTCCTAAAACTGCTATACTGGCAGTGTTCACACAAAACGAGGTTCAAAAACATCACGCGTGAACAGACTGTGAGAAGAACGCTTCTCATATCCAGCCCGCTACTGGAACAGTCACCAAGGCAACCGGGGTAAAGACCTTACCCAGTAAGGAACACTCCCTGAATGTTGCCGCATGATTGAAAAATGAATAGAGATAAGGAAACATGATTCGATAGGACTTAAAGCCCATCAAATCATGTTCGATATGAAGACTTGCCCATCATGGTTGAATCTTCAAGAACTATCACACCTATCCTCACCTGTTCACTCAAACACACGAGGAAAAGCATGAAAACGCTTGAGGAAAACCATGACAGGCAAAACCGCTGTCAACCTTCCGGCTGGAAATCCCAGCCAACCATTCTATTGGTTCTGAACCACACCTATGGGAAGCTCGGACGGAAAACCGGAAGGAAGACGGCATTTTGGGGCCGACAGGTTTCGACTTGAAAATCAAGATAATGCAAGCATGCCGGGAGCTGACTTGGACAACCGTTATCAATCCATGTCACCAAACAAACGCCAAGACTAATTCTTCGCGCAACTTCCAGCTCGCCGCCTGAAAAACGGTTTGAAGGAAGAACAGGGTCGCTGATTTGCTGTAAGGCGATTCTGAAAAAGAAAGGACAGCAAAAACTCGGTGAACGGCAACTGTCCATCGTTTCATGACTGAGTTGCAAAACTGTTCCGGGGTGCCTCTTCGACTGGAACTTTCAACATATATAAACGAGATGGCTAAACATGTAGAAAACATCATCAACGTTTTCAAGGACGAGGGTTCAATTCCCTCCGGCTCCACGACGTGACGAGCGTCCGCAAGATGCTCGCCACACGGAAACTGAATATGCGTGCTAAGCGACCGTGCGGTACAGACTCTATAACTCAGGTAAAACTTTGCAAACAAAAAACAGTTTCCGTCAATCCAATCAACTCTAGGAGGTGGATTCTTTCGTTCCTTCACCTCCTAGCAAGCCCCTCTAGCTCAATGGTTAGAGCAAGGGTCTTTTAAACCTTGGGTTGTGGGTTCGAATCCCACGGGGGGCACCTCTACAGTCGCCGGGCTGCGGGAAGGTTGGTGAGACTCCAACTGGCTGTCAGAACTTCTGTTCTGAGGGTCGAGTACATAAATTAAAACGGTCGCGTGGAACGCGCGCTAAACACCATCATCCCAGTATGCGAAAGCCATGGCAATCGCAACGCCATGGCAACTAGCGAAAAGCTGATGTGAATGCCGTCGAATCGGAAGACGAGTTGCGACGTCCCCGCGACGAGACGGCATACGCCCTTGTAGCTCAGCGGATAGAGCGCCGGTTTCCTAAACCGGGCGTCGTTGGTTCGATTCCAACCTTGGGTACTAGGTTTCACGGAGGTAGCTGTCCGTGAAACCGATGGCATTGCTCGAATAATCCTACATGGTCTTGTGGAGGATAAGAGTTTCCCTGCCCTAATCAGGCGGCTGATGACCGAAGGGGAAGAACGGTGAAACGGGGTACTTAACAGCCCACGACCTTGCCGTTGGCGGTAAAATCCAGTCCGCCATGCCGAACGTCTTTCTGCGTAGCCGACTTGGACGTTAACTACAGCCGGTTTGGAATGTTGGCAGAGTGGTTTAATGCAACTGTCTCGAAAGCAGTCGCACTGTGAGGTGCCGGAGGTTCGAATCCTTCACATTCCGCGTTGGGGAAGTAGTACTACCCCCGAAGGCAAGCGCCTACCGCTGGTGTTGGCTTGTCTGGAGATGAAAGCGGCGGACGCTTCCGTTAACGGCGACTCGGTGGATGGTCACGCTTCATGGGTGTGACCATCCACATATGGCATTGGTGCAACCGGTAGCATTACGGTCTCCAAAACCGTCGATGTTGGTTCAAGTCCAACATGCCGTGCTACTTCTCTTACAGGTTGTTTGAGAAGGCGTCGGAACCGTTCTTATGGGCGGTTCTAGTTTTCAGCTGACCTACCCAGTAGTAGGAACCGTTGCCTGAGCCGTTGCGGCGGCTCTTGCTTTGCTTTGCTTTGGTGGCGGAATTGGTATACGCGGTTGCCTCAAAAGCAACTGTCCGAAAGGACGTGAGGGTTCGATTCCCTCTCAAAGCACGAACCGTAATTGGTTCTTCCTTAGTTCAGACATGGGTTTCAAAACTCAAATCTTGAAACCTATGTCAATGCCTAAATAGCTCAGTTGGTTAGAGCGGCGTTCTTGTAAAACGCAGGTCGTAGGTTCGATTCCTACTCTAGGCTCGAATTTTCCTGCTTGCGTAATAAATTCAATTCACGCGATATTTTGTACCAATACTGACGCATTGGGCACACTGCAAGCAGGAAAATTTTCCCATCACACACTACACAGGCGGGAAAGTATTCCAACGTTTCGGCCTACGGGCGTTGGAATGTTCAAATAGTAGGCCATGGGTCGAAGACAGGATTCTTCACACGGACACAGTTTCTAATCGACGGTGCCACTTCGATTAGAAAACTTGGACGTTTGAAGAAGCGGGTTCGACTCCCGCACGACCCCCTCGTGTTTTTCAACCAGAAAAGAAGGAACTCAAAATGACCATGTCTGATGAAACACGGGTCATCTCCTCCCACGCTCTCACCGTGGAAGGAATGACCCAGCCACAGGTACAACCACTCAACCTCCCCACCGGATTCAACGGTTATCGCAAGGATTCCGTTGAACAGTACGTGAACGGGTTGGAAACACAGATTTGGAATCTGCAACGCCAGTTGACGGAAAAAAACATGGTCTTGGACAAGCGTCAATCCGAACTCGGCAAACGGGAGCAGGAAGTTGAATCCCTCCGCCAGCAGATTGGACGGTTGAACGCCGACTTGCAGGACGCCCGTCAAGCGTCGGAAAACCCGATGCAGGAATTAGGCACCAGCCTCGGCAAAGAATTCCAAACGTTGAAAAACACTTACGAGTCGAAGAAACGTGAGGAGCTGGAACAGGCCCGCACGCAAGCCGAACAGATTCTCCAACAGGCCAAGGATGAATCACAGAAGCGGCTCGACTCCGCGACGGAAACCACCAAACAGATGATGACCGCCGCACACGATAAGAAGCAGAAGCTTGAACAGGAATGCGCCAAACTGAAAAAGGAAACCGACGATAAGGTTGCCAACCAGTTGGACGCGGCCAAGAAACAAGCCGAACAGATTATCAGCAAGGCGGAAGCTGACGCAGTCAACCGTTTGGACAAGGCGTCACAGGAAATCGACCTCCGAACCAAGAAAGCTGAACAGCATGCCGCCGAATTGGATGCGAACAGCAAGAAGCTGATGGAAGCCGCTCAGCAGAGAGAGGAAACGGCGCAAAACAACGTCGCCAACTCTTTCGCCCAGTTAAGGCAGTTGGGCGCGGACATTGACAAGCTGATTTCAAAATCCAAATAATTATTCGCGGGCCGTCAAAACGGTCTGCACATTCCCCATTAGTGTAATGGCAGCACACGGGTCTTTGGAACCTTTAGAGGTGGTTCGAGTCCATCATGGGGAGCTAAGTTTCGACCGGCTGTTTTTGGCGTGTCGAAACTTCGGAGTCGTGCCTGAGTGGCCGATAGGGGCACCCTGCTAAGGTGTTAACCGTTTCATACGGTTCGAGGGTTCGAATCCCTCCGACTCCGCTGGGGAATGGGTTGCGGTTGCGAGCCTTCCGTTCCGAAAAGTTTGGAACGGTCGTAATAAAAACATCTCGTGTATGTAGTGCTTTCCCGTAAACAATCACAATTCTATTCCTCTTACTGCGGGAGTAGTGAAAAGGTCATCACACCTGCCTTCCAAGCAAGTATTGCGAGTTCGAATCTCGTCTCCCGCACAAAGTCCCACACTTTTTATCCCCTAAAGCTCGTGGGACAATCCATGGCATGACTCTCACATGCGCGATGGACGACAATCCTGAAATCCATGAAGGACTGTCAGCAAGCCGTATGCCTTGCACCCTCTTGACTCACGCATACATGCCAGTGTTCACGACATGAACTCACTGATGGGAAACAACCAAGCCATGTCAACGCCAAACAAAAAGCGGAGTCTACGGGTGTTTTTCTCTCCACCCTTCTCCTGCTCCGCGTCTTTGTGTGAACAGCTCCTCGCCGGTGGGAGTGGCGAAACACCGGCTTATTCTTTGTTGTTTAAATTGAACTTTCTTTGGATATATGTCGTATTAACTCTTATCCAGACTCGTATGCCGATTGGCCGGAATGCTGAGTTTGGATATATGCCGTATTAACTCTTATTCAAACTCTACCAATATCCGCGATAACTGCGTCGTGTTTGGATATATGCCGTATTAACTCTTATTCAAACTCACAACCCTGCGAGGTAACTCTGAGGTAAGTTTGGATATATGCCGTATTAACTCTTATTTAAACTTTTTTTGGTCAGACCTCTCTTCCAACGCGTTTGGATATATGCCGTATTAATTCTTATTCAAACTACAGCCGAGTCCGTCTTCCGCCGCCATGGTTTGGATATATGCCGTATTAACTCTTATTCAAACTCTGGTCGTAACGCTTCTGATTCCATTCGGTTTGGATATATGCCGTATTAACTCTTATTCAAACTCCTCCGGATATTCGTCCGAATCGACCAGGGTTTGGATATATGCCGTATTAACTCTTATTCAAACTGACTCCTTCGTGGCCTTGACAAGGGATTGTTTGGATATATGCCGTATTAACTCTTATTCAAACTGTGGGTGACCAATGTACGTATAATCCGAGTTTGGATATATGCCGTATTAACTCTTATTCAAACTCTAGTCCCGAATAAGAGCCTTCATATCAACGTTTTCCGACTATTCGCCATCATCGAAAAGAGTCAGTAGACCCGGTTGTTCCGGTGTATTTTGCTGTTTTTTATCGATGAATCTCAACGAATCCGCCCATTGCGTGTCTGTCACGCATAGTACTCTCACGCTTCCGTGGGGAGGCAGTCCAGCTTTTATATAGGTTAGTGCCGACCTTCCTCCCGATTGTGTTGGAGTATATCTTGCGTATACGGAGTATTGCACTCGAACGAAACCTAAGTCCGCTAAAAGATGATTGAATCTGTTAGCGGCTCCCACGTCCTCTTTTGTTTTGATGGGTAAATCATACATGACTAGCGTCCACATGCCTTTATCCTTGTCTCTTTTCATTTTTGTTTCCTTTTCCCGAAGACTGGAACGGGTAGTTTGTCCAACCAGCCTTCGCAGTATTGCGCGTATTGCCCGCAGAACTCGTCAACCAGTGAGGGAATGGTCAATCCTTTTGGAGAGAACTGACTGTTGACTGCTAGAACTATCTGTTGTTTCAATTCCGTGTCTAAAGGCTCGTTGGGCAGCTGACTTATCTGATAGTCTATGGCTGGTCGGAAAGGTTCTACCAAATCGTCGGCTAGACAAAAATAATTATTAGCGGAATGATGGTGTATTCCAATTGTTGGGGAGAGTCCCGCTGAGCAAATCGACTTGATAAGAAAACCCCGTAGTATTGTGTAAGCGTAGTCTAATTGACTATTTCTCCCTTCACCGGAGCCGGGGAAACGACGGAAATTCTCATCGGGAAACATGCGATGCCAATATTCACGTGCCGCCTGTCCTTCGATATTGTTTGGGTCTCCGGAACGAACTTTCGAAGCTAGACTTCTTAAAAACTGCCCTCCTTCCAGTCCAAGCAGGTCCAGCGTATGAGACTGGCCTAATATCTTCGCATGTATGATTCTTCCCCAAGCGGATTTTCTAGATGGTAGACTCATTGTCTGTTGCGCGTTTTGGCGTGCGGCGGAACGAGTGTTGGTTTTAGCCCATGATTGCATTGCGGCTATTGGAATTTCGTTCCATTGGCATATGAGTACTTCCACATCGAAGAACGCCAACTGTTGCAATAGTGCCGTGGACACGGTCGTTTGAACACCTAAAAGCAGTACGGCTGTATCCGCTAAAGGAATACATGTTTCCAAATCGTGGTGTTCGATAACAAGCTGTCCACGCTTATAACGGAGTATCCCAGTCATGGCGGTGCAGTCCACTATCCTCCATCCTTTTGTCATAATAAACCTCCTAAAAAAGGGTCTACCGATAACCTTATATGGTTTTCGGTAGACCCTTTCTATTTAGAGGGGTGGTTGAAAGCAGTGTGTTCAGCACTCCAAAAGCGGCCCGATTTTACTGATTGCTGGAGTATAAGTGTGTAGTTTGAACATTTTTTCAACCTTGACCGGTATTTCCACTCCTTGTTCCTTCAACTTGTCTAACCCCTCTTCCGAAATGACGGAAGGAGCCAGACGGATTTTAGTAGAGGTGGGGAAACCTAAGACCGTGAACCTTCGTTCCACTCCCGAATCAGTATGGAATATGCGCGAGTATTCCGGGCAAGTGTCTTCCATGACTTCCGGAGTCAGTCTGATTTCATCGTTAACGGTAAGTTGTGCGATGCAGGTCGCATTTCCAAGTGCGATGGCCTCCCTGACCTTGCCATCCGCATAACGGAGTGATACGTCAGCCGGACGCAACGGAGTGCGGAACAGGTCGGTATTCTTCCTGCGTTTCATCAAATCGCATTGGAACACGCGCACCATGCCATAGAACGTCTTGCGTTTTCCGTTCTTCAACACCTGTTCGCAACGGTAGATGCGGGCGTGGTGGATGGTTCCGCCAATGTCGGCGGCACCACCGTTGACGTACAGTTGCGCGTTGTTGCCGGGTAGGAATCCGATTTCGTCCTGCGCATGGCATACCTCGCCCAAGGCTGTGATGACACGGTTCGGATTGGCGGGCAGACCGGTCTGAGGATTATAGTCCGGCAGTCGGGTCAACGCCTTCCATACCTGCGGTGTGATGGCATAGTCGATGAGCGTGGGGGAGAGCGCGTCTCCCAGTCGCACGTATTGCAACGGTTTCACCGTCGCATCATGCGCGGTACTGTTGCCCAAGCGGAGTCGGCGGCTCCGAACGACCGGAATGGTATCCTCGTCCAAGCCCTTGTTCAACAGGTGGAGCAGACTTTTCATCTGTTCAATCCATTGCTGGTACCGGACGTAGCCGGGGGTGTTCTTGTTTGGATACTGTTTCCAATCCGCTTGCCCGAACGGGGTTCCGCACAGGCGTTGCGATTCGCGTAGGTAATGGCGTTCTGCAAGACGGAGGGCGACACTCTGGTTCATCATGGCGATGACCGAAGCGTCAACCGCATGATGACGGCGGTCGAGTCGGGTCTTCCACTGTGCGCCGATGAAATGGATTTGCCCGTCGATGCCGGAAGCTCGACGTGCCTCATAGGTGATGGAGCCGGGGAACGTGGACACTTTCACCGTTTTGTTGGCGTATCGTCCGTCGAGTCGGCGGTGGAGTTCGTCGGCCATCCAACCCACGGATTCGATGGAACGATTGTCCAACGGCTCGTCCTGTTCGGTCTGCTTGAGTCGGCTGATGATGCTTTTCTTCACCTGACCGACCTGCTTGCGGTTCATGGACGGCGGGAACATCAACTGGTTCACTCGTGCGATGACATCATTCATGGTGATGCCATGCTCCCGCGCATAGTCGGAACGCACCCAAACGGCGAACGGAACGTTCGACTTGCTGGCATTGCATTCGGGGCAGACCGCAGCCATGTTGGTGCGTTTGCTGTCCGAACCGACGCCACGACGGGGTACGATATGGTCGAGTTCGGACTTGTCGAAACTGAATCGTGGACTGGTCGCACCACAGTATAGGCATGTGTTGTTCTGCGATTGGACGATTTCCCAACGGCGGATATCGTAATCGTGGACTTTGAAGCTTCCACCGTTGGACAGTTGTTTCTTCATATCCTCACGGATTGCTGCTCTCATCTGATTGTCCTTGTCACGACGTTGACGGCGCTCATAGTCGAGCGTGCGTCCGAACGCGATGGACGAGAACGATTCCTTCGTTGTTTCGATGGACACGCTTTCCGGAATGCCATACTGTTGTTCGCATTGGCTGAGAAAACGGTTGAACGCTTTCAACACTCGGTCCACGGCAGGATTGCCGGTCGGTTCCTGAACAGGTGGAACCGGGGGCTTCCAGTCGGCTGGCACGTTGAACTCGTGGCGGATGGCATAATGCAAATCGTCTTCCGTTTCCAACATGCGTTTGGACAGTCGTGTGAGGGTCTTTTCGGAGTAGGCGGCACGTCCCACGGGAAGACTGATGGAGTCCAACGGGGTGAGCAGGTCTTCGTCCAATCCGTCGATGAATTCGATGGGGGAGGCGTATTCGATGAGGTCGCGCACCTTGTCCAAGTCAATAGTGTTGGAGAGGAGTCGAATCATCGCGGCCCGTTCGCCCTCGGTGGCGACATCCCACCATGCGTCCATCATCTTGCGGAGTTTGGTGTTCTTGATGCCGTGGAGTCGGATTACGGTGTCCAATACCGGCGGCTTGTTGCCGATTCTTTCCTCCCCGTCATGGGTGAGGGTACCAACGCCTTTGAGTTCGTTGCGTTCGATGTCAAGCACGGCGCACACGTCCAACCATTCCACGTCTTCCTTGGCGGTGGTAAGCAGTTCGTACACATCCTGTTTCTCGCTGACGGTCAACGGACGTGGTTCCTCGCCTTTACGGCGGATACGCAGGTTGGTGATGACGTTGAGGATACGATACTTCTGGAAGGCGATACTGGCTTTCAATGCTCTCTTCTGGGTCGAGTCGAGCGGGTCTGTTCCGACATGCTTCTCTGCGGAACCTTTGGGGGATGCGCAGTGGAACACGGTACGCAGGATGGGTTTCCAAACATCCTCGGGAACCTGCTGGACGGTGAAGATACGTCGGAGTTCACGCGCATTGTCGGACTGCATGAGACGGCTTGGCAGAACACCCTCACCGTATTTTGTGCTGGTACGAACCCTCATGAAATTCTCATCACGGTCGGAAAGCGTCAATGCGACGAGTTGCGCCGGAGTCATATCATCGTCCAGTTTCATTCCAAGACGGGTCTCCACACGCTGTTTCAAATCCTTGTACTGGTCGGACGGCTCCACATCCTCGAACAGGGTTTCGACACGACTATAGGAGTTGCGCCAACCGCGATGGCGTGCGATATGTCGGATAGCCATGACCATCATCCGGTCACGCTTGTCCTTGTCGGGGACGTAGGCGGTTGCCAATGCGGAGCGGACGTTCCAGTATTCGTAGAGTCCATGCTCGCTTTCCGGCACGTCGTCTACCGGATAACCCAGTTGGTAGAGCTGACGGTCGAGTTGGTTGAGACGATGGCGGCGGCGTTTGCGCATGTTGCGGGTTCGTCGGGCGATTCCGGCCATGGCTTTGCGGGTGGTGCCGGACTTGTTTTGGGTCGGGTCTACTCCGCCGTCGTGAATGTAGCTGAGGGTTTTGAGCAATGCTGTCGGGTTGCCGTTGGCGTCGAGTTGGATTGCCGAGAATCCTAGACTGTTGAGTCCTACGTCGGCTCCCACGCGATAGCGGATATTGGTTTTTGCGGTCAAGGTCTGTTGTTCTCTTTCCGCACTGCATGAAAAAAGCGGCGATTGGGACTTGCGTCCTATCGCCGCTCTACGGTCAATTCCGGTCTGTCACCGGACTTGTTTAGACTATATGCCGTGATTTCCACTATAACACACAGTGTTTTTCTGGCAACCCCGGCGTGTCGTTTCCGTTTTTCGAACAGCGCTTTGGTTTTTTATTTGCGGACGTGTCCAGTATATCTCAATATTCAGACCTTGCGACACGACTCTTTCCTGTTGTCTTTTTATAAGGTATACTGGAATCGTTCACACAATCAAGCTGAAGTAAAAAGAAGGAACGTAAAAATGTGGAAGATAATCCACCTCAACAGCGGCCATACGCTCATAACGGAAGACAACATAGACCTGACGAAACCCGTCATCACAGCCAACGTGCTCGACCACGAAACCAGCATCGCACTCCACGCCATCAGCGGTGAACTATTGGAAAACGTGTTCTACCCAATGACCTACCGTCCGCCGATTCGCCGCACCGAATACAGGGTGGCGAACCCTGAACGGATACAGGCGTTCCTTTCCGCCACCAACCGCGTGAGCATCCCCTTGGGTTCCGTCGATTACGTCGAGGATTACGTTCCGACCGCCGTCGAGGATGAGGAGGAAGACGGTTATGGGGGAGCCTACCGCAACGCCATCCACGGCGAAGGCTGTTAAGAAAAGGGGATTATAGAATGTCCACAGTGACTCCGGTAGACCCGATAGAAAAACTGTTCGTCAACACTCGCGGCCAAATCTCCGACCAATTCCGGTTGCGCAAGCTGAAAATGAGACTGGGCACGGTCGGGGATATCACCGCGATGACCGCCGAACAGTTCACTGGACTTTTTGGCTCGGATTATATGCGAGTCGTTGGGAACCGTTTGAGAAAAAACGGTTTGGATTTCCGCTCGGTGGAGGATTCCGCTTTATATCGTGAGGGGGTAGATGACCCCGATTTCCGTATCCGCCTGTATTCGATTGGTGTCGGCTCATTGGCGAAACTGTCTAAAATATCCTTGGCTCAATTCCTGCATTATCTGGCCCGACTGCGGGAGTCCCGCCGTCTCCAATATTCCAGTGGGGTCACGGTTCCCCAGTTTGGAGCGTTGAATATCGCCCATTTGGAGCGGGTCATGTTCGAGAACGGGTTCCGTTTTCGGGATGGTTCGTTGAATACGGCTGATTTGACCATGTTGGGCAATAATCGTGATGGCAGTCCGACGGGGAAGAATATGGTGAACGCTCATGATGTTGTTTCGGGTCATCCTGTGTTCTCGGGTGCTCGTAGGAAGGGTCTGCTGGTAGCCCGTCGTAAGCGTTTGTTGGAGGAGTTGGCTGGGATTGAGGTGGAGTTGGTTTCGTTGGGTTGATTTGCCCCAATATTTGTGTTATATTGAAATTGTTCACACAAAAACAGAAAATCAAAAAGGAGCAAACCATGAACAAGCAGACCACTCTCGAAGAGTTCGAAAAAGGAATGACCGAAAACCTTCCCTACCTTCAAAGGAACACCAAGGAAGGCAAGTACGTTTGGACGAAAAGCCATGTCTGCAATCCCGAACGTTCCTTCTCTCGCTCTTGGAAGATGACCTTATGCATGTGGGGCGAAGAAGGATACGTCAAGGAGGCTACTTTCTCTCTCACTTACGACCTCTCACTGCAATACGCTGGAGACAATGGAAGCGCGGCTGGAATCCCCACGGAGACTGCCCGAATCCCCATGTATCGGGATGGTGTGCCTATCGCCACTTTCAAGGGTGTTGACAAGTCCGCCAAGATACTTCTCGACAAGGTCGAACAGGTCTTGGGATTGGCGGAGAAGTTCGAGCGTGGATTCTGGGAATTGAATCAGACGAGCAAGTCGTTGACTTCTTTGGAAGAGAACATCTTCTGAATCCAATGGCCTCACAATGGGGCTTTGCCTTGGTGGCCCAGTGGATAGGGCGTCCGCCCTCTAAGCGGATGGTCGTGGGTTCGAATCCCATCCAAGGCGCTTTTCCTCTCGTTCGGGGTTTCCTTGCGCGAGCTGGAAACCCTTCTAACAAGGGGGCATAATGTAAAAGACTCCACCCCACACGTGGAAAAGAAACCAAACAAAGGAGATAATCTTGGCAAACGTCAAGAAGACGTTCATCGCCACTACCGTGGCTGTTGCGACACTCGCCGCACCGGCCACCGCGTTCGCGGATGACGCCAACAATATCCAGCCGGACGTGAACGGCGCTATCGAACAGGCGCAGACCGCAGTATCCCAGACTCAGGACACCGTGGCACAGGCCACACAGGCAACCCCCCAGACCGCCACCACGCCGGACAATACCACTACGGCCACCACGACCCCCGCACAGTCAGACCCCGCGGCCGACGGACAGGCCAAGGTGGACGAGGCCCAAGCCAACGACAATCAGGCTCAGACGAATCTGAATCAGGCACAGACCAACGTTGACAGCGCACAGACCACCGTCAATCAGGCCCAGACTCAGGTGAACAACGCCCAGACCACTCTGGACGCCGCCAACCAGCAGGTTCAGAACGCGCAGACCACCGTCAATCAGGCTCAGACGAATCTGAATCAGGCACAGCAGAACGCCAGCGAATCCGCCAATCCGGAAAACCAGCAGAAGGCTCAACAGGCGCTTTCCGACGCGAACAGCCAGCTCGACCAGACCACCAAGCAGTTGGAATCCGCCAACCAGCAGGTTAAGAAGGCCCAGCAGGAAGCCCAGCAGAAGGCCGACAATCTGACCGCAGCCAAGAAGGACGAAGCCGCCGCCAAGACGGACAAGGACAAGGCCGATAAGACAGCCTCGGACGCGAAGACGAAGGCCGACGAATCCCAGAAGACCATCAGCCAGCTCAAGGCCGAACTCGAAGCCGCGTTAGCCGCGAAGAACGACGCCGACACCGCGAAGACCACGGCCGACAAGAACGCGGCGGACGCGAAGAACGGCATCGAAGCGAAGCGGAAGGATGCTGACGAGAAGGCCACCGCCGCCAACACCGCTCAAGCCGACGCAGACTCCAAGAAAGCCGCCGCCGACAACGCGGACAAGCAGCTGGCATCCGGCTCCATCGGCTTCTACCAGTGGAAGCTTGCCTCCAGCTATAAGAACGAGGACACCCAGTTCGCCCTCGACCAGCTTGTCAAGTATCAGAACGAGGATTGGGTGAAGATTGGTGAGGAAAACTCCGCAACCAGCTTGCAGAACATGCTCGACGCTCTCGACATGATTGACAAGGGCAATGAGATTCGCCGTAACCTCGGACTGCCGGAGTGGACGGTCAACGATGCGGACACCGCCGACGCGCAGCTTGCCGCCGACTACAATACGTATTCCCCGAATATGGGACACGTGTTCACCGGAACCTCCCAGAACCTCGCTTGGGGTTACGATAACCCCTACGATGGCTGGTATACGGAAGAGAAGGCCGTGTTCGACCGGTATGCGGAGAAGAATCCGGAACTGCGCAACATGACCGCCGTGGAAATCTACATGAAGTATCCGGACATCTACGAGCAGACCGGACACTATCTGAACATCATCGACCCGGATTGCGACACCACCGGTTTCGCAATCACAGGTTCGCTGACCGCCGCGCAGAACTTCAGCCAGAAATACCTGTACTCTAGCGGCGTTTCCGTGGACGAGTACCGTCAGCAGATTCTCTCCTACAAGAACGCATTGGACTCCGCCGCCGACGTGTATCAGAAGGCTCTTGACAAGGCGAACGAGGCGAAGAAGGCCGCGCAACAGGCCCAGCAGGAGCTTGCCGAACTACAGGAACGCGCGCAGTCCGCACAGCAGACCGCCGATGAAGCGGCCAAGACCGCCAAGGCTAAGAACGAAGCCTATCAGAAGGCTCTCGACGCATACAATGCCGCAGTCAAGGCCGGTCAGACCGCCGACAGCACCTACGCTCAGGCGAAGGACGAGGCCGACGCGAAGCAGACCGTGTACGAGCAGAAGCAGTCCGCAACCAAGAAAGCCCAGAACGAGTTCGATGAGGCGAACCAGCAGGTGAAGACCTCCCAGTCGAACGTGGACAAGGCTCAGGCCGCAGTAGACGAAGCCAAGAAGCAGGTCAAGGAAGCCCAAGCCAAGCTGGACGGCTACACCGACGCGAACGCGAAGCTGGCCGAAGCCCGGAAGAAGCTGGCGGAAGCGGAGAAGACGTTGTCCAAGGCGCAGGACGAGCAGAAGACCGCTCAAGCCAATTTGGACAAGGCCAAGGCCGCTAAGGCTGACGCCGACAAGACGCTGGCCGACGCGAACGCGAAGCTGGACAAGGCCAAGGCCGACAAGAAGCAGACCGAGGCCGCTCTGACGGATGCGAAGAACGCTCTTGACGGCATCGCCACGAAGCCGGGCGAGGGTGATATCATCGACCCCGGTTTCTCGGTCGATGATGATTCTTCCAAGCCGTCTACTCCGGATACCCCGTCTACTCCGGACGATTCGGGCAAGCCGAACGACTCGAACTCTACCGGAACCTCCAAGGGAGACACCGGCAAGACCGACACCACCAAGGATGACAGCTCTTCCCTGACGGACACTACCGTCTCCACTAAGAAGAACGAGTCCAAGGCCGAGACCGCTGACGAGAAGGCTTATAAGACCACCACATATAAGGTGGACGCCGACAATAAGACCGTCACGGACACTGGTGAGGATAATCTTGCCACCACCGGCGTGGATGTGGCGGGTATCACCGCAGTATCCATCGTCGCCCTGATGATGGGTGTTGGCTTCGTTGGAGTGGAGCGTTCTGTCCGCCGCAACGACTGATGCCTGTTTGAGACTGGAAGCCCTGACCTTCCGTATAGGAGGGTTGGGGCTTTTTGTTTTTTTTGCATTTTCAGACCACATACGCCATAATGGAATTGTTCACACAAAGTCTTTCATGCCGCCATGGCTTGCGTTGAGTGACGTTTGGCGAGATTGGCTAAACATTCAATCTATGCTATACTGGCATTGTTCACATAAAGATAGTTCAAGCAAACAAGGAGACAGGCATGAGCAACATCACAGCAGACGAATACAGTCTCTTGGAATTCATTTCATCCCGCGACAAGCAGGAAGACAACAGTCGAATCCTCTTGGAACAAACCAAGAAAATCCTCAAATCCCTCGTCCGCAAAGGCTTCGGAAAAATCGAACACTACTCCAACATCGGAGACTGGTTCATCCCCGACATGGACGCTATCAACGAGTTCGTTGAAACACACGTCGGACAGTACAAGCTCGAACGCAAGTACCTCCAATACGACATGTTCAACATCCTTGAGGAAATCTCCCGCAAAGGATACGGCTGGAACTACGTCTCCCAGCCCACAGCCAAAGCCAGCATGGAACGGCTCCGCCACTACGGGTGCGTCACCTACGTCAAGCGCGGTGACAAGTATATCGCAACTGGAACTCCGGAGGGCATCGCCTTCGCCAAAAACATGATGGCTACGGCCACCAGAACATGTGCCGAATGCGGTCAAAAATACCCCTACTATTCCGGCATGAAAGCCTACGACATCTGCTCCAAGGAATGCTACTACAAGCGTTTCGGCACTCCCGAAGAACGACGTGCAAAAAGATTACAGAAGAAGAACTGACAATCATGGTCGAGAAAAAAAGTAAAAGGAAAGGCGCCACGATGATTTTCAAACTGACTTTAGGCGACTGGGAGTGTGACGGCTACTACGCCAACAAGGATTACTTTTTCGAAAGCAACTATTCGGCTGAAAGAATCACGGAAGCCTACAAGGCTAGTTGTCGGAAGATGGCAGAAAAATATGGTGTCGAACTATATGAGGGAATGTGTGTTGAAGCGTTCGTTCGTGGATACGTGGATTGGAACCCACTGGTGCTGGGTGATGGCATGAGTATTCGATTTGACGCAACGAATGTCAGAATCTACTTTTACGATGAATCTTCCTATGACAGGGTTGACGGATTGCATGTGAACGTCAACCATGAGGAGCTTCCTGTATTCGAATATGCGGGAATGCCGCCGAGTGAAGCCGCCAAAAAAATATGGGACCGAATAGAGGAGTTAGTAGCAATATGGTTATCAACGGCAGGTTGGATTGCGGATACTGTTCCGCTCCTATCACCCGGCTGTACGGTGGAATAATCGGAAAGCAACAGTCATATCCATGTCCGAACTGCGGGTGTATGAACTATGTGACGCCTAAAATCACATATTCGGCTTCCACGTTCGGCTCGCAGGTCAAAGACGCATTGTTGGATTTGGTGGAACGGCATGGCGGGTCACACTGGGATTGCAACGGGGACGTGGAAAACATTTCCATGCCGTACCGTGGAGTCCACGCCGAATTAAGAACCTATAACGACTACTGTTACGGCATTCTCGATGGACTGCATGTGAATGTTGGTTCCACCAGTATTCCGGTATTGGACTTGAAGGGTTTGACCCCGGAACAGGCGGCTACGCGGATTCTTCTGCGCGTCTTCCGCGAATGTCGGAAACAGGAGGAGGAAAACGTTTGAAAGATGGTGAGATTCGTCCACTGCCGCAGAACGAGTTCTATCAGAGTCCGTTCGACGGGCGTTGGGTTGATTTGGATGAGGAGGAAGTATTTCGACTAATCGACATGCAACGGCAGAGTGGAACTAGGTGTGGTAAAACTAAACCAAAGACGTGTTATACTAGAAGTGTCCACACGAAAGAAACCTAAAGGAGCAATCCATAATGAAACTGCACGTAGACGTGGGAGTCCTCGAAAGCCCCATAGTGTCAGCGTCAAAATATATGGCGTATACGCAGACCCCCAACAAGGACGAAGAACGCCGCAAGATGGTTCAAACCATAACGGATAGGGACTTTCCCCAAACTGGACTAACGACCATATAACCTCGGCTTGGATTCTCGAAGTAAAAGAAGTCACCCCAATCAAAGAGCTTTTAGGGAAGTGTCGTAATTGAGCTACCACCTAGCCTCATGTCCATTCTGCGGTAAGTCGGTTCGACTCGTCTATGACAATACCGTAAACGGAACATGCTACGGCATCAGCCACAAGCCGGACGAATGTTCCATTCTACCAACCATCTGGGGAGCATCCGACATAAAAGCGGACTCCATCGTGCGTTGTTGGAATCAACGATACGGTGTGGCGAATCTACTCAGAGAAAAAGGCGAAGACGAACTAGCCGACGAAATGGCCTTCCTAGGTTAAAGCCTTAAAACATATTCCACAAAAAGAAACCAAATCAAAAAGAAAAAGAAAGCAAAAAATTGAAAACCAACACCAAGACCATGAGAACCATCATGTTCATCTCACTGGCTATCGCAATGGTTCTTATTCCCGCCAACACAGCTACCGCCAACGAGTTCATGCAGAATCGGAAAGAATACGAGACGGCACTGAACCATGCCACCATTCTGACCGCACGTTTGAAACAGGATACGGAAAACGTTCAAAACAAGACCATTGTCACTCGTAACGATGATGACGCTACCCGTATTGCCCGTGAGGCATTGCAATCCCAATTAACGGAAGCGACTAAAATCCACATGTCGCAAAAAGAGAAGGCTACTGTCTTCACCGTTTCATCCCTGACCGACAAGACGGTCAAATCCAATAATCGCATTCACTCTCTTATCCGTTCCATCGACCGGACGGCCAAATCCGTGGATACCGCCATCGCCTCCCACAAGCTTGATGATATGAGGAAGAAGCTTGCCGATATGGTTGATAAGGGTAAGAGAATTTTGGAATCATCCAACGGCAACGTGGACGATGAAAACAATCGCGATAAACTGTCTGACCTGTTGAAGAAGGCCAAGGATTTGATGGAATCCACGGACGTGCAGACCATGAGCGTGGACGTGTCCGAATTGGACAAGCTGATTAACAAGGTGTCCGACGATATGAACGCACGTCAGTCCCGTATCGGACAGGAACGTCAGCAGAGCGTAGTGGCGGCGTCCTATTCTCAGGCGTCCGACACTACGAACGGAAACTATGCGACTACCCGTTCCAACTATGGTTCCTACACTCCAACCCAGTCCACTCCGCGCGGCTACTACAGTTCCATGTCCTGCGATTTGACTTCTGCCGCAGACCACTGCCAAGGCGCGGTTGACGGCGGCGGCATCGTGGACTTGAACTATGGCAACGGACACGTGTATGCGCAACACAACAATACGGGTGGCGCGTGGATTAACAATCTGCAAGCGGGTCAGACGTTCACCATGAACGGCTCCACCTATCGGGTTAACGGACAGAGCGTTCAGGGTGCCCAGTATGCTCCCGACTCCGGCGATTGGATGCAGACTTGCAATGGGAATGGCAATCATCTTGTCGGTATCACAAAGATAAGCTGAACAAGGAGACGATTGACTTCCTCCCCCGCCTGAAGGCGGGGGAGGAAGTCAAGTTCAACCTCTAAGAAGAGTCCGGTAGGTGTTTTGCGGGATTTTGCTTCTTTCTTACGACGTGATATAGTGGAATCGTTCACACAAACAAGCTAGGAGCGAAAATGAGCGACAAGCAGGAAACCATCGACATCCTCGTCATCAAGCAGGACGAGAAACCCATTCGCAAAACCATCCCCAACACCCTCGAAGCGAAACAGCATGAGGTAGGCGGCTACATCGAACCATTCGGACTCAAAAACGGGGCGACCATCTACTGCAACGAAGAAGGCAAACTCGGCAGGTGGACACTCAACCGCGCAATCCGCGCCTACGACCTCGAAGACGGGGCTGATTCAAGAATCGTGGAAATGATGGCGGGCACGTTCTTCATTTCAGGGTTCGACCCTGAAAGCGGAGAGGACGCCAGTCTTACGGAGGAACAGTTCGACCACTGGGACAAGCGGTTCCACTCGCCGGAAATCCTCGTGCAGAACGCCAATAATGAGCTGTTGGCCGTTCCTGTTCCCATCAAGTAGTTCGTAATTCTAGGGGATAGGAGCCAATCCTATCCCCTTAACTTTTTCAAGGAAAAGACAATGACCAAATACTTTACTTCTGACACTCACTTCGCCCACCCGTTTGTGTCCGCATTACGGGGATATGCGAAGCCCGGGTTCACTTCGGACAGTACCATCAAGCAACAGGCCAACGAAGCCCACATGCAGGTCAAGGACTGCGTCAACTGGTACCAGCATGACATTGACGTGACCGACCACATCAACGAAATCGTAGGGACGAATGATGAACTCTACATTCTCGGGGACCTATGCAGCGGAGGCGCGTGGAGTCTTCAACAGGCCATCATGCATGTCAAAAGCTTGCGCTGTCCTCGCAATAACCGGCATCTGATTCTCGGCAACCATGACGACGTGCTGTACGGGAAGAGCAAGGGCTTCAAGGAGCTGACCGAGGCGTTCGGTGAAATCGGGCGTATCGGCATGACGGACATCACGGACGGAGAAACCACTATGACCGTGTTTCTCTGCCATTTCCAATGGCGTGGGGACTTCGACCTTCCCGCTTTGGATGGGGTGGCGGTTAATTGGGCAAAGCCGGAGCTTAGACAGTATGCCATTCCGCAAGTGGGGGAGGATATGCGGTTGTTGCACGGTCACACCCATGCGAACACTCCCCATGAGTTCGAGAATCGTAACGAAATCAACGTGGGATTGGATGCTTGGGGCATGAGTCCGGTATCCGAGGTTGAACTGGTCCGCATGTTCCGGGAGGGATGAGCCTGAGTGTTTTCGAGACGCCCGTTTTTTCGTCGTATGGATTGGCGGGCGTTTTTGTGTGCGTTACGTTTTGCTTTTTGTCCAAACATTAGCTATACTGGAACTGTTCACACAAACACGTCTTGGGTTAAAGGAAAAAAATGAACAGCTACCAGAAACAATACGCAGACGCTTTACGTATGGCGATTAAACGCAAGACGAAAAAGGATGCCGACGAATGGCTCGACCAGCAGAAGGTGTCCGACGGAAAGACGCGAATCGCTATGAAAAAAGCGTACATCGAAGGCTGTCTCTCCAATCTGACAGACGAATCCATAGTCTCCCTCTACGAGATTATGGATAGCATCTACATGTCAGACCGGACGGAATACCGTGGGGAAGAATCCACCGAGGAAATACTGGAAAAACTGTACGACGTTCAGGTTAAATAGCTCAGACAGACAGAACGAAAGAAAAGAATACAATGACCACTTTGACCATTCTTAGAGGATTGCCCGGCTCAGGAAAGAGCACTTGGGCGCGGAAGCATGTCGATTCGAATACGGTAATCGTCAGCTTGGACGGTTTGCGTGAAATGATGGCGGGAGGCCGTCAGGCATGGCATGAAACCATGAATCCACAGTTGAACAGGATTCTCGTCCGTCAGGCGCATGCCATCATCAGCGACCTGCTTTCCAAGGGCGTGAACGTCATCAGCGACTCCCAGCATGTCAACCCGCGTTTCTGCGTGGACGAGGTGCAGATTGCCGTCCGTCACAAGGTGCATGTTGAAACTTTCACATTCAACACGCCGTTGGACGTTCTGTTGGAACGCAACCAGACCCGTCCGGAAAACGACCGTGTGCCGGAGGAATATCTGCGCACCCAGTATGAGACTTGGCATGAAAACCTTGACCATGAAAGCCGTTGGGTCAACATCCATGTAAGGAAGGTTGACGGAACTTACCATATGAATCCGTCCGGAGACCCTGCGCTGGTGGACGTGGGATTGCTGTGGAACGACAAGACCCGTGTTCCCAACAATGCCGAGTTCGGTTATACCGCCGTCCCGGCAAAGGGACGTGATTTGACCGGTGTCATCCAGTTGGATACGCCTCCGCTCAGAGATGGTAGGAAGTGGACTCTCGACCGTTACTTGAAGTGGTTGGAACAGGGTGCGCATAAGGCCAATGACAGGTTCGCTGACTTTTCCACGGATGGAAGGAACCTGCTTGAACTCATGCGTGATTCCGATAACGTGAACGTCCGTCCGGTCAAGGGCGAGAATGACGTGTACGCTTGCAATTTCAGCCGTGACGCTTTCAAAAACCGGCGTTGGGACAAGTATTCCAGCAAGGCTCGCGGCTTGTTCCTTGACGGGAACGGTAAGGTTGTCGCACGAGGTTTCGAGAAGTTTTTCAATCTTGGAGAGAACGAGCAGACCACTCGGGAGAACATTGACAGGCGGCTCAAGTTCCCAGTGCGCGTGGAACGCAAGGAGAACGGTTTCCTCGGCTTGGTGTCCGCGTGTGAGGATGGTTCTTGGCGTTTCTGGTCGAAGAGTGGTCAGACCGACTATTCGTATCTTATCGAACATCTTTTCAAGCAGACGTTGGACATTGGTCAGGAGGAGGCGTTGTGGAACATCGCCCATGACGCCAACGTCACCTTGGCTTTTGAGGTAATCGACCAAGATTCCGACCGTCATATCATCAAGTACGATACGTCACGTCTCGTGTTCCTGCACGCCATCAAGAACACCGTTGACTTCCATATCGACTATGATGCCGACGATTTGATTGATACGGATAGATTCTTTGCCCGTCCCGAAGTTCTGGCTGTTTTCCAGACTGAGGAACAGCGGGAGAGCCTGTGGCACATGTTGGACGAGGAACGCCGCTGGTCCGACCGTGAAGGCGTGGTGGTGTACGACGCTGATGGGTACATGTTCAAGTTGAAGTCGGACTATTACCTTGAGGTCAAGAGTCTTCGCAACCTGTTGGAACGTGCTGTGTTACGTAACAAGCCGATTGCCGACAATGACCATTCAGAACGTGCGGAGCTGGCGCGTTGGGTGCTGTCTCATGCGAACATGAATCGTCTTGTCTACACTCGTAAGGCGTTCAATGAGCGTGGAGTGGACATGGAGTATGTCGGTGACTTGCTGAGTCGGGGATGTATGCTGTAGTCCCCCCGCCGATTCGGAGGACTTAACAAGATTGTTTAATAGGGTTCTTGAGCAGGAAGCCCCCGCCTCTCATAAGGCGGGGGAGGACGTCAATGGGCTGATGAAAGGACAAAATCTATGACACCGAAAGAAGCTAAAAACTATGTTGCCGGAACATTGGAACGCGACCAGCCATATGAGAGACTGTTACGACAAGTCGTACTGGAAGGCGAGCTGACTCACGACCGTACCGGAGTGGGAACGTTGTCCACGTTCGGCACGCGTATGGAATTCAACCTGCAAGACGGTTTTCCACTCGTAACCACGAAAAAAGTGTTCCTGCGTGGCATCATCGCGGAACTGTTGTGGTTCATTGCCGGAGACAACAAGGTCAGCACTCTACAAAAGCAGAACGTCCACATCTGGGATGAATGGGTGTTGCCGGACGGAACCATTGGCAAAGGGTATCCCATCCAATGGCGTTCATGGCCTAAAACCGACGGCGCCACGGTAGACCAATTGTCGAACGCGCTCGACCTTATCCGACATAACCCGTCCAGCCGTCGAATCATCGTATCCGCATGGAACGCGGGAGAATTGAACGAAATGGCATTACCGCCATGCCATGCCCTGTTCCAATTCCACGTGCGCGGAGATGGTTTTCTGGATTGCCAACTGTATCAGCGTTCCGCCGACATGTTCCTTGGAGTGCCGTTCAACATCGCCTCCTACTCGCTGTTGACTATGATGATGGCCCAACAGGCCGGATTGGAGCCGGGACGGTTCATCTGGGTCGGCGGCGACACGCACGTGTATCTGAACCATCTGGAACAGGTGTGCGAACAATTGTCGCGCGAGCCACGCCCGTGGCCGCATATGGAAATCGACAAGGCGGACAGCCTGTTCGACTACAAGCCGGACATGTTCCATCTCATCGACTACGACCCGTGGCCGTCAATCAAAGCTCCCGTAGCCGTCTGATGCGCGTCTCCGGCGGCTTCGACGCCGTGGATGGGATTTTCAGCTGATTTTGCCGAGGGTTCCCCGCCTCTATCGGACGGGGGGAATGCCGCACCACTGCATTCGGGTCTTTCGGTTTCCTGTCCCAAAATCCCCGCAGAACGGTTTTTAACTGACGTTTCAAGGTATCTTAGGAAAGGAAACATCTAAAGAATCCGATTGGAGTAAGTGGTATGAGAATGCTTCATAGAGCGGGGGCAACGCTGTCCGCCTTTATCGCCGCAACGCTAATCCTAGCGGGGGGGGGTATCTCCTCGGCCAATGCCGAAGAAGTCCCCGCCACACAATCTACCGATAATGGGGTTTCCCAGCAAAGCTGGAATCCGCCAAGCGACGCGACCATACATGATTCGCTTACAGGCGATGATGCGAAAATCACCGACGTATCCACAGTCTCGAAGACCACGGGAACAGCACCATTCGACAAAGACGACAATCCCGGAGACGATTCAAGAGTTGATAACAGCATCGTCCGCTCCTACGATTCCCTGAACTACACCATCTCCTACACCATGGCGTCAAAGAACAGTAAAGATTACTACAAGGACGCCAGAATCAAATTCAAATTCTCCATGCCGTTCGATACAGGCGTGGCTGAGTTCTCCACCAAGGAAATGCTTTGGATGGACACAGCCGCAGGATACGGATACAAGGTAGGATATGAGGATGTCAAAGGTGCTAAATACCAGACGTTGACATGCTGGCGTCACGTCAATGGGACAAAGGATAATCCGACCGTCGTTCCGGGCATGGCTACCGTCAATCTGCCCATCAACGTGTATGGCGCACCTAATGGAACCAAGATTCAGCCGACCGTCCAAGCCAGTATGGAACACAATACTGATAGCGAGGCGGTCACCAAACATTTGGAAACCGTCACCGTCAGCGCCGCGCCACGATGGAACATCGAATTGGCGAGCTTGAAACGAATCCAATCCGGCACATACGATTTCGGGGAGTCTGAGGACGGTGACGCCATAAACAAGACGGCGGGCAAAGTGACCGGAGTCCTCTCCCATCTGACCATCAACGTGGCGAACACCTCCACCGACCATGCGAAAGGCGTCAAAGGCTTGGAGGCCACTAATGAGCCGGTCACGTTCGACGTTAAAATCTCAAACCAGTGGAGGAGGCAAGGCGCTTCCGCGCCTATAGCCAACCAGCCGAATTCTTTGCAGCCATTGGCTTGGAGCATCGCCAACGGCAGCAACAGCTGGATGGCAATATTCCACAAATACCCGTCGGACAGAAGCAATACGAAAGAAGCCGAAACTTTCTTCTCCCGAAAGAAAAACGACTATGCCAGCGAATGGAAAATGACGCAGGAAACCAAAAACGGCTACATCATCCTGCATCTCACCGTATCCCATCTAGACCAACATTACAACCCCCACAACAAAGACCAGCAGAACGGCATCCTCAATTGGGCGTCCGCAGGCATCGACCTCGTGAATCCCACTAAAATCAACAATAAGAATCTGGCTGACCAGTACGGAAGTGACCTGAACCTTCAACAGGATGTTTGGGATATGAACCTTCAAGCATCCAGCGTCAGTGGCATTAAAGCCAAATCGGCGCCGTCGGACTCTTCCAATCAGTCGATAATCTCAGATGATGAGACTGGGGTGAGTATTCCGCTTTACGTGTCCGGAATGGCCTCCGAATATAATCAAGGTATAGAGTATGGGTGCGCCGGATGGGAATGGCAGGACAGTCAGACAAAGGATTCCTCCTGTATACTGTTCCAGCAAAAAGGTTCCAGTGTTCACGATGGTTCCGACATTGCCGTGCGCGGCCAAAAAGTCATGCTGGCCTCCCGCATAAGCTACTCTCAAAACAAAACCAATCTGCCCGTCATCAGAACCCGACTCATGAAAATCGATTCAACAGTGCTTGAACCCTATGAGAATGCTTCCACATGGAATCGTGCGAGTTTGGGTGATGGAAAGAACATCTTCTCCGAAAGCACCTTGGCTTATGGTGTCAAAAAAGACGGGAAAGCATGGTCTTCCGACACTGAACAGGCAAAAGCTGGAATCAGCGACCTGAACTATTACAATTCCATCAGCGAGGCAAAGAAACACGGCGAAATCGTAGCCATTCTCGCCACGTCATACAATGCCGCACCATATAACTCGTCTTGGATGGAAGGCAACGAAGGTATTGGACGTGATTTTTTCGGACTGGACGTCCAAGTCAAAACCGGACGTGAAATCATCAACAAGACCGCCCAATATACTGTGCAAAGCCTCATGTGGACACGTAAAGACTTGGCCGCAAAAGCCGGTCTCGACGCCGACAACGCATCCAATAAGGATTGGTCCAATTGGATTAGCAAAAAACAAACTTGACCCGGCAGAACTCGTCAAACAAGTCGCTCCGACCGGAGACGGGTGGCGAGTGCGATTGTCACATCCTTTGATGTCGTACATGTGTTCGAGCAGCCATAGGCAGATGAGCACGTCCGCCATCTCCTCGACCATGTGGGAGCGTGTCCCGTCCGTCAGCCCGTCGCGCTTCCGGTCATCGTATGCTTCGATAAGCTCGGCGCACTCCTCCATGCAGACGACGCTCTGCTTGGTCACGCCGTAATATTCAATGCTTTTAGACCACACTGCGTCAAAATATTCAGGACGTTTATAGACTTCCTCAATGGTCGGATGCTCACTCATTTTGTCATCTTTTCCTTTCGATTCTTCGGGTTCGACGAAGCCGTTGCGCCAGCACGGTCGCCGCATGTGCTTCTGTCTGATGCCGTTGACGCGGCGAACATACGGGTCGGTTACGATTTGTCCGCCTTTTCAATCCACCAAATCGCATCTTCGAGCTTCCAGTACATGTCCGCATGATGGTCGTGCAGGAACCGCAGGTCGTCAGCGTGCTGTTCGACCCATTCCGGGTGCGGGCGGGTGTCGTTCGTGCCTTGAACGGTCGGATAGGCGATTTTACATACGCACAGCCAGTAGGGAGGTTGCAGTCCGTCCTTGGGTTTCCAGTCGGACGGTTCCGAATACCGTTCCTCTAACGTCAGGTAATTGGACACCCATGCGGGCGATAGTCGAGGCCACACCTGCTCAAACAACAGCACGCCCAGTGCGATGCCCAGTAGCAGTCCGACACCATTACCTGTCGAAGGCTGGTCCGCAAGCTTGCATGCAGCCCACAGGCCGACGACCGGTAGCAGGAGGCTCACGGTCAGGTAGGGGACGCACTTCCGTGATTCACGCGAATCCTTCGCATGGTCGAACATGGTGAGCGCCACGAGAAGAAATACGGACATCCCCACGCCGAAGAGCAGCCCACACCACAGCGTGCGTATCACATCCTTCAGGAACGCTATCACGGCTGGCGTCAACAGTATTCGCCAACTGCCCGTCAAGACAATGAGCAACACGAGGGCTGGCAATGCGGACAAGAATATCAGCAATCTCTTGCGGAAACCGCTCAACGTTCCTGCCCCACAATCCGCTCGAAACCCAATCTGGACGCAAGTCGTTTCTTTTCCTCATCCGATAGGAATTCGACGGACGACCTCCGGCGGTTGGCGAGCCAACTCAGGCAATGCCAGCAGTCGATACGTTCCGAATCCGCGTCGCGGAGCCATTCAGCCAATCCGTCGTATGGTTCGAATGTTTCCGGTTCGGACAGCAGCCATTGGCGGATGATGGTCTTCCAATCCCAACCGTCCGTCCAATGGTGATGCCAAGGACGGGTGACGGTGATGGTCGTATCGTCCGTTTTCAGAATGGTCATACGGCATTCGTAGTCGTCACCGCCAATGGTTTTGACACGCAGCCAGTCGTTCATCACAATGGCCTCCCCGTTTCCATTTGTTCCAACATGTCAAAGCATTCGTCACGCTCCGTCCGGGTGGCGGAACGCAAGAGGTCTGCCAGTCCGGTCGGCTCGTCCTCATAGACGTTCTGCCGTATAAGGCCGATGGCCTCCCAATCCTCGAAGATTTCCGGTGACGGGTCCGCCATGCCGTTCAGCCAGTCCACGACCCGCATGCCGGTCTCGTCGAGCCGACCGTAGTCCACATGTTCGGGCAGCTGTTCCAGCACGCTCAACCACCCATACTGGAACCGGTCGCCGCATTCGGTGGCATCGACCAGCAGATAGTCGGATGTGAGCGGCAGCGGCACGCTGACCGTACCATCGCCGTCTTGAAGCACGTCCATGATGAGCCGCATGTTCGGCCTGTCCGCCATCCAACCGGATACGCGCACGAACGCCCGCTCCGGCTTACGGTTGCGTGCGGCCATGAGACGGCATACGTGCGACAGGCGCATCCAATCCAAGCCTGACAGGTTCAACCCGTCCAAGTCGTGCAATGTATGTTCGGTGGGACGCGCGTCGTGCGCGCCGTCGAACTGGTATTCGATGTCCACGCCGTTGACGTTCACTGTTCGATTCCTTCCACTGCCTTCAGGGTCGGGTCTTCCGCCCGACCTTCGAACTCCGTGTAGTCGGCGACCCGCCAGAGCTTGTCGATAAGCCAATCCAGATTCTTCACCATGCTTCCTCCGTTCCGTTGAGTGTGGCTTCGAGCATGAGCCGCGCCCATTCCCGCCATTTCTCCTTGGACGCTTGCTTCACCTTGTCCCATGGTTTCAGGTTTCCGTAGGAGAAGTAGGAGCGGGCGGAAAGGAAGTATCCGGCTTCGGCGGCGCGTTCCACCTGCTTGTCCGTCGGCTCATGTTCGGGGGGCCATATCCAATGTTCTTTGAGAATCAGATTGCCCTCGCAGTCGGTGTGTTGCATCGCCCTCAACAATGCGAGTGGGCTGTTCGCATGCTCGACCAACCGTAAGGCGACCGGAGTGAACCGTGGCTTCTCGCCTTCCTCCAACGGTTCGTTGTCGAATCTCACCAGCTCTCGGTCGAATCTCGTCAGATAGTCGGGGTTGTCTTCCGAATACCCCAGTCCGCCACGTTGGAGAATGCGATAGGCTTCACTGGCCGACCAGATGAGGGCCTTGAGCAGGATGGTCGTGTCCATCCACTTCACGTTCCGTTCGCGGGCGGTCTTGTCCGCGTACCGGACGATGTCGCTGATTGTCGTATTGGTCACTTCCGAACCTCCTTGTCTTCTTCTTCGCAACGGTCGATGATTGTCTGGTAGGCGAACCTTCTCGAATCGGCGCAGGTGATGGAATCATCTCCATACGGGATGTTTGATTCCAACAGTCGTTGCAGACTGTTCTTCGCCTCCCTCTTACGAATCCCGCACCATTCGGCCAGATGTCGCACCGTGTATTCGTCCGTGCCGCGCAGGGCTGTCATGTGTGAGCGGGCGTTTCGGCAGGCTTGCAGGTATTCACGGTCGGCAAGCCATGAAAAATCGTCCTCACCGGCGGACATGGTCTTTTCCGTCCTGTCTATCCGCTCGTCCAACCATGCGATGATTGAGACCACTGCGTCCGTCTCCCCGTTTTTCATCTCAGTGTTTTCCATGGGTATTCCTTTCGGCTGGTTTCGTTCAGTTCAACGCGGCTTCGAGCATGAGCCGAGTGTAGGAGAGATAGTCCACGCCGACCTGACGTCCACGGTTGGGGCTGACGGTCTGGGCTAGGTTGACGCCGGTTCTTGACGCCGCCTCGACCTGCTCCCGAGTGGGTTGATGTTCGGGCAGTTCGATGCCGTGGGCGCGGAGCAGGAGTTCGACATGACTATCACGTTGCACGTGGCGCAACACTTCCACCGCGTCGTGGGCATCGTGCAATATGTGACGGCTGGAAGAGGACAATACCGGGTCTTCTCCCATTTTCAACGGACGGTTCGGAATATCGGACATGAGGAGCCGGATTCCCGAGGATTCCAACCCGTGTCCCCGAAGCATCGAGCCTACGAGTCCATCGTTCCGGTAAAGCGCATACAGCAGGTGGGCTTCTCCGGCCTGACTTTGATGGCGTGACTCGGCGGCGGATAGTGCGGTGTCGGCCAGCGAATCCATCAAAGCCTGTATCTGTTCCTCCAAGGTGGTGGACGTGTCCATGGTTTGCTTCTTTCCTTTGTCTGAAGGCCCTTTATGTGTGAACACGTCCACTATAGCATAGTTTGTGTCTAGTAGGCCAGAAAAGCCCCCCAACACCGGAAGGACACGATTCGTATACCCGTCGCGCTCGTCCTCGGACATCCCATTCCACCGCAACAAGAGTTCCCTGTCGTCGGGTTCGCCATTCCGGGTTCATGTCGTTCAACCGGTTCAACGATTCGACCGCATGTGGCAGTGGCCTTTCCCGAAGGTAAAGTCCCAGTTTGATGGCGCGAAGGTAATATGCTTCGAAGGTCTTCCGACTATCGAACTAGCCCTCTCCCACATAGTTGGCCGTTTCCGGCATTCCGTCGGGAACGTTGATGCCAAGCTGGGCCAATACCTCGCGGAACGCGCCCGTATGGTCGGTGAAGGTGTCGTCCAAATCGACGGCGATGAGTTTTTCCCGTGTCTCGGCCAGTCGAATCACCTTAGTCCCTCCTCGATTTTCTTTCGTGCGATTTCCAAAAGCTCCTTGGCTAACGTCAGGTATCCGTCGCGTGTGCCGACCGTTTCAGCCCGCTTCCAGAAGAAGTCCTCGTCGGGTGTCGTCCCGTAGGTCTTCTTCCATCGCGGGAGTTCGTCCGACCACATGAGATATTTCGCCACGGCTTCTATCTCCTCCCCGCAAGCGGGGTGGAGACGCCCGTTCACGTAGGCTTCCTGCAAATCGTCACTATCGGCCTCGAACGTTTTCTTAATATCGGAATCGTCCCAATATTGGGTGGGATACGCTTCCTCGGCTTCCCTCTCTACGATGCTAACCAACTTGGCCCCCTCCGGTTCGGTATCGTGGCTCACTGCAACGAATCCTTATCCATGATTTGAAAGTTCGCCCGATGGATATACATCGTTTTACCATCAACCATGAGTCTTGTTGTTTTGGGCAGATTGTCGTCTATATCCCATTTGATGCTGTCGCCGTTGAACGCTTCAATCGGCATTCCCGTTTGGCTTTTGATGACCACGACATGCTTCTTGGCAAACGAATCCTTATACCGGTTCAACAATTGCGACGTCGAACCGGTACCGGTCGTCTTCTCCGTATCCTGAGATTTGAGAGCGTCGGCGGCGAAATCCTTGACCGGCTCCAACCCATCCTCAGTGAAGATGAGCGTATCCCCACAGGAGTCCAACTCCCTGCCGTCAAGGGTCACGGTAATGACCGAAGACAGGGAATCGGTCGAACCGGAGGAAACCGAACCATTGGTGCCGATGCCGTAGTAACGGGAGTCGGTGGTCACATTGCCGTCCAACCCGATTTTCTCGGCATGACTCGTCAACGTCAGCTCACCGGTGTTGCTATACGCGTTCATGGTGAACGCGCGGCCTTCCAACCAACCCGACTCACTGTCCGAACATCCACCTAGAGAACACATCAGAACCGCCACAGCCAATACGGCCACCGGACGGAAACCTTTCTTAAGACAATTCCTCAACACAAAAATCCTCTCAATCCGACTACCGGGACACCACGTGAGCCTCACCCTTATACGGGTCAAACGTCAAATACTGGTCAAGACAAACGGACGGAAAACCATCACCATCCGACAGAAACGGACGATGACGCCAATCATACGAACTCCAACCCGCCTCCACACGAGCATTCAACCCATCCAACATCACCGAACGAAAACCCGGCCTACCATCCCGCTCCAACCAGCAGATATCATACTCACGCCCACACAGGCGCTCGCTGACCACGCGCGGAGTGGTGGTACCATCCGAACGGAGTTGCAGATACCTCAAATGCGAGTCCAACGGAGTCCAATCCGCCAATCCGAAACGGTGACGGCCACGCTTATCCGTATACGCACACAATCCGGCGTCCACACGCAATGTGTCACCCAACCGAATCGTCATCAGCCGGTCGGCGGAACCATTATGAGGCTCGATACGGTCGGGACGGATAACAGTGTTCTTCACGAACGTGGCAAGCCAAATATGCGAGTCGATAAGCGTCTGAGAACCATCCGAATTCACCACATGCGGAAACATCAGACACAGGCGGGACACATACCCGTTCGATACGCTCGTCTCCTCACAGTCAGCCACCACGCCTTCCACCGTGTAACGGTACGCGCCGTCCACGGTCTTATGCTCCAAATCCAACAGGTTACGACGCTCGCTCTTGTCGGTTCGCTCCACGTACCCCTCGAAGAAACGACGATAATCCAAACGGAGTTCGTCGGCCTCCTCCTTGGTCTGGATACGATAACGCAATCCGATAAGGGAACGCCATCCAGTGTTGCGCCCCGCGCTCTGACGACGAAGAACCTTCCTCCCATCAGGCGCGGTGGTCATTCCGATAAGCATGTCGGAACGCTCGTCAGCCTCCTCGATGAGCGCGTCCTTCAACGCGTCCATGGTCTCAGGGGAGGGAATGAACGGATTCTCCCTCCCGTACACGGCCGTCTTGTCGAACTTAGACATTTCAGTTCAAGTCCCTCCAACCGGTCACATACGCATACTGGATGCGCGGGTTCCCTTCAATATTGGCGGACTTGCAAGCGTCAAGCACGTTCTTCAGATACACCAACCCATCAGCCCCGTCCGACATTTGACCGAGCAACGGCAGAAGCCCACCGTCCACATCACACACCAGACGATAACGGATTCGAGAACCGGAATCCACACAACCATTGTCATGACCGCGTATCTGCTTGAGGATGACGCGGATTGCCTCGACGGAAGGAATAGCATCTGACAACGCCCGACTGGAATCCCACACGGTCAACGCACTGATTTCATCCAACCATTCACGCAACCTGTCCAATTCCCACAACGCCTCACCAACGGCAATCTTCACCGACTGCTCCCGCGCCACATCGGAATCATGCGCTCGCAGTGATTCATGGAACTGTTTCTTCGACCCGTCGTCCATGTTGGACTTGTCGATAAGCTCCTCGATTGGCGTGGGGCCTAAGTCTCGAAGCGCGTCCAACAAATACTCGTCATCCGGATTCTCGTCAGCTTTGTTCCGGTCGCTCATTTAGCAACCTTCCCGGACGGCTTTACAGTCGGCTTGACCGAAGTCTTGACGGTCTTGCCAATCTTCTCAAGATAAGCTTCCAAAGCCTTGACAGCCGCCTGTTTCGCCAACACCATGGCTACATCCTTATCGGACGCCGTGGCATGCCAACGCATGTAGTTTTCCGGCTTGTCACCGTTGAACAACAGATAGGTGGCACTGACCTTCGGCTTGCTTACCTGCAAGTTCGTCTGGGTTTCCGAAGCCGTGACCTTCACGCACTTGGCCGGAGCGTTCTTGCCGGTCTTGACCTTATCCCAATCGATTGATGCTTCGGCACGCCATGCGATGTTCTTGGCGCTGACCAAGGTGACGGTGGCGCCAACACGCCATGGCTCCCCACTGTTGTGCTTGTTGTGTTCTTCGACGATGGCTTCGGCCACGTTGCGGGCACTGCACTCGTATTTGATTTCACCTTTGCTGGTGACGACGTGGGTTGCGTACTTGTCCTGTTCGTAGATTTCGATACCCAATGCAGGTGTTTCCTTCTGGTTGTAATTGATGTGGGGCGGGATTGGCGGTTAGCCAACCACGCCCATATGTGGACACTACCAGTATAACAAGAAAGAGGATGCTAGTCAATCAAAAGCAAAGGGTGCCTGAAAAAGATATTCTTAGACACCCCATTTAACCGTAATAGAAAATCGAAGAAAAATCAGATGTATCGAAACAACTGCTCCGCCGTCAGTCCTTTCAAGTCAGGCTTCTCCTCGTCCAGCAGTTCCTTGAAATCCTCGAACGTGTATTCGACGCCTTCCTTGCACGCGTTCAGCATGCCGTACTCCAAGTCGTCCACGAAACTCGGATTGTCCTCGCGGAAGCGGCGCGCACGTTCCTTGACGGAAGCGATTTTCCTCTTCCGACTCTTCGGCATGCTCTTGTATCCGTACGCGCGATGCGCCCCGGCAGCGGTCTTGTACCCGTAGCCTTGCGCGTCATCCACAATCTCACCCGTGTCCATGTTCACGAGCCGGTAGCGGGTTTCAGAATATCCGAAATCGTATTCATCCTCCGGCTCATGCCTCACCTCGTAGGCCACGGCCTTGATGACGGGCTTCTTGTCCTGTTCTATCATTCCCCCGGTCCTTTCCCTTGAGTAGGATATTCAGCCGTTCAGCATCGATTCCAAACGGTACGCGTCGCCCTGTCCGGACTGGCTCATGGTCCACTTCAGAGCCAGACGTCCTATCTCGTAGTATTCCGAGTCGTCCGAGAATCCGTTGCCACATTTGGGACACTCCACGCGGGCTGAGTCGGGTTGAATTCTCCAAACCGGTTTGACTCCGCATCTGCCGCAGGGTTTGAGATTCTTCAACTTGGAGCACGCTCCGGCCCATTCTTCGCGGAGTATCCCGACCGCATCATCCTTGTATGGGCTATCCCATTCGCCGTGAAGCCTGAAGAAATGTTCCAAGTCGCACGCGTTCTCGCACTTCACACACCAAACGATAAAACCCTCTGGGCGGGAGAACAGCTTGGAGTCGGATGTCACTTGCACTAAGTCGAACGTGACTTTTCCTCCACAGTACGGGCATGCACCCAACGGCAGTAGGCTTAATGCGGGGTCTCTGAAACCGTATACCACGGGTTTTCTTTTTCTCAACGTCATTCCTTTCGCAAAATCCGGTCAACCAGTTCGGGCACTTCGCTCCACGAGTCGAACACAGCTCCACCGCCCTCATGCTCCAACCGTTCGCACTGTTCCACGTTGTAGCCGTGGCGTTTCGCCAAGACGGGGAGTCCTTCGTGCATGAGCGTGTCCAGCATTATGGGATTGTCTTCAACGTACAAGTCGGCTTTGAGCAGGTTCTTCTGCTTGAGATGACAGTATGGGATGTCTCGACGTGACGGCGTGTATGAGTATCCGATGCTGGTAATGGGGTCTTTCTCATACCAGTCTTTTTCAGCCATTCGGCGGATGTCCGAGGCGAATACGGCGTCACCTTCCGTATGTCGCAGGTCGTCCAGATTACGACGTGGACATAAGTTATGATTCTGGCTTGTGTCGAAATTCATGGCTATCATCCACCGGCGTGTATCATCACGGTCGTCGTCACGGGAGGTGACGAATAGGAGACGATTGTCTTCCGACATGCCGATTAGCTTCACCAACGCTTCCATAGCATGTGGATACATGTGTTCACGTAAATAGAGTCCCGCGTTCACCGACCAATGATGCCATTCGCGGAATTCCTCATGGGTTTCAAACCAGCCTTCACAGGCGAAACCGTAATCGGTTGGCTCGGGAGCGTCGAACGGTTTCTTTTCCAACTGGCTGATGCAATCCTTGAGTGCATCCGTATAGTCTACGAGCGTGTTGTCCAAGTCGATGGCGATAAGCTTATGAGTTTTTCCTTTTTCGGGCGGATATTGTTCCTCGTCCAATCCAAGCATGTGCAAGAGGTCGAGGAATGTTTTACATTTCGGCAGTGGTTTGCCGTCTAGTTCGGCGTGGATGATTGGGTCGTCATTGGATGGGAGTGGACAGTTTCCCGACCAGAACAGTCGGTGTACTTCGTTAAGTGTGTCGAACTCCCAATTGATGTGCTTTCCATCACAGTTGATGGACTCGAAAGTGAGCATGTTTTTGTCCTTTCAAAATATGTGGACATGCCCACTATAGCATAATCTGGTTCTCAAACCCAAGGATTCCCCACACCCAGCAACAGGTTCAGTGGCATCACAGCCGAAATCCACCTCACCGTTCGCATAGCATTCGATATCGTTCAACTCATCCTGCATGTCCACCAGTTGCGTCAACTGTTCCACAGCCGACCGACAACGATTACAGGAGTCACGAATGTATCCGCGAACACGCGGATATTGACGGTAATGCAATCGAGGGTTCACGGTCAGCTCGTCATCATCCAACACGTCCAACAAGTCGTTGTACACGTCCAACAGGTGGGAGAGCGTCTGCGTCATGGAATCGGTCATATCCTCATCCCTGTTCACGTATTCGCCAATATCGTGAACCGTCTCCTCCACCATGGTCACACACTGGTCGAGCATGTACGCGTCACGTTTGAATCTACGGAACGGAAGCATTCAGTCGTCTTTCCTCTCTCGGTTTCTTTCCAACCGGTATTCGGCAATCCACAACGCCGACACCACAATCCACAATACGCAGGACAGTCCGTCAAGAAAACCCCATTTGCCTATGAACAGGCAGATTTCCAATAAGGTCACCAGCAGTGAGCACGCTATCGTTCCCAAACGAATCCAACGGGGAGCGTAATCCTTATCGGGATGTTTGCGGGCGCGTCTCCTGTTCACTGTCCATACTATCGTTCCGACGACAAACAGGAGGAACGCGACCACATACATCGCAGTCAACACGTCGAAGACACCCTGCTCGCTCATTCCGAAGAGTCACCCAAGTCGGAACCGTCCAAACCGTCGGACTTATCATCCCAGCGGATAAGAAACAGCCAGATTAACGCGGTGACAATCCAAATAAGTCCGCACATGCCGGAGCTTACACTACCGAACCGGAAGCACCGAAGGAACTCCACGACGGCTGTCATAGTGGAGAATCCCACACATCCAACTCGGACACATCTTGCGACCTTACGTCCCAACAGGTGGGGATGTTGGACGGAGAGGAAGAACAGGAACGACAACAGTAGTGTTACCGAGGAGAACGCCACCACCATAAACGTCAAGACATGAAGCATCACCGGTCATCTCCCGAAGCGCCGTCGTTGAAACGTTCCTTGGCCTTGCGGAATGTTCCCTTCGTGCTCTTATGCCACAAAGAGTCATCCCAGCTTTCCACCGGCATGGAAAGATATGCTTTGTCGTCTTCGATAAACATGTCCACGTATGGCGTATACGTGTATGAGCTGACGATGCCCGGCAGAGGGTCGGGACGCCATTCGAATTGGCGGAGCATCCTCCATACTTCAACATTGTTCTTGCATGGCTTGTACACGCCGTTCATGGGCATGAGCCAGTAGCCTTTCAAATCACCTTTGCCTTGGATGGTCAGGGTCTCCTTGGACATGACGGCTTCAACTCCTTCGACGGTTCGCTTGCCATCCGCGTCCTCCTTCCACGCCAGACGGACATGGTGGATGTTTTCGAACCATTCCTCCAGTTCGCGTTGACGCGCGTATTCACGGCAGTCCTTGCGCAGTCGGTTCGCCACGGTCGGATTGTCGCTGGTCAGATATGTTTGCCGCATGACGGCTACCTCCTAGTTTTTGCGGAAAATATGTTTCAGGGAATGGGTCAGAACGTGACGTTCGGCAATCCCACCGATTGCAGGAACGGGAACCAACTGTCGAAATGCGGGCTGACAGACCACCAGAACAGCAGAACCAAACCACCCCAGAACAACAGCATGTTCAACAGGCGCAACGGCAGGACGCCCTGTTGCAGACGCCAAGACAATACGAGCACGTTCCAAGACACCGGCTTGCGTTCCCGCTCCCCACGCCACAACAGCCAGCACAGTCCGTTCATGACCATCCACGCGACAAGCAGAATCACGGCGAACATCATGCTCGCGGGAGCGTAGGCGCTGACGGTTCGGACGGTCTTCTGCCACTTGTATCCGGCCTTCTGGACGACGTTCCCGTTGGCGGTGCTCAACTCGGCGGGAATACCGTCGGAGACGTTCGCCCAATAGGAGAATTGCGCTCGGACGATATACCTGTGTTTGATGCTCTGGTCGGCCCATACGCTCATAGGATGGCAGGTCGTCAACGTCAATTCGCGGGAGTCCGGGTTCGCGCCGTCATTGTTCAACACGCTCACGTCGGTCGGAGTAGTGACCCAACCTTCGGTCATCTTGTACACGTACCAGTGTTCGGCAGTTTGGATGACGATGGCGTCACCCGTCTGCAACCGGTCGATGTAACCCAAGTCGCCGCCGGTGCGATGCCCGGCATAGGCGCTGTTGCCTACGGCTCCGGGCATGACGGTCTGCTCGTAATGTCCGATGCCCTGATTGTCCAACACGATTTGGTCGGTGCCCTGTTGGATTGCACGCTTCCAACCGGATTCGATTTTCGGAATATACATCCAGCCGATTACCTGCGCGTGAGTCGGGGTGCCATCCACCGGCACTTCGCCCGACTGTGGTTTGGCTATGCGGGTCGTATCCAAGTCGATGTTCTGGTTCAGGCTGACCCTTTTTGAGTTTGCGACCTGAGTGTGGATGGAGTCCAAGTCGTGTCCGAAGAACATCCAACCGATTTGGGCGATGAGGATTATGACGATGGTGAATATGATTCCGATGGAGCATTGGAGCATATGTTCACCGGTGGAAACCGTGTTGGCTGGTCTGCTTCCGTGTCGGGCGTGGCTTCCTTTGCTGTGTCTGCCTACATGGTTGGAACCATTGTCGGGTTTTGGGGTTTTCCCGTCGATGATTTCAGTCCAGTCGGGCAGCCTGTTCGGGGAGCCGTTTTCCATGCTTTCGTTCCTTTGACAGTTTTGGTTCGTTGCGGACATATCCAGTTTAGCTGGTTTTTTTGGGTGAGGACTTTGGGCGAAACTGTTTTTTACGGTTTGGCGAAAAGCTCTTTTTCTTGTGTAAACTATTCCACTATAGCATACGAAGTATCTGGTTTCGAAAGCATTGAGACGCGTCGGAGAAAAATCGTAAAAAATCATTTCATGTTTTTTGAATCAAACGATTTTTCGTTTTTTAGAGCATTTAGAAATTCGGTACCACAAATACTTATGTATACTATTGTATCTATTGTATACTATTGCCAGTGCCCTTAGACCTACTCCCACAAGGGATTAGAGCATCCAAGTGCCTGAGAATGTAAGACTTCTGCCCGAGAATGTAAGACTTCTGCCCGAGAATGTAAGACTCTTGACTGAGAATGTGAACAGAAAAATCTGATTTATAAAAAAATATTCCAAAAACCCATTAGAATAAAAATAAAAACCTCATCCCGTATGCACCGAGATGAGGTTAGTATCGGTCAACAATAAAGGAATTCCGATAGCATGAACAAGGATATCATCAACCCCAGCAAGAAGACAATAACCTATGCGGCCACCCTCTCATCAGTGGTCTCCCTGCTTCCAGTGGAAGAGCCTGATGTACCTTATCTGAACCGGAGCAACGGAATCGTGTCCATAACGACGACCCCAAGGAAAGGGCAGTGGGCTTACGGAAAAATCCCCCGTCTATTCCTTCTGTATGCCCAAACCCTCATAAAAGAGGTGTCCCCGATGGTTGATTTCGAAAACAGGACAATCCATTTGGACGAAACATTTAATTCGTTCTGCAAGAACACGGGAATCGCGGCCAATGGACAACGGGAGCAGGTGACCCGCATGTTGGAGAATCTGGGGAGCACTGTCTTTCAAGTGACCAATTGGTTCAAGGACGAACAGGGCAGAACTGTCCATGATGCCATCGTTTTGGCGTGAGGGTACACCGTCCTTCAGGGCGGTGGGGAATCACGC